TAGGACCTTTTTTATACGATAGAATTTCTGGATCTTTTTTTGAAGATTTGGACGTGGAGGAGTTGGACGTAGTGCGACTTCATACTGCCTCGGGTTCTGAAATCTTGCGACAAGAGGCTAGTAAAAACTATCTGGTATACAACCTTGCTATACCTTCTGATTCTTTTCTTTTTTGGGACCTGTCTCAAGGAAGGCTAAACTTTCGAAGATCCACCTCTTCCTTTGTTGCGGTGTGCAACTCTGATGGGAAGTTTCACCTTCACTATAGCTGCGTTCCTGAACTAGCGCCTATCGACGGATTTGAAGGCTGGAGAGTTCAGGTGACTCCTGAGCATGACACTTACATGGTGGTGCACCTAGACCCTAATCCTCTGCTCTCTCCCTTCACGCTCAGGGCTCCGGGAGCACCTGCACCACCTCCACCTCCTCGTGGGGGTGTATTTCTTCCTGCAGGCGTTACCACTACTGTGAACATAGACTTTCCTGTTGGATCCGACCCCATACAGAAAATACATGTTTTATTTGATTCCCCTGGTAATCCAGGGGCTACAGTTGACATGGGAAGCTGGGAGATAAGAGGACTTCAAACCGTTGCTTTCATATCTCACGTAACAATAGCAAAAGTTTCTGGAAGAAACGTGTGGGCCAGTAGCTCTGCTCTCGCTAAACCTTATTGGCTGAGACTTACTTATCTAGAGGTTCAAACAGACCTGTATTCCAGATTTAATGGTGGTCTCTTGGCCACCTAAGGTATTTTCAATGAGAAGAATACTACTAGCTGCACCGATAACTCTCGACCTACTAGAGTTCGAGAGACAAGTATTTATAGAGGAAATACTCAAGAGGACTCAACTTCTTTTTGGGTCTGTAGACTCCGAACTGTCCCGATTTGGAATCGTAGACAGGTCAGACCCAAGAACTTCTCTACCGTCAGAGCTTACACGACCATTGGTTGTTAGTATAAATGCAGTGGATCCTGCCACTGTTGACGTAAGTCCAGGAACTGCCGTTTTCTCAACAGGAGAAATTATTGCCCTGGAGTCTGGAGCTAGTAGAATTTCTGTGCCAGGAGGTATAGGTACTAAGAGTGTGGTGTACCTTCGTTTTTCTGAGGCGGAGTTGGGCCCTCGTCTTACTAGATTTGACACCTTAGCCAACACCTACGTAGATTTTCTTTCTCTAGATGCCGAGTACGTAGTGGCCACCACACGTACTGCCTACGAGTCCCTTACCGCAGAGGAACGGTCTCTTACCATCCCTCTTGCCCACATTACTGTTCAGGAAGTAGTTGCTTCAGGCGGCGGCACGACATCTCAGCTTGTTATTGACATGACAAGCGAGCAGCTTGTATCTAACCGTCCTTGGTTCACTCCTGTGGACATAGAGCATCGCAGTTTTATAGGATCTGGTGTAGCATCGGCCTCAAATCCTCACGGTATTTCTTTAAACGATGTGTCGGCCTCCGCCTCGTCCACCTTGTTCCAGCTACATCTTGACCATGGAATGATAGTATCCAAGGATAAATCCTTATCCAAGGTTCCTGGAAAGATCTGCGAGGAAACTATTCTTGCTGGGGCTATTTCTGTAGACACTACAGGATCAATGACTGGCGTTCGGGATGCCATTTACTTTGAGACCGATAAGTTTCCAACTCAAATTCTCCGAGCTACTGACCCTCAATTTTTGTTGGACTACGCGCCAGTTCAACTTCCACGAAAAAACGTAGTATTTTTGCTTCCCAACGATCAGTACATACCTAACACAAACATCGTCATATACTACATGACTACGGATGCGGTGGAACCTCCTACAGGAGTGCCACTTACTAGCCTAGAGTTCAAGCAGCCTGCGGACAGAGAGACCATTATATCCGGAGGATTCGTAGTAGACTCCGTGGTTAATCCAGATTTTACGTTTGAAGATGTAGGTCCCATACCGCAGAGATTTATAGTGTATTTGAACGGTGAAGGGATTCTTCAACGTTATCCTCAAACCTGTGCCTGCTACATGCGTCTTACTGATCTTGGATTTACTCTCAGGTCCTTTGACCAGGATTTAAGAGGCCCTGCAAGACTTAAATTGGCTCTACAGAATGCCGTTCTTAGTGCTTCACTAAACGTTCAGGTGCAGATCACAGGAAGAGATGCTTCCGGCTCTATTGTGACCGAAACTGTTACATTTGACGACACCTGGGTCAATAATGTTTCTGGGTCCTGCACGGAAGAGCCCCAACAATTTAGGTATACCGTGAATGAGTTTACCACTATCAGTAACTACATTGTCACCAACAATGTAGATTCTGGGCCGGATGCTGCGCTGGCTATATATGGTGACATTACTCCAAGAGGAACTCCAGAGATTGCAGACGTTCTGCCTGTAGTAGAAATTGTATGGGATGGACTTCAGGTGTGCGACCTAGAAGACATACGGCCCATAAATACCACAATGCACCTTCCAAGGGTCACTAAGCACTCCTCTGGTGCTTTGGCCCTGTCTGAAGGGACTCTCATATATAGGCCTGGATTTTTGTTCAACTTTTGGGTGGAGGATTTTGACCACCCGAAGTTTGTGTCAACACTATTTTCTGACACTACTACTTCTCCTTCTCTTCCATCTACTTCTACCTCTATGCGTAAAGTGTTTGAGGGATTGGATAGATTTGACACTTATGTTGGCAGACCTATTGCTGTTCGACCCCACGACAGTTCTCCCGTCGCTATAAGATTTACTCCCATCGAGCCAGACAGGGACTTTCAGCTTTTTGCTCGCTACTTTGACGGCACAGGAGCTTGGTCTGACTGGGTGGACCTTGGTGGATTTGTTCTTCCAGGCTATACCATAGACCTTTCTGGTGCAACATCTCCGCTCATAAAATGGCAAGTTGTTGTGTCGGGACAGTGTCAAGGTCTTATCACAACTTACATTACTGACGGACCTGGAGCAAGCGCTGCCTCTTTCGTGTTTGACGTTGGTGTGTGGGACAACGGAACGTTTACTTGATGGTGTTGCATGTCAAAGAAGATTATACTCAATGATAATGAAGTAGTCACCAACGAGGACGTGGCCAGTGCTCAAGATCTTCGTGCCAGGGATTTGAACAGAGTCCTTGAGGGGTGGTTTCTGGCCTCCCTTGGGGACGGACCTTCTACCGCAGGAACAGTAGAGGGAGGGGCGGTTGTATCCGGACTAAGCCTCACTCGAAGTTCGTCCAATCTTTCCGTTGGAATAGGCAGGGGAGTAGCTGTTTTCGGTTTTGGTGGTTCCTCTATAGAAAATGACAACATATATCAGATGTCCTCTTTGGAGAACCCTGTCTCTCTCGGGTTTTCTCCCGCTCCCGTGGTTGGACAAACTCGTTACGATATCATAGAGTGTTCAGCGATTCAGATAACAGAAACAGAGAGTCGTAACGTTTTAACTAGTCTGGGCCCAACTCGTAGGCTGGTTCCTACTGTAGTCCCAAAGATACTCAACAACACTTTGACGCTAAGAGTTAGACCAGGAGTAGCAGCTTCTTCTTCCTCTGCCGTCGCTCCTGCCTTGCGGCCGGATCCTTCCTGGATTCCTCTTTATGTTGTGGGAATTTCTGGCGGATCTTTGACTACCTCTGCCTTGGCTATTTATGATGTAAGAAGGTGGGTAAGCCAGTTTCAATCTGCTGGCTTGCTTTCCGCTGCAACTGATGGCTTCCGATCTTCTCCTCATGTTTACTTGGCCTCTGGCAGCAATACTATATTGGTAGTGAGTCCCAATGAGGTTCGTATAGCAGGCTATACTTCTTTGTTGGGTAGTTCCTTTTTTTCTTCTGTTCTTTCATCGCCCGCTTCTATCGACATTTCCACCAGAGTTCCTAGTGGAGTTACTCGTGTGGTAGACCAATGGTTCTACCTATACGCTGTACGTCCTAATAGAAGTTGTGGAAACGTTATTCTTACATATACACCTGATCCTCCTCCTTTTGGCGCTAATTTGCCTTATGGGACACGTACCAACCTGCCTCTTCCTGCGCCCTGGCCTGCAGATTCTACGTCTGTTGGACACTACATTGGGGCCTTTAGGATGTATACGGATGGGGGCAACTTTAGAGTACGAGATTTTCTTCAGATAGGAGGATACACTACCGTGGCACCTCTATTAGACGGAGTAAATCCTCCTGGGGCTAACTCATCTTCTTCTTTTGTTTCCATAGCGTCTCTTGCTGACGGGTCTAACCAATCTGTTACCGTAAATCCTGGAATAAGCGGAGATTTGGTAGTTCCGCCGCACACTCGCTTGGTTCGTACTCGTTGGAGGTTTAGAAACAACGCTGCTACAGAATACACCGTTTCTTTTTTGACTCAAGCGGGTTTCGTGTTTGCTTCCGGCAACTTTGACACCGGCAAGGGCCACATAGAAGTGGATGTTCCTCTCCCATCAGACGGAACGCAGCAGTTTACTATTCGAGTAGATACCAGTCCGGCGGGATCTGTTACGTCTGTAGACGGATACATATTAGGATATCACGAGGGAATAGTATGACCCAAAGAAGAATATGGAATTACGGTGATACATTTACCTCCGAAAGAGCTACTACAGCGGCATCTGCTCTCCATGACCCAGGAGTTTATCAGGGGTATGACATCACCCTTACAGACACTGACACCCTCTCTTTGGGACCTGGGTTTTTGTTGCTTCCCAGTGGGATATTGGTTGGAGAAACTTCCCCAATAGAACTCGTAATAAGTCCTCTTCCTGCTGCTCCGGTAAATTACACTATTGTTGTTCGACACTCTGACGCTGATGTGATAGGCGGACAAGCCGCCACATATTCAGTTGAGGTTGGTCTTATTTCGCAGGATTCTCTAAGTGACGGTGTGGCGATAGGTTACATTCGGTATCCAGGAGGTGCTGTTCCCCTACAGTCCTATTTTATTAGTCCTGCTCGCCGATTACCCTCAGCACCCTTTGACAGTTCACAGCTTGTTCCTACATCCCTCTTGGCACCGTTTTCTTCTTCTTGGGTTCTCTCTTCCATAGGAGTAAACACAAGCTTCTCCAACCTATACATTTCTCCCAACGCGTTTACTCGCGTAGAGACGGATGGACTTGGTCCGGTTCCTCCTGGATTTGAGTCCAGTGTTTTTGTTTTTCCTTTGGTTGCTAGAAGATTTCGTCCTGTGTCCATAGTTGTTCGTTCTATCGTTTCTCCCAACTCTTCTTTGGTACTGTCTATGTTGGATACCGACGGAAATAGTGTGGTCCTTTCTGGCTCTTCTTTGGGTCCCTCTCCCATATTTTCTGATAGAGTAGTTAGTGTGGACCCTAGTTCTGGTGTATTTACTGAGGGAAATTTGTATATTTTGCAGGTTACTACTAACACTCCCTCGTTGGAACGAGTAGACCTCCAATCCATACAAATACTCTACGACCCCCTGCCTTAATGGAGAAATTATATCATGCTTTGCGTTCTAAAGTTTTTCGAAAACTCTTCCTATTCAAAAGATAAGAAAGCACAACCTCAAACAGAGAATTCGGTGATAAGCCGAACACTGCTAAAAATAGCTGTGGTGTCTAGGCATTATCGTCAGAAGAACCCTGACAAAATGCCAAAGCATGGAGAACTTTGGAAGTGTCGTGTAGTAAAAGAGATTAACTCAGGACACAACCGGGGTTGTTTTGTCGTGGAACCCTTGGAGCAAGTAGACGATAAGTCTATACTTCACCTTATACCAGGTTGGTACGATGAAAAAATGGTTAATGGTCACCTTTTGATCATACCCCGAAAGACTGGCCCAAATTGGTTGCTTCCCTTGCTTCACAAGAGAATAATGGCTGAAGAAAGAGGGGCGTACTGCGTCATTGTGCAACTTGATGCGCTTCCCATAAGTGAAATGCCTGTCGGGGCCGACTTACCAAGTGAGTCACTACCTGTGGATATGGAATAATGAGCCTAAAAACATCCGATAAAAGTAAAGATTCCGGTGGCAGATACAGCCACATAAACTTTGTTCCTCCCTCATCTGTAGCAAATGCCGCTAAAAGGGGACTGGATCTTCGTGATAAGTTTAATAGAGGAGGCACCTCTGTAGGTATACAGAGAGCTAGAGACTTGTCGAACAGGAAAAATCTTTCTCCCTCCACCGTTAAGAGGATGCACTCGTTTTTTGCACGTCACTCCGTAAACAAAAGGCCTGGCTGGTCTAAGCCAAGTGACCCTTCAAATGGTTACATTGCTTGGATGTTGTGGGGAGGAGACCCTGGTCGTTCCTGGGCTTCTAAGGTGGTGAAGCAGATGGAAGCAGCTGACTCCAGTAAAAAGTCTAAAAAGAAAGCCAGTCTTTCTGCGCGACTGGCTTCCGTCTCCGCCAAAACACACCAGCTTGCTAGGCTATCTTCTCTTTTTGACGAGATTTTATGATTTACCACAAGTATGGCATTGTACAGTTTGACGGGGTTAGGGTTGGAGATTTGGTTCGTTTTGTCTCCTCGCCTAAGATAGGACAGCCTGGTCTAATCCTGAAACCCAGAAATGGAACAGAGGCCAACGCAGTGCTTAGAAGAGTTCACGGATCTCAAGGGTACGTTGAGCTTGTTCCACAGACTAATCTAAACTTGAGTGCACACTCAGAAGCTGGTGCCGCCTCTGGCATCAGTGTTCCCCTTAGAGTATCTGCTGGAGGGGTGCTGAAAATATCATGACTCGGGAGGAAGCCGAACTGCAGTGGGAAACACTATCGTCTTCTCTTTCCGCCAGAGAGGCTCTCTCCTATCCCAAGATAGTTCACATAAAATCTAATGATTCTTATATTGTTAGGATAGTTCTTCACCCAGACGAGCAACACTTAGAGTCTCACTACCCTAATATTTCGTTTTCTCCTTGGTCTGCTCCCTCTGGTTCTCCTTACGTACGAAGAACTCCAAGAACACCCTCACAAAACACTGATGACTTCGGCTTCTACCCAAGTTCGTCTCGTAGACATCATGACGGGCCTTCGCAGTCTCCTGATATAAACCCCGCATACCCTGGCCTTAGACGTATACCTGAGCTTCAGGACATAGTTAGGAAAGTAGCAATGAGACCGGATCTTCGAAGCAGACTAGCAAAAGTAAAGCAGACCCTATCTAAGATGGCAAGGGCGGGTAATGGAGGCTTCAACAAGGAGTCCGAATATTTGGTGTCAGAGCTGCTGGACCAACTAAAAAAGGACGGCTACACTGGAAGGCACAAGATTACCAGGTTAACTAAGAGTCTACAGTCAGCTATGAAGGCAGATGGGTATAAGTTCTGAGGTAATCAAGTATGAGCAGCTTAACTCCAGAAGGGTCTATCGATGTTCCTCAACTTCCTGTAGTGGATCTTATTACGGGAAGACCGGGCTCCAAGGAAGAACAGGTCACAGAGAATGACATGTACTACGCCCAGTACAATTGGAGAGCGGTCAAGTTGTTTAGATTGGATCCTGACAGGCGCAAGGACTTATGCACACTCCTTACGTCCCTCACTAAGAAATTGGCTTCTGACTTGGTAGATTCAGAAGCCTACGCTCTTTGGTCAAAGGTAGCTAAAGACCCTACTTATATTGATTTTGTGTTCGGTGCCAAGGACGAAGAATGAAACGAGAAGCCAACGTGAAGAGTCAGTATAAGGAAGAGTTCCTTTATCAAGGTTCTTACGGTTCTGTGTTGTACCTTCCACGCGTTGATGTACTTACCCAGCTTTCCTTAGACCCGTTTCAGCTATCAGAAGCATACAAGCAAAAAAAGGTTCGAGATAAGGCTAAGTCAAAATCTACATCTAAAAATGAAGTAGATTTTGGGGTAGGCGAAGAAGAGGATGACGAAGACTTACTGGGGGATGCTCTGGAGTCCTCCTACTCCGGGACTACAATTCAAGTTCCTGTTCCGCCATCACCCAACGAGGCCATGATAAATCCCCGCACCAAGAAGAAATTTCCTCTTGGGACGGACAAGGATCCAGAAACAGGAGAACCTCTTCGAAAGATAGATTCGGTACTTCAGACCAGATCTATACGAAACCAGATAATATACTCAGACCCGGATCATGGAATAGTATATTACGTAGATAAAGACGGAACAATTAGCAATGTTCAGTTGGGACATCTTTTACCTTTGTCCTCTAATAAGAATCTCATACTGTCTACTTTGGACGTAAAAATTCCAGTAAAATCAAAGTTCACAGATGCGTCTGGGTCATCAAAAACTTGGGCGGCAGACCGTATGGAGTCGCTATTTTTTGTGGATCCCACAGACAACACTCCAGAGGCGAGTGCTAAAAAAGAGAGACTTCAAGCAAGAACGTCAACCAATATAGACAGCAGCTCTGGCGTTCCTTTGTTTATGTATGCCAAGAGCCCTGACTTTAGGGAATTCGTTCATTCTGAGCTTCGCTCTTTAGAAGAGCGCTACAAGAGAGGCTCGTTAGCAGTACGTCCACGAGGTAAAGGAGCCAAAAACTCCGTTCTCGGTGAGTACTACGCACAGCTGATAACTGCAGTTTTGTTTGCGGACAAGTACGATTCCATGTTTTCTTCCTTGCAGGAAGAAGAGGCTTCGCTTCTTAAGGTAGACCCAAAGGATGCTCCCAAGATACCTCACATAAAGCCGGATACTCGGTTCTTGCCTCACCAGGCTTATTCTTTGGCTTTCCTCAAAGAGAGGAAAGCTGCAATGATAGACGCTGACCCCGGAGCTGGAAAAACTCTGATGTTGTTGGCAGATGTTTTGGACAAAATGAACAGAGGCTTGGTTCAACGTCCTTGCATAGTGATGCCAAACTCTCTTCTGTCTGACCAAAAAAGAGAGCTTGAAGAGTGGACCAGAGGCACTATCAACTTTATAGTTATCAACACTGATACCGTAAAGAGAAGCGATCCTGAGGCTGGAACCTTTGAAAAGGGAGTACGCAAAGGTCTTCAAAAAGAGGGAAATAAGTTAAAAGGTCTTCAGGAGCTAACCAAGATTATACGGTCTGCTCCAAAAAATACAATCATACTGACCAGTTACGATTGGCTTCGTGGCGGAGAAGATGATAAGATAGAAACCGCTTCGGGAGTCAGATACAGGAATCCCAGTTGGCTCGTCACCAGGATAGGCATAGACATGCTGGTTCTTGATGAGTCTCACGTTGTTCGGCTAAACTCCGGCGGAGAAGCATCTGGTAGGGCGGAAGCTATTCTTCAGATGTCTTCCTTGGTTCCTTACAAGAGATGTTACTCTGGAACCGTAGCGCCCTCTTCCCCAGACGACCTTTTCCTCCAGATGTCGTTTTTGGACCCTTCTGTTTTGGGGAATAGAAAGGGGTTTTTGGAGAAGTACGCACTTTCGGTGACGCGGTCCAAAAAGGTGGAGGAGTTCAAGCCCGGAGCCATCAAGCAGATACGAGATCTTGTCTCTCGTCGCGTTGGGGTATCTATCCGTAGAAGTGCGTGGCTTAGTGAGCTTCCTTCCATAAAGGTAAATTACCATAAGGCCACTCTAACCGGACCACAGCGCATAGTGTACGAGAGGCTCCTGGACAGGATTATTAAGGAGGAGCTTTTAGGCGAGCTGGAACCTGGAACAATAGGTTTAGAGCTTCAAAAGGCTATGAAGGACCAGTATGCCTCAAATCCTCTTGCTCGCGACAAGATTGCGCAGTGGCAGAAGCCATCTTCTGCCTCGTTTACCTCTTACGACAAGGAAGTTGGAGAATTTGTGGAGATGGAGTACTCCTTATCAGGAGATGATGAGGACTCTAAAGAAGTAAAGAAGGAAAGAGAGAATCTTCTTCAAGAAGTGAAGATGGATCAGGCTCTCCTCAAGAGCTTACAGGATCCTTCTCGCGGGTTCGAAGAGTGGAAATCTCTTGGTGGAGGAAAGGGTTCTGGAGAAGATTTGGCTTCTGCCTTCAAGTCTGCTCAGCAAAGAGTAGCAAAGCTGTGGCAGAGATACGAAGCCATACAAGGGGAAGTAGATGACGCTCCTGAGGTGGAAGATTTTAAGCCTCTTCTCACTAAGTTTATCGCTATTGATAAGTTCTTGAACTTTCCACCTTCTGACGAATTTGGTCAGCACTTCTTGTTTGATGAGGAAGATAGGACTAGTCCTAAAATTAAGGTGATAGATCGACTTCTTGCTAGTCATTTTGCCGACCCTAACAATGGTAAGGTGATCATATTCACACACTACCAGGACGTAGCCCGACACATATCTGAATCCATTCAGATGTCGTCAAAAGCTGTTTTTTATAAAGCAGGAGAAACCAAGGCCCTGGCTAGGTTTAAGAAGGATCCTTCTGTACAAATATTGGTGGCGGTGGAGCAGTCCATCCAGGAGGGACAGAACCTTCAGATGGCTAACCGCATTATTCGAGTGGACCTTCCTTGGAACCCAGGTAATTACGAACAGTCTATAGCAAGAAGTTATCGACTTCCTCCTAAAGATCCAGATGCAGCTCGCTATTCCACTGTCTATGTGGACCTGGTTTTGTGCGAAGGAACTGCGGAACTTACTAAGTTTGCTAGGATGGTGTCCAAGATGCACGCTGTAAGGCAATTGGTATCTGGATATTCCTCGTCCTCTCGGTTCAAGCTAGTAGGCATGTCTCTGCAAAATATGCAGATGTTCAATACGTTTGCTGCTGTGCAGAGACACATTGATGCCTTCAAGGAAATGAGAGATTACGAACAGGAAGAAGCTCGTCTTGCGCCTAAGGTTTTTGGCACCGAATCCTTTTCCCTCGCAACTGGAGAGGAAATGGAAGGGTCGGATAAGGTGGAGACTCCATACGTTGACTCCGATCTTGAAAGAGGACCCTGGAACGTAAACCCTTCTAAAATGAGCAAGGGGATTATAAACCCTCGTGTATCCTACTTTAATGGAGCATACTGGCTTCTTCTTGAGTACATCAACGGAATGAAGTTCGTATTAGAGGGCTTTGAGAAGATGGAGACTGAGGGAGTACTGTATCACCCTTTCTCTACCCCTAGAGATGCCTTGCAGCTGCTTTCTGACATACGGGAAAAGGGGATATACGTTGCCAACCAACAGTCTTTGCTCCCAAAGATAACTGGAAAGGTTCCTGTCGACCCTCGCTTTCCACAGTCTAAGATAGACTATTCTAAGCTCGTTACCACGGCTTCTGTTATCACCGCATCCAGTTTGGACGATATTCCCAACTCCAGGCCAGGAGATGCTACGACCAAGCAGATTCTAGCGTACAATCCTTCGCAGGATCAGCTTAGGGCAGCCCGTAACCTGCTCTCCAAGTCTGGCAAGGAGGTAGCTGATGTGCATGTCCTCGCTGCGGCGAAGATGCTCGGTTTGTTTAACATCGATCCCGCTTCTGTAGATGTGAGAAACTTCTATAAGAAGACCTTTAGGTTCACCATATTCAGCCAGAATAAGAAGATTCTTCAAAATCAGCTGTCTTCTGTCGTGGAAACCACATCTACCCCAGGTCAGCAGGCCCCTTCCCCCGTGGAGGAGGATTCTTCTATACCAGGTATAGACGAGCCTCCCTCTGCGGTAGGCATCCCAGTTAATTTGGATGTGGCTGTGATGGGTACGATCAGAGGAACCCGACTAGTCAGGTATCCTGTGTTTATCATCTCCGACACCTCTTCTTTCTTGGCTCCTGGTCTTATGGATAAAGCTACTGACATATTGCGTGGAATGGGCTTTAAGCATCAGGACACCAGTATGAGGTGGCTCCTTCTTGGTGAAACCAAGGCTCAGGCCAAATCTAGCCTTTCTGATTTTGCCAGGAAGGTTTACATATGGTATACAATAGGAAATCCGGACAGTTTCTTGTCTGACATGAAATCCCTGGGAATGAGTGATTCGGATATCGAGGATATCTTCCCCAGAGAAGACTTCACTGCCATGCTTCGAGCCGCCTCTTTGATGCACTCTTTTCCTGAGTTTAGCGGCTTGACTCGATCCATATTCTTAGACAAACTCTGAGGTATGGGGTGTAACTGTAGAAGCGGACGACCTAGTCCTTCTGGATTTCGTAGGGCCTCCTTGCCCGTCTCAACGCCACGTAAGTCCTTGTGTGTTACTCTGGAGGCGGAGGGAAACAACCTAACAGTGACTGTGTCAGACGGTCGTTTGTACTTAAATCCTCCCTTTTCTACTTCTTTACCCGTGTCTTCTTTGCTATCCAGCCTAGGGTGTTCAGGTCAATTTGCCAAGGCACTCCTTTCTGCCGAAACTAAACTAGCTTCCATCTATTCTTCAACGGTCACCAAAGATAGATTTATCTCTATTATTCCAGGGACTAACCTAAAATTTGGTTTCCTAAGAGACGTTCTTCGTTCTTTCTGACTGTGTAAATGAGTCACGATGCGCAAGCTGATGACACAGGACCCCGTGTACTGTTCTGGGTGTCCTCTGTACCGAAACAGTGGCCATAAGACTACTTACGTACCCACTGACGTGTACTATAGTGAGGTGGGCGAGGACGAGGAAACTCCTAAAGTTGACGTCCTGGTTATAGGAGAGTCCGTATCACGTGTAGAGGACAATGTAGGTCTTCCATTTGCTGGCGACGCAGGGGCAGAGATAAAAAGCGCCTTAGCAAAGGCTGGGATTACAGATTCGTTTGCTTTATCCAATATCGTCAGATGTCGCCCAACTGAGGATGATGGATCTAGTCGTGACCCATCCTTGGAAGAGGTCACAGCCTGTTCTAACTATGTCAAGAAGGACATAGAGGCCCTGCAGCCTAAGATAGTCATATACGCTGGTACGCAGCCCTTGCAGGCCCTAAACCCAAACCCTTCGTGGCAGGGAAAGGGCGCTGGCTCTCTCAGTGGACAGATCTATAAAAGTAACGGAAAAACCCACTTAGTAACCGTTCACCCGTCCTCTTTTATAAAATCTCAGAACGGACCTCGTCGAAGGAAATTTCACAGGCAAATAAAATCAGTTCATTCCCTCTTGACCGGAGAGGAGACAAAGTGGTCAAGGAAGGGCAAGGTAATTGTATGTGACACCAAGGAGAAGGTAGACGAAGCTATATCGTTTTTCCTTTCCGAATGTACAAAACCTGTTGCTTTTGACTTCGAAACCCAGAATCTGAACTTGGTGGCCAGTAATAAAGTCGCCACATTGCAGTTGTCTGCAGACGCAGACTTAGCCTATGTGTTTCCCCTTCAACACTGGGACTCTCCATGGAAAGATAGGGCCGAACTCAACTATGTGAGAAAGAGGCTTAGGAAACTATTTTCATCAAAGTCTGTTAAGTTTCCTTTTTGGATAGCTCACAACTCTCAGTTTGACATATCAATAGCCATCCGATTTTTTAGGCTCTCTGGCTTTGCCAAGCCCGTCATCGATACACAGTTTTTGGCTTATCTTCAAGACGAAAACCAAGTAGGTTCAGACGATAACAAGGGGTCTAGCGAATTCAACGCTTTTCGACTGAAGGACTTGGCGCGAGAGCTTCTTGGCTTTTATTTGTACGATACTGAACTTTCTGACGCTATGGCTGCACGCCAAGGGGCTCAGGGGGGAAGTTTGTGGGACCTATCTCTTGACCGACTGTCAGAGTACGGTGGGACTGACGCTTACATTACTTTCCGTTTGTTCTATTACTACAAGAGGTGGCTGGATAGACAGGGATATTCTTCGGCCTTGAAATTCGCCCTTAGATGGTACGGGAGAATATCCTTTCTCCTGTCCAAGATGACAATGGCAGGATTTCATGTGGACAAGGAGCAGTTAGACTTTCTCTTGTCTGACTCGTCCCCCATTATTACTCGTTTAGATGAGATTCCAAAACTTCTTGCGGATTCTAAGCAAGCGAAGGTGGCCAACGACTTAGTCCTGGGAGACGATCCTAGAACCAAAGGCATGCGCCCACTTTTTGGAAAAAAGCCATGGGTATTGGACCTTGATAAAAAGTTACACAAGGTTCATTTCTTTGTGGGGGCCTGTGGGTTAGCTCCCCTATCTCACGGAAAAGACGGCAAACCTAGCATTAACAAAGCTTTCTTTGAGGAGTACGAAGACCATCCTCTTATAGCACTCTATCAGGAGTACTCTGGGCTCTACAAGCTAAGGAGTTCTTACCTTAATAGTGTAGGTGATATTCTATTTTCTAAGCCAGATAATTCTGCTGACGGAAGAATTCATGCTGGGTTCCATGCCATACGAACTGTTACTGGGAGGCTAAGTTCGTCCAACCCTAATCTTCAGCAGCTTCCTAAGGGAAACCCTTGGACTGCTAAGGCATTCATTCGTTCCATGTACGGTGCCAGACCAGGATACATGCTCATCGAGTGTGACTATGGTCAGGCTGAGGTTCGTTGGTGGGCACAGATTTCTGGAGATACACAGTACGCTTCTCTGTTCTCCGACATGAAGGCGTTGAGGGAAGAATACAAGAAAACTGGTGATCCAGTTCTTGGAAAAAGAGTGGCAGAAGAATGCGACATTCATCGTAAGGTTGCTGCCATCATGTTCAGGAAGCCTCTTGCTTCGGTAACAAAAGACGAGAGGAAAAAGGCAAAGAGTTTGTGCTTCGGTGCCGTTTACGGCCAGCATTACAAGACCCTGGCTTCACTGCTTGGCATCACACCAGACAAGGCGTTGGAGCTGCAGGACACCTTTATTAAGGAATTCCCCCGCGCAGGTAGATGGCTAACTGAAATTGAGGATTACGCTAGACTCCATGGTGTGGTGTCTAGTCCTATGGAAAGGCGCCGTCACCTTGCTGACCTTTTTGCCTTGGATGAAGGCGCAGGTTCTAGAAGGGCTCGAAACTCTCCCATTCAGGCTGTATCTTCTGACACTACTGCCTTGGCTGCGTGGAGGATCATGCGGTGGATAGAAGAGAACAATAGGCCCTATCATGTGATAAACTGTGTGCATGACGCCATCACTCTTGAGATTCCTATAGACTTGGCTATGGCAGAAGAGGCGGTCTGGCTCTTCAATACTATGATGGTGGATACTATTCCTGATTTCTTGAGGGAAGAGTTCGGTATCAAGATGATTGTTCCTATGGAAATAGACTTCGATTTTGGTGTACGCTGGGGGCATATGCTAGGGTATGACGGAGTGGCCTCCAAGCTGCCCTCTCTCGTTCAGTCCTGTTCCGATTGGAGCGCTGAGCTTGCTGCCGGAACTCCTTGGCACGAGATAGCCGCGAGAGAAGCTGTGTTTCAGGATCCGGAAAGAAAGGATGCTGCTGCATGACTAATGATGAGATGGACCCGAGACTAGCTCGATTATGCGAGGCAATTAGGGAACACCTACAATGTCCCGTTGCTATAGAGGATGACAAGGTTGTGGCGGGTAACTTTGCTATTTTATCCATCAACCCTAGCAATAATAAAGTAGCCGCCTCGTTTCACCGAGAATGTCATCCTCTTCTGGCTACAACTATAACCATTATACTCATCTCGTCCGTTGGATCTGAAGACACTGAGTTTCTAGAGTGTTTCATCGCAGACGTTCGTGGAGTTTTAACATTCGAAAGCGAAGCCGGGTTCGACCTTGTACACATTCAGTACCTAAGAGATTTGTTGGGGACAAGTCAAAAAAAGGTGTTTTCTTCCTAGTTTCTAAGGGTCACACATGTCAAAGTCTTACGGCGCAGACCAAATTCAGGTACTTGAAGATCTAGAGCACGTCAGAAAAAGACCTGGAATGTACATAGGAAGTCAGGATTCTGACGGAATATTTCACATTCTAAAGGAATGTCACGATAACTCTGTAGACGAATACTTGGAAGGACATGCCTCACACACTGAGATAGAGATAGACACTACCTCCCATACATTCAGAGTATTAGATGATGGGAGGGGAATACCCGTTGAAGTACATAAAAAAACAGGTGTGTCCACGCTCATCACGGTGTTTACCAGCCTTCAGGCTGGATCCAAGTTTGACAAGAACTCTTATGCGGTATCTGCTGGCTTGCATGGTGTAGGCCTGAAAGCAACTAATGCGCTGAGTAAGTGGTTGTTGGTTCGAGTCTGGAGGGCAGGCTTATGCTATGAGCAGGAGTTTTCTCGCGGCGTACCCAAGACTAGCGAGCCCACCCCTAATAAGTCACTGAACAAACGCGGCAGAACTGGAACGGAAATATCTTTTCATCCAGACATAAAGATATTCGGATCTCATAGAATAGATGTTAGTAGAGTACGCAGATGGCTAGAAGAAACGAGTCACTTATGTCCTGGACTAAAAATATCTCTGATAGTAGATGGAGCTAAGGAGGAATTCCTTAGCAAGGGTCTTTCACAGCTAGTCCTTTCCAGGGCGGACACCAGTTCTCCTCTTCATTCTCCTATATTAGTTTCTTCTCCTTCTGGTAACATATCCGCTTCCTTTCTATGGACTGAAGGAGAAGGTGACATCTGGTTTTCTGCGTGCAACGCTTCTTCGACACCAGAAGGTGGAAAGCATGTAGATGGCGCCACAAAAGCTATACAGGATGTTCTCGGACCCTACGCCAAGAAGAAGTCTGTAGACTCCAAGGACTTAGTGGATGGGCTGTGTGCTGCTGTTCAGGTGCTTGTACCTGAGCCCCAGTTCAAGAGCCAGACCAAAGAAAAGCTCCTTAATTCTGAGGTAAAGGACGACGTTTATGCTGTAGTATATCCACAGCTTAAGTCCTTCTTTGATCAAAACTCTAAATTGGCGGATAAGATCGTAGCACGCGCTCTTCACCTAAAAAAGGCCAGAGAGAGCTACAAGAAGTTACGCGCAGTTGCAGGGCAATCCACCCAGAAGAAAGACGCCAAGGGTATTTTACCCGACAAGCTCGTAGAGGCTACAAAGTGTAGAGTCCACGAACGTGAATTGTTTGTAGTGGAAGGAGACTCCGCAGGGGGCAGTGCAAAAATAGCTAGAGACCCCTACTACCAGGAGGTCCTTCCCCTAAAGGGAAAAGTTCCCAATCCTGTTCAGACATCCCCAGAGAAGCTTTTCGCGCACAGCGAGATATCTTCTTTGATGAAGGCCATAGGGGTACAGCTTGGTCCCAAAGGCAAAGGAGTGGATTTATCTAACGTTAGAGTGGGAAAGGTGTTACTGCTCATGGATGCTGACCCTGATGGGTCACACATAGCTAGTCTTGTCCTTTCCTTCTTCTGTGTTTGGTTGGGCGATTTTGTTAGAGAGGGCTACTTGTACGTTGTCGACAGCCCTCTCTTTGTTGGCGTTCACAAAGATACTCGATGGTATGCTCACTCTTTGGAGGAGTTGGAAAGAGTGTCTGGTATGAACGCTTCCAAACTTCAGGTTTCTCGCCTAAAGGGACACGGAGAAGCGGCAGCCGCAGAGTTAAGGCACTATGCTATGAACCCTTCCACTCGTAAGCTATGGTCTATATCGATGGGAAAGAACGACAAAGAGGTTATTTTATCTTTGATGGGTTCCGACTCCTCCTACCGAAAGTCCCTTCTGGGCGTGTGAAAGGAAATCTATATGCTTACTTGGTTTAAGAGGCTGAGTGCCACAAACAAGGTCATGATAGGAGGTATAGCTCTTCTTTTCTTGTCTGTAGCTATCCTACTTCCTATAGCAATTTTGACTCACGAAGAGAGCGGGCTCCTCACTGCATGTGACACCCCTAGTGGGCATCTGAACTATGACGGGGAGTGCTATGAGGTTAAGTGGGAAAAGGACCAATTTCCTTTGTCTGTTTCTATCTACACCAATAATCCACATCCTCCAGCAGACCCAGATGACGCTCTAAAGTATGCAGTAGATCTGATAAATGACAGCTTGGGGTTTACTGCTCTTGAGCGGTCCTCCTCTCCTCATGCAGACATACGTATAGAGTTCGAGGCTGCTTCTGCGGGCGGAACTTGGCTTTCAGATGCTAGTGGAGCTGTTCTACACCATAGGAACGAAGATGGCTTCCTGTGGTGCGAGGTTAGAACTTGGAATAATGGGACCGTGGAGATGGTAGACAAAGTTCTTACGCATGAATTGGGTCATTGCCTTGGGCTGGCTCATGATGATTTTCAAGGCTCTGCTATGTACCACTCTGTTGAGCCTGACGGGCCCGTCTTGTCTCGTCTTCGTATAACCGACCATGATAGGAAACTATTGCGTGCTCTCTACAGGTGAACCCTGCTCATAGTATCACTGTGGAGGTTCGTGATGATCGACTCTTACGTTTTGGTAAAAAATGCCCTTAATTCCATCTATCTTCACACCCTTAAAAACAAGAATGAAGTGAAGAGAAGTTTTAGCTGCACTTGTCTTCACTGTACTGCTTCATTTCCTTCTTCTCTGGTTTCTTTCGCAGAAGAAGGTGCCTTGTGTCCACACTGTTGCGTAGTTTCTGTTCTTGGTGACGCTTCTGGTGTGGAACTTACTCCTTCCTTGTTGAAAGAGTTGAACGAATTTTGGTTTGAACGACAGGTTCTTCCTGCTGACTTCGACTATCGATGGTTTGAACCGGAAGTAATCGACTAGACTGTTGTAGACCATTATGAACTAAGCCTAGCTTAGTTATGTTTAATATGTGACTGCCTGGGTCCTACTTCAGATTGTCCTGTCTATAGTGGTAGGAAATGCTCTGGAGTGGATACTTCACAAATATGTTTTGCATGGACTTGGCTCTTCTCCAAAAAGTTCATTGTCCTTTCACTGGATTCGTCACCACCGATTTGTAAGGCGTAATAAGTTCTCAGACCCTGACTACTTACAGCCTTGGTACGACTGGAATTCCAGAACAAAAGAGATAGCGTGTTTGGTGGGAATGTCAGTTCTTGTTCTGCCTATTTTTATGGTGGCCCCTGTTTTCTACGGGGGCCTAGTCTTTTGGACCTTTTTGTACTATAACTTACACAAGTTATCCCACCTGTACCCTTCTTTCGGAAAGAAGTATCTCAGGTGGCACTACGACCATCACATGGGAACAAATCAACACTCAAACTGGTGTGTGGTGATTCCTTTGTGGGACTACATACTAGGTACTCGTGTAAAGTACGAGGAAGACAGCAACGGTAGACTCCACGAGTCTAAAACCTACCGATAGACATTCTTCCATACAATTCTCCTTATGAAGAAGACTTCTACTACAGGTCTGATTCGTCCTGTTACTTTGGGCGATTTCTCCAAGACTTCCATGCACACCTACGGAACTTTTGTTCTTATGGATCGTGCGGTAGCTGACGTGCGTGATGGTCTCAAACCGGTTCATAGGAGGATACTTTGGGCCATGCACCACCTAAAAGGAGCTGGCTTTAAAAAGAGCGCAAAGGTTGTTGGCGACACCATGGGAAACTTTCATCCCCATGGGGACAAAGCCATATACGATACACTAGTTAATATGGTGTGGGATAGGTACCCACTGATTGAGGGACACGGTAACTTCGGCTCCCCAACAGATTCAGCTGCCAGCATGCGTTATACAGAGGCCAGGCTAACTCCTCTGGCCTCAGAGCTGTTTTCGGACATCGAAGTGGCGGAGCTTGTCTCCAACTATTCAGGGGATCGCCAAGAGCCTCTTGTCCTCCCTTCCAGGTTGCCTCTTCTTCTTCTGAACGGGTCCTCGGGCATAGGAGTAGCCTTGCGGGCAACCGTGCCCCCTCATAATCTAAGAGAGCTTGTTAGGGTTTTGGTGTACTTCATAAAGAAGGACAAACCTTCTCTTCGCACCATAGTCCAACACATGCCAGGGCCAGACTACGGGTACGGAGTCATGTTGTCTTCTCCTGAGGATGTATACTCTTTATACGAGACTGGGTCAGGGTCTCTTAACTTCCGTTGCGAATATTCCTTTGAAAGCACCAAGTCTGGGCAGGTACTCGTAGTAAAGAGTTTAGCTCCCGGATTTAACATGGGAACTTTCTTGTCTAAGATGAGAAAGTTGTCAGATGAAGGACTCATTCTTAGTTGCTCCGATGGTACTAGTGCTGATGGTGTTCGCATATACATAGAATTTGCGGACCCCGTGGTAATCAAAGAGAGAGTTCTTCCTGAGTTGCACACCACCCAGAGTTATCAATTTTATGTAGTAAAGCGTTCTGACGATTCTACTTCAAACATAGATTCTGAGACTCTTTTTTGCGGTGGTATTCTTCGTTTATTCGAGGAATTTGTCTCTTTTCGAAGGGACATCGAAAATTTACGGCTGCAGCGAGAGATGCGGATAGCTAAATCTGACTTGCTGAAAGCTAAAGCCCTACTTTCTGCCATACGTAATCTTGATAAGGTCTACGAAGTATTGCAGCAGAAGCACACCAGTACTTCTTCTCTCGTATCTAGTCTGGCAGAAGTTCTTTCTCTGAAAGAGTCCCAGGCTAAGTACATCCTGGAAATGAAGGTGCAGCAGCTTTCTAGAATGAATGAAGAGACTCAGTTAGCTAACATCTCTTCTCTCCGGGATACTCTTTCATCTATTAAGAAAGATTTAGAGAACGTAGACGAAGTAATAATCAAGTCTCTAAAGAGACTACTTGAGTTTTCTGACCCCAGAGGAACTGCTCTCGGTTACGAGGTGACCTCTCCTAGCTTGTCGATGGACAGCCCAGAGAAGTACATAATCTCTCAAGGTAGCAAGCTAACTAGACTGGACAAGGAACCTAGTCGAAGACACAAGTTTGATTTGTTGTGCTCTGCCTCCTCCTCTGTCACTGTTGTTCTCTCTAACAATGAGGCGCACATTAGATCCCTCGCCTACCTCACCGAAGAATCATTTTCACATCCTATAGTTGGAATAATACCAGATCTTCTTCCAACTCTAGCCCTTGACTCTGACGGAAAATACGCTGCGATCAGCACTCCTGACAAAGACTTTAAGGTCATACGAGGAGCAACCTCTATACGCTCTGCTGTGCCTCTCTTTCCTAGCGGAAAAGTATTGCTTACATCTTCCCAGGGATTGACAAAGTGGTACGACAGCTCTCATTTTGAGCTGACTCGTGCTTTTGTTAGAGGCAAATCGTTGTCAGGCAAAGACGAGCTTGTTAGTGTGTTGTCTCTATCCAAAGACCACTCTGCCTGCACTTCTGAAGGTAAAGCTATCTTGCCCGGAAACGACGTAGATGTTTCTACTGGGCCCATTTATGTGTTATCATCCAGCAACTTCCTCTTTGTAAAGGAGGACAAAAGAGACATTCTTTCTATCAAGGAAGCAAAAAGACTCATAGCCAGTGGGCTGGTTGAAAGGTCTTTTCCTTTGAGAGGGTATTCATGACCAAGATTTTGGGAATTACAGGGTATAAGGGACATGGCAAAGATTCCTTAGCTCATATGGTTAGAGAACAGGACTCCACTTGGCACCTTACACATTTTGCAGCGCCTCTAAAAGAAATGTCCATGAGGGTATTCAATCTCTCCAAGGAACAGGTGTTCGACGATAAAGGGAAGGAAGAATTATTTCTTGAGCCTATTTTTTTAGATGACTATCTCTCCGAGATGTGCAAAGAGACTGGGCTCAACATCCTTCCACGGGGTATGACAGCCCATTGCCCAAGGCATGTTCTTCAATATTTTGGTACAGACTACGTTAGAAGTGTTAGTTCTAACTATTGGATTGATCTTTTGGACCGACTTATATCAGTCTATGACAAGGTGATCATCTCCGACCTACGTTTCTTGAACGAAGAAAAGTATCTGAGAAGCAGGGATTCCTTCATAATTCGTGTAAGACGAGTAGACCTGCCTCGACCTACAGACCCCCACCAGTCGGAGGTAGAGATAGCTTCTCTTAGACCGGACCTAGAGCTAGGAACTGTCACAGGAAGGTTTGCTCTTCAGTACAAGGTGGCCAACCTTCTTTCTTGTCTTCAGTTCGACTCTGTACAGTGTTACGATTACAGGTCTTACGAGTACCTTTCGGACTACTATACTTCTTCCTGACATCGAACCCTTACCATACTATAGAGGTAGGAGGTCAAATGTACCTAGTATCATTTTTTGTTGTGGTGTTTTTGTTGGTTGAAGTGGTTGCTTTCTTCTATCTCAGGGCCCGCTTTGCCCAGCTTGAAGCTGCTGCCGCTGCTCTCGATCGGCTACACCGTGATTCCTTGCGTAGAAGTGAGAGCGCCGAGAGCTTGTTTTTGGAGGCTACCCTCCTATACGAAGAAGCTACTGCGATGCATAACTCTGCATCCCTGGAGATGAACTCACTTACACCTAAGTCCTTTATCTCTGTAAACTGAACCTATCAAAACAACCGGAGAAGGGACTGGGTCAAACCAGTCCCTTGATTTTTCTATGCGATACTTTTTTCTTTTATTGACCATTCTATCCCTCACAGTTCCAGCGTCTGCGCAAGACATGGAGAGTGAGACTCTTGGGCTTGCCGCTGCTATTCATCGGGTCAAGACAGGAGAATCAGGAAACGTACGTTGGTTTGAATGTGGTCGGCACCTGAGTGCTTCAGAGGCCACTCAGCGCTCTCTTGAATACGCCAAGTTGTTGATGGAAGAGAAGACTCGCAATGAGTCCTTTGACCCATGGGTAGCTATTGCTATAGCTATGCAGGAATCTTCACTAAATCGATGCGCCATATCTAGGAATGAATGGAGAGCGTTTAGTTCGTCTTTCTCTGCTCGCTATGGCCGGGATCCTGTAGAGTCGGATTTAGCCCGACTTTTAGATAATTCTTCCTGGAGGTCTTCCCTTGGTGTTTCTGCATTTGATGCTGGACTAGTCCAGTACAGATGGCCTGGAAGAGCTGCAGTGTCTGCTGGTGTAACCCGTGCCTCTAGTCTACTGGAGGCACGGGTTAGCATCCGACTTCTTGCCCACTCCTTGCAATCTTACCAAGCTGCGTGCTCTTCCATTTCTAGTTACAGAGGAGTTCATTCTGTAAACAGAAATGATGGGTCTGTGAGGGTCGTAAGGTATGATGTTCCCTGTATGGACGGCTATTGGGTTCAGCATAACAGTCCTAGTTGGTTCAACTATAGGTACTACCGAAATGTGAGTACTTGGATGACTAGGTTTAAGGAAGCTTCTTTAGCGCCTTCTCTACCTTCTAATACTGAGGAGTCTGAGTCGTGACAACACCCGAAGAAGAAACAAAGAAAATCCCATTGGACCATGAGTTCTGGGCAATAAGTGAGAGGTCTGACGCTGGCATCCCTGCTGTCGAGTTGGACATGACCACAGGGAAATACGTAGTTCTGCTCTTCTCTAGCAAGGACTCAGCCAAGAAGTATTGTTGGATCCGAAATCCTTCTGCCTCAGAGCACCTATACCCACTGACTCGTCGAACTGTGACCTTGCCTTCAGGTAAGAAGGAAGTTCAGCAGGTAGGACTCATAAAGATCGCTCGGCGTATCTTGCTGAGTAAGATGGACCATATAACTCACTTCGTAGTCGACCATCCCGGTACAAGGGGAATTGCCACGTACATTTCAGTAGAGGACGTGGCGATGATCGGAAGGACTCCAGTCTCCAAAGGAGCTAGCTCTTCTGAGCTAAGAGAAGCTATAGAATCTCTAGAAGATTGAAAGAGAAAAGGGCCAGTCGTTATGACTGGCCCTTTTCTCTTTAACCCCAATCGTGACCCGGCTATATTGTTACGTGTCAGAAGAAAAACCAGAAGACTACATTTTTACTGCTGTACCTCGCTCAAAGAGAGAGGTGGTGGCCAAAGATGCCGAAGCCAGGGTCACTGAGACAGTCAAGTCAGCTGTCCAGTCCTACCTTAGTTTGTTTTTATCTCCTGATGGGATACACAGAAGGTTACTCAACCTTACTGCGGGATTTTCTGTGCAATTTGAGACACGCATTAAGGGAGCCAGGGATAGCGATGACCCGTCAGTGTATGAAGTGCAGCTCCAACGCTATTGGGGGGAACTTAGACAACGGCTTCCATGTATCATCCTAGTTGACACCGGATTCGAATACGAAAATCCAGGTCTTGGAGGAATTACAGATTCCTGGCCCATAAACATTAATACGTCTTCAGTTCAGCTTTCCATGTTGGCTAACGTTCCCTTAGACCTTAGGATTGCGGCCTTAGACGAAACCACATGTGCGGACATCCGTGACTTGCTGGTGTACATATTCGGACCGCTATCTCACATTAACAAAGGTCATGTCATACGAAGCAAAAGGAAAGAGGACAAATGGGAAGTACGTCTACCTCTTGATTTCCAAGCTTCTGGTCTGGACAAGCAGAATATTACAGATGACCAAAAAGACATTCTTTGGACCTCCAACATATCCATTACTCCTTCTTTTGAGGGCTTGATTAATGTTGGGTTCGACAACCAGGTACACCCTGATATGTTCAGAATCCAGTCTGGGTTTGACTCATCCATACCTGTTGGATTTAGATTGGATACGGGTCAAGCAGTTCCTCTCTCTACTGCGCCCTCTATATCATCCATACGTGTTCCTGAGACGGTACGCCTCTCACAGCATGCGGTCATCGAGGCAGACTGGATTCCTGCTAGGTCTATATTCATCACTGATAACCCAAGAATAGCCCTGGTAGACCAGAAAACATGTGCCATAGTGCCAAAGAGACTGGGAACCTTTTCTGTAAAGCTTGTGCAGGAAACTCCTGGGTCTGACAGTGGTCCCAGGGTCCTTCACTCTTGGCAAGTTAAGGTCATACCCTCGTAATGTCTAACAAAATTTACTGGGCAGAGAATTTGGACATTCTAAGAATGCTGCCTGATGAGTCTGTTGACTTGGTGTACACCGACCCTCCCTTCAACACAGGACACACACAAAAAAGGCAAAATGCCAAGATGTCTTCTGTAGTAGGAGAAGGGGACAGGAAAGGATTTGGTGACCGCCAATATGTAGTACAAGACCTAGGAGAGGTTATGTCCTACACAGACTCTTATCACGGAGCTTATCTTCAATTTATCTCTTTAAGGCTTCAAGAAATACATAGAGTGCTGAAGCCAAGTGGAAGCCTCTACCTCCACTTGGACTACCGAGAGTCTCCCTACGTTAGGATAGTAGGAGACTCCATATTTGGTAGAGAAAATTATCTTAATGAGATAATTTGGGCATATGATTATGGAGGAAAGCCTAAAAATAGGTGGCCAGCTAAGCATGACAACATAAATGTGTGGGTCAAATCTCTTGGGTCCCATTTCTTTTCTTTGGACGACATTGACAGGATACCTTATATGGCCCCTGGTATGGTTTCAGAAGAAAAGGCTAAGCGGGGCAAACTTCCAACCGACTGCTACTCCTCTGATACTGAAGTCCTCACAGGTTGTGGGTGGAAATTGTTTTCTGACCTTACTGACCAGGATGTTCTGGCGTCTGTGAGCCCATCTGGATCCTTGCTATACTGTCATCCTTCTAAGTTACACGCTTACCATTATGACGGTGACATGTATCACATGAAGTCGAAGACTATAGATTTGTTGGTAACTCCTAATCATAACATGTGGATTCGACCAAAACACGGCAAGTCTTACGTGTTTGTCCCATCATCTGAGGTGTCTAGGTGGCAGTATGTGTCTTTGCTCAATAAAGTCACATATGACCCTGAGACTACCTCTGAGACTACCTACTCTGTGCCTGTCGTTGAATACCAAAGACCAGGTAAGCCTCTCCCCTCCTTCGACCTAGGGGATTGGTGTGAATTTATTGGGTGGTTTTTATCTGAGGGATGCACGGTCACCTACAGAGATAGGAAAGAAGTTTGCATTTCTCAGACTAAGAACACTCGTGAGCTGGAAGACCTTCTCTCTAGGATGAAGTTGTCTTGGTCCTGCTCTCGGGGTACCTACACTATTTCCAATAAGCAATTACATTCATTTGTCCGCAGCTTTGGAACTTACTCCTACAACAAGGAAATTCCTCGTGAGTTTTTGGACCTGGGTCCTCAACACCTATCTAGACTACTTCATGGCCTGATGCTTGGTGATGGGTCTAAACGACTTAGACGTGCAAAGAGCCGCGAAGAAGACTGGTGCTATCACACTACCAGCTACACACTAGCCAGCCAGGTACAAGAAATATTCTTTAAGCTAGGTCATTCCGCTAACATTTCTACTGTGCCGGTCAAGGCACGAATGCGTGTGCCCAAGTATATTGTTCAGCGTAGAACCTCTACTGAGAGTACTATCTGGAGAGATCGTCATATTTCCATAGTTCCTTACTCTGGTATGGTTTACTGCGCTACAGTTGACCCCCATCACACTTTGGTAGTACGCAGAAATAACAAGATGGCTATATGCGGAAACTGTTGGTGGCATACCATTGTAAGTCCTACAGGAAAAGAAAAGACTGGTTATCCTACACAAAAGCCTGTAGGACTGGCTGAACGAATAGTTAGAGCCTCTAGCCCTCCTGGAGGAATAGTATTGGACATATTTGCTGGAAGTGGAACTGTCGGCGAGGCAGCACTAAAAAACAATAGACACTTCATCCTCGTTGACTCCAACAAACAAGCAATTGATGTCATGAGAACTAGGTTTTCTTCCTACCTGACCAATGGTCACAAGATAAAGTTCATTAACAAAATGGAGTCTAAAAATGGTTAGAATTGTATTTTCATGGGTAAGATTTTCTTTTGTGGCTCCTTGGGCTGTGATCTGCTGGGCCCTGGTGCTTATAGCCTGCGTACTTCAGCTTGCCAGTTTTAGATCTCTGCGCATGGAAAGAACTGGGATTCTTACTACCTTCTGGCGTCCTTGGTTTTCCAATTTTTGGAAGTTCTCTACTACTTTGGGTCGGGGTATACTCTACCATCCTTCTCATAGGGACCCCTCAGTGGAAGACGACGAAAGAATAGAGCAGCATGAGAGAATTCATGTCGCTCAGGTGGAGGACCTGATGTTTTTATCCTTTTTTGTGGGTTTGATTACCTCCATAGTGACAGAGGACGTACTTTTTGGCTTTCTCTTGTGGGTTTCCGGAGGAGCATGGCAGTTGCCTAACTTTGTCACAGCTGTTCTTCGACACGGTCATTTAGTGAAGAAGCCAGAGGGCGTAGGATTCTTTGCATCAATTAAGTCCATTCTATCTCAGATTTTCTTGATTGCCTATAGGGATTCTGAACATGAGAGGTCTGCCTACGCTCAAACTGATGTGCTCGGGTTGTCTGCCCTGGACTCTTGGTCGGGTCTCTCAGACAATAAAGAAAGACCCGAGTGATTTAGTAGGTTTCATTCTTAAATGTTACCCTCTCCTGCTTATCTAGGTTTGTTCCACTCACCCTTAGAGTGTCTTCTATGCATAACATCCTTGTACCCTTTTTGAAAAACTTGGCTGCTGAAGCAGAACGTAGAGGTCAAGATGCGATCTCTTATCGTATTGGGGCCTTCTTGAGAGAGGTGCACGCAAACGAGACTATTCGACTTGCTGCCAAATCTGAATCTAATATAGAGGTAGAAAGTTGGCCTGACTTTCTTAATTGGTGGAACAACAATCGTGGACAAAACCTAATCTATATATTTATGGATAGTTACGGTCACGATAGTGAACAGGTTAAACTGGTTAAGAAATTGGTTCGGGATGCAGAGAAGCATGAGAAAGACCTTCATGAGTTCTATCGAACTCTACGGGATCTAGCATCCCAAAAGATGGATATGGATCCAGGACGTCAGGGACCTCCTTCTAACGCAGAACCTGAGATCGAGGAAGACGGTTTGGACTCGCTGGATGGAAGAGATGGCGAAGTCAACGCTCTGGACGAGATAGCCCTAGACTTAGAGTGATAATACCTATCGAATCTATGCCTACTGAGTAATAATCAGAGTACATAGTAATAAAAGAGGAAAGATGCCTGACGTTCTTGTAACAAATCGTGCAACAAAGCCTGGAACTTATATTGGAAGAGTAAACCGAGTAGCGCCCACAGGGCTTACTGGTTTTGCTCGACTTCCATGTTACGTGGGTAAGGGAACTCGTCTTAGAACGGTGTTTAACCAGCCTATTCGTAGAAGCTACCTTTCTGACGTAACTCTATCCTTTCCTTCTGTTTCCCCTCACATTGTAGCTCTGGCTCAACCAGCACTAAACGATCAGACAGTTTCTAGACTTTTTCGTTCGGATGGCGTAATTGTCCCCGCCTCTAAGTGGAGATTTCTAGAGTCTACTCCTGGAAGTGGGATCTATGACTCTGTTCTCCTTGCTCCTGAGGCGTTCTCTCTCAACTTCACCTACAGTTTAGACTACCAGTCTACCTCTCGAACCATTCAAGATGAGCTTCCTTTCGATGAAGTGAGAGAGGTCCGATTCATCGGAGATACCGAAAATCAGGAGAGGTACGAAGAGTACGTTCATTATTACGTACCTGTGTCTATCACCACACCCGATGCTTCTGTTTCGAATGCCTTCTCTGGATCTACCGACGTAGGATACGAGCCTGCGCAGATCACCTCCACTCTTGCGGGTCCCTACATCTTCGCAGGAGGAGAGATTCTCAACGTAACTATCGACTCCACGCCTTTTGTGGTGACCTTTGCTACAGCAGGCAGTTTTACCACTGCACAGGTAGTATCACAAATAAACTCTGTGATTGAGTCCACTGGCACTGCACTTGAGGCTACTGGCGGGTTTCTCACTCTTCGCTCAAACTCGTTTGACCCTGGTATTTCCTCCATAGAGGTTACCGCTGGAACTGCCAACGCTATTTTGGGTACCACTGGATTGCAGTTTCCTTCGGCCGCTATGGTAGGTGCCACTTACACTACAGCGGGCTACGTTCGCAAGGTTTCCGGCACAGGAAGTCCTGTGGTGGGTATTCAAGCAACCTCTTCTTCCAACCACAATTACAACAGACGGTATCGTATAGATTTCGGGGCTCCTGGTGTCACTATACCTGCTACCATTACTGTTTTGCTGGATTCCGGGGCTTCCATTCCAGAAGTGGCCGCAGGAGTTACCTTAACAGCAGCTTCAACCTTTGGTTCCGTTGCTGATGGCACTCAGCCTCAACTTCCGCTTCACTCTACCCTAGCCTCTCCTGCTGTTGCTGTTGAGTTCGACACTCCAGGAGGAGTCAGCACACCAGTAAATTTCACTGACATCACTGGTGACGTAATATCCATCATCCTAGATGACACAGGTGCTGTTGTTACCGGAGATGAACTTTACGAGGTAACAAGCGTAGGTCCCTCCCTCTTGGAGCTTGATTCTGCTCTCACCAACACTCAGCAGCACAGTAGTTTTTCTGCCGTAAACTCTGGTGTTGTGACGCAGACGGCTGTGGCTCCTAACTACTCTACCACAGTAGGAGGTCCTGTTGTAGGAACCGGTATTGTTTCTTTGAGGGATGATGCTGAATTCACTGGTCTCTACAACCGTAGATTTGCTCTAGTTTGTACCGCAGCAGGCGGTGCGCCCGGAACTCGCACTGCTTCTTTCGTCTGGCAGTCATGGGGAGAGATGGCAGATCTTCAGTACAACGGGTCTGCTCGCACCTTCTCCATATCTGAGTCATTGTCCACCAACTCGAACGTAGACTTGGGAGACGGCGTCCTTCTAGACCTGGAGTTTGGGGCATCTAACTTTGCTGTCAACGACATCTACTGGTTCCAGGCTAATGCTAGAAGGTCGTACATCACCGCAAAAGATGACAGATCCTTCTCTCTGGATGTTTCTGCTGTAGGCGTTACAGGAGCAAATAACCAAGTCACCTTCTCCTACCTAACAGGCACCACAGAAGGAGGGTTTGGTCTTCTACAATCTACCGGACCCGGAGGTCAGCTTTTCTTCTCCAGCGGAATCAACCTCTGGGTTAGGAACCTCGGATCTCAAACCACCTCTGCCAACCGTCATGTCATAGGAGACCAGTGGACCTTTGATACAGTGTGCGAGGATGTGTTAGATTGGTCTCTCACCACATTAGTTACGGAGACAATCGACCCAACTCAAGTGTTCACTGATACACTAGGTGTGATCACAGGTACAGTAGGTCTTCGTTACGTGGTGTTGGATGGGGTTCCTCTAAACATTATCTACATCCGTGACACAGTAACAGACGCTCTAATCTCTTCCTACTCCGTTCCTTCCACAAGTCAGCCGTACGTTGCGTTTGCGACTGCGCCAGTGAACCCTGTGGAGATTAGGTACGAAACCATAGGAGAAGAGCCAGCGCCTGCATCTCTCTACTACATTACTGCCAATACTGTACGTCCAGCTTCTCTTTACAACACACCAATTCGTGCGTTGTCTTACGAAGAAGCCGCCCGTCTTCTTGGTCCCAGCGCCACCTCCAACGATCTGCTCATAATGGCGCAGATAGCCTTGGATGATAATGACGCACCTGGCGCATACTTCTGTCAGGCGTTTGATTCTGATGGAGACGGTATAATCACAGCTGTGGACGTGACTACCGCAATAGAAGCAACGGAAGAGGAAAAGAATCTTACTGACGTTGTTGTATTGAACACCTTCTCTGCATTGTCTGCTGCGTTGGCCAACAACGAGAAGATGAATGACCCCTTCCAGAGCGGAGAACGCGCGCTTTGGGTTGGTGCTCCCATAGGAACTGCTATTGGAGATTCAAATACAGCAGGAACTCTCACCTTCCTCGCGCAAAGAACTCTTCAAGTATTTGGAGAAAATCCAGCTCATGGTAAGAGAGTATTGATTGGAAACACAGAGGCTACCAAGACAATCGTTCTTACGGACGGGACCCAGGTGAGCGTGACCCTTGACGGATCTTTCATTGCAGGAGCCTTTGCGGCGCGAAACGCAAGTTTCGCCGACCCCGGAGAGACGCTTCTTCGAAAGAACCTATTTGGATTCGACACCATACGTACTTATTCAGAGCCTGAGCAGCTGCAACTTATAGCTGCCTCTGTAGTCTTTGTGTCCAATGTGGGGGATGATGTTGCTCCTGTCTTCCGCATAGAAGAGTCTACCACTGTGGACAGAAGCAGTGATGACAACAACGAAATTAGCGTAGCCATTAATCAGAAGGAATACACTACTAGAGAGGTCCGTACTCAGATGGACAACGCTCTTGTTTCCATTGTTCCTCCTTCTGAGCAAGCTGGAGTGGCCATCATCCAAACATTCTTGGTGGACATTCTTACAAATCTCGTTGCCAGAGGAATTATAGGCCCCTACACAGACGATGCAGGCAATGCCCGCCCGATCGACCCAGACGAGGATGTCAGAGTATTCCGCGCAAGAGATTCCAGAACTTCCTATAATTTCCAGTATTGGTGGAATGCTAGATATCCAATCAAGCGACTCTTCGGTCTCTATTCTGTTGACCGACGGTTCTTCGGAGATCAGGTCTGATAAGAAAACGCAGGTCTAAGAGGTAAATGTCAATGTCAACTACAAAAATGCAGGATAGAGTTTCCCGTGTAATGACCGCTGCGCGTTCAAAAGCGCGTAAGGAAAAGATTGCTGAACTAGAGAAGGCCATAAAGTCCAAATCTTCGGATAAGGATGACGGCGCCGGGCCCAAAGCTAAGGGCACTGCTGCGGACAAGTTTAAGAAAAACAAGTCGCAGCCAAAAGTCAAAGGCGACAAGAAGGACTCCAAGCTAGACAAGTCTACAGGAGAAGCAGTTCCTGTGGGATATCCTTTTGACGGCGATACAAAAGGTGGTCTAGGAAAGGGATCTCCTCCAAAGGACACAAAGAAGTCCAAACAGAAGGCATTGTCTGACGCAAAGAACAAGGCTAAGGAACTTTCCTCTGACACCCCAAAGCTCAAGTCTACTCCAAAGCCCAAGCTATCGTCAGCCGCAGAGCAACGAGAGTGGAGAAGAGCCAAGATAGCAGAACTTAAGACAGCACTAATGCCTGCGTCAGATGACGAAATGGATACTGAGGAGCTTTCTGAGAAAGATATGCTAGGAGTGCAGCGCCCAGGTGACGCCTCCAAGGAGCAGCGTCTTCCTGCCGTCAAGGTACTGGAGAAGGCTCAGACCATACTTCCAGCCATCACACAGCAGCTCCAACAAGCTAACGACATGTTGGAGGAGGCGGTAGTAGGTAATAACCTTCAGAAGATCAAGGGAGCCCTCGCTTTCATGCTAACTAAGGTACAAGAACTAACCAAGGGACAGATAGTTCCGTTGGGAGCTACCATACGAAAGCTGATGAGCCAGTTGAGCCCAAAGCAGGCCAGTTCGGCCAAGTATGCTTCTGTTACGCAGAGCGCCCAGCTCTTGACCAAATTGGACGAGGAACTTTCTAGGTCTAAGCACTTGATGAGAATGGCTGCTAACCTGATTACTCTTTGATCGACATGAACTCAGACTTACTTTTATCTCTGGACGAAAGAACTCGTATAGCAAGTTTTTTGTATAAACTTGCTATACGAGTTCAAAAGCTTTCAAAACAAAAGCTGGATCCATCAGAGTTCGTTTCCTCCTTCGACGCAAATTCGTCTGCCCGGATGTCCAAGTTGACTTCATTTTTTTCCCCTCTAAAAGGAGGAAAGCCTGCGCAGATACAAAAAGTTTTGGCCACTAGGACCGTGTTTCCTGGTGAGGGGGACTCTCTAAAGTTAGATCTAGTAGTAGGGCCGTTTTCCCTCCTAGACAATAAGGGAGATCTTGGAGTAGTGACGGCCAAGACACAGTTCTTCCCTGGACAGTCTCCTAGCCCATTGTTTCCTTTGGACGACATAAAGAAAGTATTATCAGCAATATTTTCAGGAGTCACTTCTGACGTCAAGCTGATAACATCTGACATTCGTGACCTTTCAGACAGACCCTATCGTATAGAGCACGGATACGCACAAGAACTTGGAACCAAGGCATGGAAGATAGTCCATAATGTTGGGCCTCACGCTGGAGAAGTTGCTATGTGGGAGGACCCTCGCGTTGTAGGCCAAATGCAGGCTAAAGACGCAACTGAGGACCTCGACCCATACAAACCTGCTGTTTTTCGCTCTTCGGAGGAGGCCTCTGCAGTTCTTAACCAACTTACGCGCGGAACACCTACCTCTACTCGAAACATACCCAAATTTAGAGAGTATGTTGTGTATGTAAAGTACACATTTGTCCTTTCAGAGAAATCTCAGCCGGACCTGTACTCTAATGTGAACTATCTCCTTTCTAAAGCCGATCAGAAATCGGAAGAAGAATCATCACTATCTATTCGCCAACGGCATGATCTCATATCTAAGTCTGTATCTTGGTTAGTGGAGAAAGATGTTTCTCCCGAGGTTCTTCTCAACACTCTAAAGGTAAAAGATCCTGAGCTAGCAAAGAAAGTTAGAGAAGTTCTTCCAGACATTTTGACTTCCTTAGAATCCAGGAGATCTTCTATTAGGGATTCTGCCGCTGAAGACTTGGCTCTTCTTATAAAGAGCAACCCAGAAACCGACACTGATACTCTGCTGTCTCAAATATCTAAAAAAGATCCTGATAAAGGAAAACTGTACAAGCAGGTTCTTCCTCTTGCTATGCAGTTATTACAGGAGGCTGTCTGATGTCTTCTACCAAGAGACTAAATTCTCTCTTGTCTTCCTCAGGAACCCTGGTCAGAAAGCAGGATGGAAAGTTTCTTCTGTACAACACTAACCCAAAGTTGGTGTCACAGGGATTGTTGTTTTCTGACTTGTCTTCTGTAGAAAAGACTCTTCTTCAGTATATCAGATATCTTCAGACTAATGGGATTCACTCTTTAGCTGATTTTTCTGAATCCGGGCAGTTAAAGGGTGTAGCGTATACACTTGCCAACAATACAGTAGACGAAAACTCTGCCTACTTCATAAACAAATCTGCTGCATTGTCTTCCATATCCAGGGTCAACTTGCTGATTAGCGCACGCACTCTTGAAGAAAGAGCCAAGTGTTCAGCCTCTTTAAGAGAGATATCCTCTTCTATTACTGACAGTGATAGGAAACGTTATCTAAAGCTAAAGAAGATTGCGCTTACCCACCTAAGTACAAACAAAGAGTAATACCTAGACTTAGAACATTACGATAACTTAGGTAAATATTCGATAACAGGAGTAATCATGGCCTCCCCTACCCCGTTCGCAGCAAACCCCCATGGCGTAAGAGTACGCCCCCTTGATTTTGACGCGCCGGGGGCCCCCACAATAAAAACCTATCACGGTATATCTATTGTTGTCAATGGACGTATTGTAGGTCGAGTTCAATCATGGAGCCCACAGATGTACAGTCGAAACGGGTCTCTCGTATATGAACTTAATCATCTAACGTTTGGTCGACCGGTTGACTACGTCCCCAGCATCAATACAAACTACAATATATCTGTTTCTCGTGTAGAGGTGTGGGACCAGGAGTTTGAGAGAGCTTTAGGCTATCCTGCAGTCTGGTCCGACCTAATTGACCAGAACAGACCGTTTGCCATGCAGGAGTACTTGTTTAGAGGTTCTGCTGTGTACCGAGTTTGGCTCTACAGCGGTTGCTGGTTCACAGGCAGAAACGAGCAAGGATTTACCGCTGAGGGTGATGCAAAAACAGTCGTTGACGGACAAATTGCGTTCGTATCCAGGACACGAGCAGTGTAAATGAGTGACGACGGAAAATCAAGTCTAATGAAGATTTCGGACATAATTCATGCGAAGGCGATGGAAGACGACAACAATGTCTCTCCTTCCCTATCCCGCCTTCAAAAGGATAGACTAAGAGCAGCCCTTGCAGACCACTATATTGCTCTTGATAACCTGAATTATGTGTTTCAAGACATAAATTCTACACCTGCTCTTACCTATTTTGACAAAGATGACGCAGTTCTGATACGTCAGGCTGCTTCTTCACTTTCTGATGCACGTCGTGCTATTCGTCGTCTGGCGAATCGCGAATGGCTAAGGAAGCGTTCTGATAACACCTAACAACAAAAGAAACCATAGAGGTCTACAGCCATGGCGCATCGCTACACAAATCATCCTATTCTTGCTGAGCTTGATTCTATTGCTCAGGAGTTGGACACAACTGGAAATCCTGATCTAGCAACTCTTGTGGACGAGGTATCGGTGGAACTTGTCACCGCTCATAAGCGTCAGGCAGAGGCAGCTAAAGCTAAGGCTAAGGAAAAAGCTAAAGCCAAGGCTAAGCCAAAGCGCTCAAAGAAGAACAAGAAGGCCACTCCTAGTGCAAAAGAAGCTGCGGCCAACTATAGTTCGCGCCGTGCACGAATTGCTTCTGCTATGAAGAGAATAGCTAAGGCCCAGGTGGCTGAGCTTGAGGATATTGCTTCTGAGCTTCTTAAGGAAGGAAGCAAGAAGACTGCTCTTGAGGTTCTCAAGATAGCTGAGGATTTGGATTCAGAGTATGACTATTCTTCCGATAGTCATGGCACTGCAGAGTCCAAGGGTGACGCCTCTAAGAGGTTCGACCGCGCCAAGGCCAATAAGCCTAAAGCCAAGATGGACGCAGATGAAAAGGAAGACCTAGAGCTTCCCTTTGGTCAGAAGGGTGAGGGCTACCCCATGAAGCAGTCCTCCTTCGACAAGGAGATGGAGGCCTTGATTCGTCTTGCCATGGAAGATGACTCCGACGAAGAGTTTGACACTGGTGGCGTTTCCGATGAGGAATCTGAGGACGATGCAGACCTGGACATGGATCTTGAGGATTCCGAAGACTCTGACTCCGAAGACGACGAAGAGTCGGAAGACGCTGACGACATGGACCTAGAGGGCCTCGATTTCGGAGACGAGGAAGAGCCTGCTGAGGGCGGTGAGGAACTCGACTTTGAGGGCCTTGACCTTGGAGAGGGCGACGATGAATTGGCTGCTATGATGGAAGCCATGGACCACGAAGCCAGCGATCGTATGTACGAGGCAGATGAATCCGAGGACGACATGGAACTTGACATGGCCATGGAGGAGGACTCCGACGAAGCCGATGAGGCCGATGAACCCATGGAAGAGGAAGAGGAGTCCGAGGATGACATGGGCATGGATGACGACGAGGACAAGGAAGGTCTCCTTGGCTTCGAAGTTGGCGTAGAAACTCCTGTTGGAGGCCTTCATCTTGGTCAGGCTCAGCGCAAGAACCTGATGACTCTTGCCAAGAAGCTGGCAGCAAAGGGTGAGAAGAAGAAGGCTGCTCAGATAGCTCGTCTTGCTCGCAGCAAGTGACCTATATTTTCCACTGAAACATAACCCTAGCCAGAATTTCTGGCTAGGGTTCTGTACATTATGTATACGGTGTATCCGTATAAGACTGCAAATTACTTACACAGGAGTAACGAATGACTGACGATAGACTTGGCGATAGAGTGATAGTTTCTGAAATTGATAGTACTATTTCTGGAAATCTACCTCATCCACAGGATCCGTGGAGTGACGCTCCTAATATCAATTCTCCATTCACTCAACAGGCAGCCAGACCTACTTCCTCTTCCGTAGGCGCTGAAACTTCCTACGACCCTCGTCGATCGGTTCTTCCTGACCCGCTTTCCGACGCGAAGGAAGCGAGGGACACTCAAAAAACAAGGGAAGCTGTTCCTGTTTCTTCTCCAGGTACGCGTCCTCTTCCTCCCTCTCCTGTCACTTCTTCGGAATCCTCAACTCTAAAAAGGTTTAGAGAGGTATTTGGTCTAAAAAGGGTGGACGTGGTAACTGTCCCCATAGCTAGAAGAGATCCCCACAATCCAGAAACTAACGTGGAGATCCTTTTTGGGCTTCGTGGTATAAACTACGACGATTACCAGTGGGTTCTTGAGAAAACTCGCGAAATGATACAGGACCCTGCTTTAGCTACTTTTGCGTGGAAAGCTGCCTTTATCTCTATGGGCGTGGCTTCCATAGACGGGGTTCCGCTTCATGAGGTATTTGGGATACAACCAGTAAGTCCAGACCATGTAAGGGACCCAATGTATCCTCATATGGGCCTTAGATTCCAAGCTGCCTCCGCCTTTTGCGACGAACTACGCACTTCTTTGTTCGAACTGGTAGAGCACTTGTACGTTGCATACGAGCAGAACGTAGACTCCAAGTACTTGCCTAAGGCTAAGTCCTCTAAGAAAGACGAAAAGGAGGGGGAGGATACCCCTCTCCCTTTACCCCAGACCGACTCCGTACGCTAGATTGGGCAGTATGGCTGAGGGGATCCCTAGCCGCAAAATTGCGTACGACAGTCAACGACCCTAGAATAAAGGACGCCTCCCTAGACGAATTAGAAATATCTTACTTATTTCTTCAGTGGGAAGAGGACCAGTGGTTTTACCGGTGGGAGCGAATGCTCGGGCTGGTTTGGACGCAAGAAGACCTAGACATGCTAGCTAAGCACGAAGAAGACAACAAAGGTAACAAGACCTTAGCTGACATGGAGGCTTCTCCTGTTGCGGCTCGTCCTACAGTTCTTCGTTATCCATTATCTTTACTTGTGCGTCCTGAACTGATGAAGTCTCTTCAAGAACACGCCATACCTTCTCAAGGTGGATTGTATGGTATGCCTCACGTTCCTGCTGGAGCAGCCTCCTTGTCGCAGGCGTCAAAGGAGGAGTTCCTTAGGAAGATGGGCGCAACAGCCATCGACCGCAATGATCCAGAATATACCGGAGCAGACCCGTTTGGTCAGTCTCGACGTCCTTCTGGTGGATTTTCTGAAGGACCTTCTCGTCCTATTGGTGGAGGAGGCAAGCGTAGGTAATGCCTACTAATCCCTTTGGAAGAATGGGCTCTACGGGAGGCGAGCGAGAGATCGCGAGTCAAACCCGTGCAGTGAAAGCCTATGACCAGGCCAGAAAAAAGCTCATTTCTACAATGGCAAATGAGGAAAGGGCAGCCGCAGGCGTAGCGGCTGCCCATTCCGCAGCTATGCAGCAACGTGCCAGGGATCATTCCGCTTACGAGAGAGAACTTAAGAACACCTCTACCCTGTTGTCGGCTCAGGGGGATGCTCTAAAGAATCTAGATACAGTTCGTGCACGCTATCACAACGAAGAGATGAAAAGGTCTTCTTCTCTCCTCCAGAAATACGAAGGTATAAAGATAGCGCTCAGAGAGGTGCAACAAGACTCTGTTGACACATCTACTGTATTGGGGTCTCTGTTTCAGCCCTTTACGGCCGGAATCGATAATCTCCGTAAGTTTGGGGAACTTCCTAAGGTAGGAAGAGCGGTACGAGACGTAAATGTAGATTTTTCTGACCTGTCTTCTACCGTTGATCGAGCAGGCGGCGCATTAGGGGACATGGGATCCGCTATGTCTGACGTATTTCCCACCATATGGAAATACCGTCAGGCAATGGACGACCTAAATGTTGGAGTGGCAGAACTGAAGTTAAGGTATGCAGACGCTACCGACGGAACGCAGAAGCTTGCGGAGCAGTTTGTTACACTGTCTCGTATGGATCTCATCAAGGCTGGGGCTGTAGACACAGTAATAGAAGTAACGGACGCCATAAAAAACTTGGAAGCCCAAGGAGTTAACGCGGAAGAGGCACTGTCCACCTTGGTTGAGAGATCCTTGACTTCTGGTCGTTCTTTCACCGAAACGGCTGAAGATCTGAGGGAGGTTTCCGCAACCGCAGACATACTCACAGATCGTATTAATAACTCAGAATCCGCAATAAAGGGTTTTGCGTTTACTACACGAGACGATCTTGTACGAGCTATCGCCGATGCCACACGTAACTTGGACTCCCAGGTGGTGTCAGTTGATAATGTGGCCGCTGCTTACGCCTATGCGCAGGAACAGGCAGCAAAATATGGGATCAGTGTCAAGGGATCTCAAAAGATAGCCAAAGCCTTCACTAACTCTTTATTTGGAGAAAGACAAGACGCTGCTGGCTTCCTTTCTGGTCAAAGACTTCAGAGTCAGATATCTAGGGCTCTTAGAGAAGCAGAAGAGACGTTGTCTGAGGAACTAGGAGAAGAGATAACGTATGGAAGGGCGTCTGAAGCCCAGCGGAAAGCCCTTAGAGAGAGCGCTTACTCCTCTATAGGCATTGCTCCTACGGATGAGAACGCTCTTGCCATGGAACAGGGCATAGAATCTTTGGGAGACGGCATGGGGGCCTTAGACTTCCGAAACTTGTTTGCTGGCACATCCGCAGCCATTCAATCAGACCTAGACGCCAGGATGTCAGACCTTAACCTTCAAGGGTTAGGTGGAGATCTGTCTGTAGTTTCTAGGCTCCTTGAGGGTATAGATGGACTTAGTGATCTTTCTACCTCGCAGAAGCTTCTTTACTCCAAAATGCTCGTTGAAGGTAGGTCTGGAGAAGTGGCAGAAGCGATACAGAAACTCCAGGAGGAGGCTCAGGAGAAGGCAGCGGATACCGAAAACCTTCAGTCTAGTGCTCTTACTGCTGTTCTCTCTTTTAAGGATCCCATTCAACAGCTCTTCAATATCAAAGACTACATAAAAGCCATCGCCCTAAACGTATCCAACATAGTCAAGATGATTGGAGACTTCACTGGTCTAGACCTAGACACCATGCTTCCAGACCTAACTAGGTCTGTAGTATCTAATGAAATTCCTCAAGAAGTTCTTTCTTCTATGAGGCAGTCATCAGACGTAGAACGTCAAGAAATGATGAAGGGAGTCATAGAAGCCCAAAAGGTACTTAGAGAGTCGACGTCAGAAGAAGCAAGAACTAACGCACAAACACAACTAGACAACGCAAACAGAGAGCTAAAACGGGTCGAGGATAGCAGATTAGACTTGGAAAGGCAACAGTTCTTGCGTGAGGAAATTTTAGGGAGGGATCGTCACAACCAAAGGGCCATACCTGAGGTTGTTCTGCCCTCCACTGACGAACCTAGTTTTATAGAAGAGGCATGGGAAGACCTAAGCAATTACGTGGGGAGCTTCTTTTCCTCCAACGACTCGGAAAGGGGTAGGGAAGCAGGAGTGGCTGCAGCCTCCACCACTGTATCTCAACAGACGTCTCAGAGAACCACTCAAAGACCCTCTGCGCCGGGCGAAGTGGAGGGAGTGGGTGAGGGACACGTTTCTGTCAATACATCAGGAGAAACTGTTGCTACAGTTCAAATCAAGTTTAAGAATATGGGAGAGGCCGTAGCCTATCATAATTCTGACACCGCCAGGTTACTTAACCAGCACGGCTTAGCCTAAAAAGAGGTATTAGATGTCTGCAAAATTACTCAAATCTCTGGCAGGAGGGTCCTGTACAGTATTCAATAGATCTACTGCTGAGGTCTTGGTCTACTGGAAGAACGAACGAAATCAAATGCAATATCATGTTATTCGTCCAGGATCCACTGTTGATCTTCTGCAATTTGCTACCATAGCGCAGTTGAGAAAGTCTCCTAACTTAAAAGAAATGTTCAACAAAGGACATTTGAAGATTCTTGAGTGACGGTGACGGACCCAAATCAGATAGTAATCTGCTACATAGAGGGTAAGTACTACCCGCGAGCTACCTGTCATGTGCATCATAAAAGGCCGCGTCACGCAGGTGGTGGGGACGAAAACGATAACCTGGTCTGGCTATGCGCCAACGCTCATCAGCTGGTACACAGAGTATCTCAGCTAATGCAGGCTGGAAAGGTAGGACCCGCCTCCGACTTAGTTCACTCTTCCTACTCTTCTCCTGCGCAAAGAAGCAGACTTATGGAAGTAGTGCAAGAAGAAATGTCTTCATCCCAGACTGCTAAAGAATATGGGTCGGGAAAAGACCACGTAATGGTAGAAGTACTGATTCCAAAGGCAGAGTACCATAAATTGAAGACAAGGGTACATGATTACAAGGTTAACGGAAAGAGACTCAGCATTTCAGAGTACGTTTCTCGCGTAGTGTTATCTCACCTTCGACGGTAGATTAGTTGTCATTTGTTATTATTTGTGGTGATCCATGGCTGATTTTAGGCGACTTACTCTAAATATTGTGGCAGTGCAAGCCACAATAGATCAGCGACACTACGCTACGGTGTACCTTGGTGACGACGAAAAGGGAAATAATCACTTTAGGACGTACCTCAACGGAAACGCCGTGTCGTCTATCGTGTGGAACCGTGACCTAAAGAGGTTTCAGTCTTTGAGCTACACCGTCCACGCCAGGAACCAGGGGTATGGGGATAACTTTGTGTGGCCGAACGAGGTAAGCAAAAAGCTTACTAGGAAGTTGACAGAAGGAAAGCTGTTTCGTATGGTAAAGATTCGTTGATGCGCTTCTCCCTAAACAGCTCTCCCTTCAAAAACATACACAAGTTTACTAACAAAGAGGACTTCTTCCCTTACATAGAGTCCAAGTTAAGATCTCTCTTGTGGTCTTACAGAAGAGACAAGAGAATGTCTTTTCCTCCCTCGACTTTAGTGGTAAGCCCCTCTGAGGGATCTTTTTTATTTGGGTGGTCTTACTCTACTACGTCTTCTTTTATTGAGGCGTCTAGATACGAAGCCAGATTAATTTCTGCGGACTTGGCCATTCTGCTGGCCGAGGTAACTTCTCTTTCGTCTCCTGACACCTCTTTTTTGGTAGTGGAGCTACAGAAAGCTAATTCCAGCTCTTTGCGCTCTCTGATGCGGGTACAGGAACCTGGATGGGTAGAAGAAGCTTCTTATCATGAGATTTCTGATATAGATGGTATGGATCCCATAGACAGGGACATATTGCTCTCTTCGTATGAATCAAACGTTATTGGAATATCTTCCATGTTTGAAAGGATTTTGCCCGAACCCTGTACATAGTGCTATCCACAAGGTGTTCTGTGAAGGAAATCCGTACTCATCTAGAGAGAGGCGAATTGGAGGAAGCGTCACAGGCGCTTTTGTCACTGCTGTATTCTACCGACTCCCTTTTCCATTGGTCTAGCATATCCAAATCCAATTCTCCTTTGCATCATTCCCTGAGCTTTGTTAGAAACTTAGAGTTTGATTCTCAGGTTCAGACCGCTCACATGGAAGTGGATACGGGTACAATGGTTCTGGGCGTAGATTTCTTTCTTAGCCTGCAGGACCTGACAGATTTGTTCTTTGTCTTATTGCATGAGCGAGGCCACGTTCTTATAGAATTGGTACACGGATCCTGGATTGAGTCCTTTTCCTCTTTTGACTTCGGTAACATGTGGGAGGACCAGTACATAAACGATTCCGTGGCTACTATGATAGAGTCAGACCTGTGCAAAAGGTTGTATCAAAAATCTACTACTAGGTATAGAGACCTTCAGCTTCAGAACTTTCCCTTATGGTACTCTAAAAACATCGACTGGCTAAGGTTTTCTCTTCCTGCGTCTCTATTCTCTTTGTTGACTCGAACGCACCGTAGTGAATCTCCTCTGTCTCTTTGCATACCATACACCTCATGGATGCAAATCGGCCTGGCTTTGGAGAGGAGTTCTCCTCCCCAGGATGGAAAACTCAGAGACATACTGGACGATCTAGCAGGTACCTCTTCCTCCTCAAATAAGAACAGTACCCCTCTCGCCGCTAAGTACGCCAAGGACTCGGGAAAAGACTCATTTCCTCAGACCCTCAGGTATCCAGGAGACATCGATCCTGCCCTTGAGAGAATTCTTCGCTCCTTTACTCCTGATACTGTCCCTTCTGACTGCCTCGACTTGCTTCAGTCTTTGGATTTTTTGCAGAAATTGGAGGATGTGGTGTCCTCCAACTTGGCCAGTGACATCATATCTACTTTTGGCCAAGATCCTGTGCTCATAGGCAAGACTGGATCACTGCAAGCTCTTCATCGACGGGACGTATTCTACCTAGCTGCCGACGTGGACCCCCTGAGTTGGACAGTAGAACTGCCCATGGTACAGAGGAAGCTTAAGCTTTACTTTGACGTATCCGGGTCTATGTCAGATGTCTTCCCTGTAGTCTTTTTTGTACACAGGTACCTCTCAGATTACGTTGATGAGCACTTTCAGTTCTCCACAGAGGTAGTATCTGTGGATCCCTCCGACACCTTCATACGAACTACAGGCGGAACGTGCTATGACTCAGTGGCACGTCATATTCTGGATAACGGATACCATGATGTGATAGTAGTTACAGACAACACCGATAGCATTTCTCCAGATCTTAGGAAAGAGTTAAAGCAATCACTTCGTTCTTTATACCTGCTACAGACTCAGGATTCATCTAAAAAGTGCGGGTTCAACTCTATGGCTACCTTCACTCTCACACTTCCGGCTCGATATGCTTGAAACAATAGGTATCGTTGGGTGGGGAGACATCGAGCCCGTGGTACTATCTTGTCTCGTGGCTCGGTTTCCTATACTATTCGTTGGCACTCACGGACACAACAAAACAGAGGGAGCGGAGATACTTACCTACGCAGCCCTAGGGTCTTCGGCTCGTTTCCAGCCTTACGACACTCGTCTTATCCAGACTGAAGACTTGTTGGGGTATCCAAATCCTTATTCAATGAAGGAGGGAATAGAGATAGGTTACGTTCCAACCCCTATATCTATCTGGAATGCGGACAGCGTTCTTTTCGACGAGATAAACCGAGCTAATCCATTTGTGTCTTCCAAAGTAATGGAAATAGTACGGACAAGAAAGGTCATGGGCAGGCAGACCCCCCTTCAATTAGTTTTTGCCGCCGCTAATCCACCAGGGTCTGGGTATGACACCGTTTACCTAGATCCTGCGGTGGTTTCTAGATTCTCAGTGATATCTCTTCCTTCCTTCCTGTCTGATTCGGAGCTACTTCGCGTCCTCTCCCTTCCCTCTTCCTTGGTGGAAAGAGCGCCCCATTCTTCTCTGCAGGAATTTAGGGAACTGCTGGATTCCGCGCGGGTACGCCTGAGGTCACCAGAAGAGTCCACACCTTTGAGAGAGCTGGTCACAAAAGTTGTTAGCATACTACGTACAGAAATTAAGCTTCATGTCACCCCAAGACAGGCCAGGTACATGGTTGACTTGCTTTCTGCTAGTGAAGCTCTTGCGTCACTAGGCTACCCTATGAAGGATAGTTCTAGGGTATCTATATTGTCTTCCTTGATTCCAGAAATTACTGGCATGTGCAAGTCACACATAGATCCTAAGACAGTGTCTATTCAACTTACACGAGTCGTCTCTGGTTTCAGGCTGCAGGACAAGCTTGTGACTACCTTGGGTCTGCTGGATCTTCTACGTGCTGATGTCAACGACAGGCCTGCTTGGATAAGCACTGTAAAAGCTCAGATACCTTCTGTGCACGAACCTAAGGTGCTCCGAGAGTTTCTTATTGGCGCTACTGACCTTTTGTCCTCTTCTGTTTTGGATGAGGATGGTTACTGCTCTATTGTGCTGGACGCATTACTCAGATTGTGTTACTTGGAGAAAGATTCACTTCCAGAAATTCCGCTTACAGCAGGACGCAGTGAGCTTTTTTCTTGGGTGCGATCTTTTTTGGTGGCATCTTGATACTGACTACGCTAGATCTCAAATCCTTGAATTCTTCTGCAAAGAAAGTAAGAAAAGGATTATTCTTACATCCTCTAACAGAGAGTCACACCGGATCTTTGCTCTTACCAAGTAAGGATCCTGCTCCTACCTATTCTGTTCCTGTAGTACTTGTTCTCGGAGAAAAGTCCAAGAAAGAAAAAAGGGCTGTTGAGTTTTTTGATCGAACAGTTCGTTTACTCGGAGTTTGGTCCGGAGACTCTTCCAAGTACTCTTCTATGTCGTTGAGGGATTCGTACGAATCCATGGGGATTCACTTTTTGTTTGCCCAGCATGTTACAGGATTGTCTTCTTCTTGGAGGGTAACAGACGTCATTGTTTCCCCGTCTGTGAAAGATTTCTTTCAGGCAGATATAGGGCACTGTTTGTTTCATTCTCCTGTGCCCACTTCGTTCTGTCGTCGAAAGACTACTAACCACGGTTCTTACATGTATTCTCCAGAGTTTCACAAGATAGCCAAGGAGGGGTGATGCTTCGTCAAAGTTTGCTTCCGTTCTTTTTCTCTATGGAAAAAAGAGACAAGGCCATCGCTCTCAGGGCTGTTTCACACTTTGTTCTGTTTGGGTCCTATAAGGAGTACAGAAATAGAATAAAGTTGCTTCCTAAGGACTCCTATACGGTATTTTACACCGAAGTCAGAAACTTCTTGAAATCTTCTTTCGAGTGTAAGAAAGTGTGGCGTGCAGTTCGTGACTCTCTTAGCTCTGGCTCCTCTTTCGAAGACTCAGCAAATAAATACAACGCTGACTTGGATGCTATGCTTCTTTTCTGGAAGGCCCTTTCAGACGAAGATAAGACTTCATTGTCTGCTTCTCTCTCTGCGGAAGACTGTTACGACTTCTTGACCAAGAAAGAGTTAACAGACCTTACTTCTCGTCTAGATAAATACTGTGGCAAGGTAGCCTACCTCAGACTTAGATTTTTGGCCGACAATGATAAGTCGTTTGACTTGGCAGATTTACGAGGAGAGTTACTGGCCCAGGGACTTCAAGTCGTTAGAACGTATGAGCACACAAAAAACATTCCTCTGATCGAGAATTATGCCAAGGCCTCTATTCAGAATCACGCAATAAATCTAATACAGCATTTCACGTCTGAATCCAGGGCCTGCGTAAAGAATATCACTACTGGGTGCGGAACTTGTATATTTTGTCTTACTGACAAACCGCAAAGATGCAGTCAGTCTGTTGCCGATTATTCTTTGACTACTGTTTCTACAGAAGGTCTTCCTGTTCAGGACCTTGGTAAAATTAGGTACACTGCAGAGGACATGCTTCAAGCCAGGGGATTGATAGAAACCCTTAAAAAGGATGCTCCCTCTCCGCTTCAAGATCTCATTGATCTTGTGTTCTCTGGGTCCTCTCACGATGAATTCGAACTTTGGCTGCTGAAGGAACACGAAACAAGTATTGATGACCTCTTGTCCAAACCTAAGAAGCTTGTAAAGCTAGCCTGCGACTACTTCAACCTATCGCAGGCAGATGTGCGCAAGCATCTTCTTTCTCGTTACACCACCTATAAGGCACAGGTAGCTTGATGAGCACTCGTTTCGTAGACAAATATCGCCCTAGGACTCTTTCTGACGTAGTAGGACAGCCAAAGGGCGTTGCTCAGCTTCAGGGTCTTCTGGAGTCATCCAAGGTAGCTGGAAACACTATTCTTTTGTCAGGTCCATATGGAGTCGGAAAGACTACTATTGCACGTATACTTGCAAAAGCAGTAAACTGTAAGGCAGGAAAAGCTGACCCCTGTGGAGAGTGCAACTCCTGCCTTCTAAGCTTGGATAAGCATCCGGATATTACAGAGATAAATGCAGCAGAAACTCGTGGAATAGATGATGTCAGGACTATACTAGCGCAAGCTAACTTTAGCCCCCGATACAAAGCCAGAGTGTTTATTCTGGACGAGCTTCATCAGCTGACAGGACCTGCTGCTCAAGCCTTTCTTAAGATGTTGGAAGAGCCGCCCAAACACACTGTGTTTATACTTTGTACTACAGATCCATACAAGCTTTTGCCCACCATTCGTAGCAGGGCTACTTGGGTCAAACTTGCTGAGTTGGCTCCAAGGGATATTACTCGTCTACTCAACAAGGTATGTAAGCAAGAGGGAATTTCGTACGGAAAAGAGATTCTTTCCTACATAGCAGACCTGTCATCAGGTCATGCACGAGATTCGCTAAATCTCCTTGAACAGCTGTATGCCGCCTCGCCAGATATGACAGCAGCCGAGGCCAAAGAACAGCTTCCGGAAATTGCTGAGGGAATTCTGGGTTCTTCTCCTGATGCCTTAGTCCCAAAATACGTGGATAAAATGCTTTCCGGATCGCTTACTCCTATGGTGTACTTGCGCAAGGTGGAACACCCTGAGCATTTTCTAGGGTTGATTATCAAATTTTTGAAGGAGTTGACCATCTACAAGATAGAGCCCAGAATGGTGGACAACCCTTCCTTGTCTGACTTTGTGAAGAACTCTAGTTCAAAGCACGTCTCCTCCGAGAAACTGGTCTCTCTTTTTGAGATACACCTAGACGCACAGCAGAAATCCAGACATCTTTCGGATCCGTTGGACATGTTGGATCTCGCCATTCTAAAATCCTATCAGGTTGTAAAGAGCTAATGCCTATCCGGCTTCCCATATTTGATACGTTAGCTTCCAACCGTGCCACGGTATATAAGACTCCGGCAGACGCAGTCACAGATTGTAGTTATTGTCGTGCCCCCTGTTGCCAGCTTATTGTAGATTTGACGGATGAAGAAGCTCCCCTCTATGAGACTCAAGAATCCCCAATTAATCCGGGTAGGCGAGTTCTGAAGAGAAAAGAGCACGGGTACTGTGTGTACCATTCTATGGAAACTGGGTGCACAATCTATGATAGAAGGCCTACGGTGTGCAGTCATTATTCTTGTCGCTCAGACAGGAGAATTACTCCTTCCTTAAAATACGGAAAGGCTAGACCTCTCACATGAAGACGGACTTCAAGAGGTTTCGGATAAAAAATGCGCTTAGCTTTGAATACGCGGACATGCCCTTGGACAACCAAGGGCTGGTCTTCATCCAAGGCAGCAACTTAGATGAAGGAGACTCTAATGGGTCTGGAAAGACTACCCTCTTCGAGTTGTTAGCCCTTAGCCTCTTCGACAAGCTGACAAAAACGGATAGGAGGGTGACCAAGACCAGTCTGATGAACATGCACAGACCTAAGGGGTTCCTAACTAGATTGGATCTCGATATTGATTCTGTTCCTCACGTTATAGAAAACTTTCGATCCCACCCTAAAAAGGGAACTGGGATGACAATTTATAGAGATAAGGTGAACGTCACTCCAGATGACCCAAGAGAAGCTCGGAAGATGATTTCTCGTCTAATAGGTCTCAGCTGGAATGAATACCTTGGTAGAGTGTACCTGAGTCAAAGGTACACTCATATGATGATAGACGGAACCCCAGCTCAGAAAAAAGAGTATTTGAGCATGTCTTTTGGCTTGGACACTCTCGACGCTATGTCGAAAGAGGTGACTAAGAGACTCAATGCTATTCCTCTTCCTGACGAGACCCAGCTTCAATCTATGTTAGATTCCGTAAATTCTGACCTCGATTCCTTGTCATCGGAGGAGGATCTGGAGGCAGAATACGCTAGACTTTCTCTTCTACATTCTGACATTCAAGACCAGTTGGTATCTCTGCGTGTTGAGCTGGAAAGGCATGAGTTAGCTCGTTCATTTGCAGAGGAGAGATCTGAGTGGAAGAAAAAGCTGAAACCGCATGGAATAAAGCTTGAGTCTTCCACACTCAAGTCTAAGGTTGATTCGGTGAGATCTTCGCTTGACTCTCATAGGCAGGACTTACAAAATCTTCTAAAGAGAAACAAATTGGAGTCCGCTCTTTCCTCTTTGACGGACGACCTGTCTCTGTCACTAGAAGATATGGGAGATATAGAGTCCAAGCTTTATTCTACGGAATCAAAGTTAGAGGCTAGAGAGTCGATCTTGCCGGAAGTGGAGCGAAAGCACAAGCTTTTGGAAAAACTTCAGTCTATTCCTTCCGACGAGTTATCCGTGGCTGTACTCTCGTCTAGAGTAGAAAAGTGGTCAGGAAAGTTATCCGAACTTAAGGGAACCGCATCTTCCCTAAAGTCAGAACTGTCTAAGCTAGAGTCTCTTGAAGACGTGTGCTACGCCTGTCTTCGGCCCATCGATGCACAGTCTAAATCTGCCATGCTTAAGGAAAGACAGGATGCTCTGGCTGAGCTTTCGTCTTTGCGTAATAACGCAGTCACTGCGTTGTCTCATTATGAAGATAGATTGGCCGCTGCAAATAAACGTGCGGAAGTTCTTATAGAGTTGGAAGACCTCCTCCCTTCTGACGATTTGGTGACTCTTCAAAAAGAAATAGCGGACCTCAGGAAACTTCGTTCCACCTTGCGTACTTCTCTTAGCTCTTTATCCAAGTATAGATCTGTGCTAGACCAATTGTCTGAGATTCCTCCTGTCTCTGGCTCGGTTTCTCACTATGAGACACGTATAGAGGAACTGTCTTCCTCCTTGCTCCTTCTGGAGAAGGCATATGCCTGGTCCCTTAAACACGGGGACACGTTCTTTGATCCGCACGCGCTTCAGCGCTCTATGTCGTCTGTGGCTGATATGACTGAGCGCCTTTCAGATACCAACGCAGAGCTAATTCGAGTCAAGGAGATGTCTGTTAGAGTCTCTTCTCTTAAGAAGCAAAAAAGCGAAATCACTCGAAGTCTGAACTCTTCTTCTGCTGAGAAAAATAGATCCCGTGTGCTTCGATATCTGAATATCACGTTGGACGACCTTCGGAAGGCTGCTCTAAGGGACAGCACCCAACTACTAAGCACCGTTCTTCCCGTGTACCTGAATCAGTTGTTCCCCGGAGGATCTATACAGTTAGAGGTTACTGACGATGCTGACGGATTTGACCTGATGTTTCGCAAAGGGGACAGGTCTATCCCTCTCACATTGATAAGTGGCGGCCAAGCCAAGCGAGTAGGATTGGCGATCATCTTTGCTTTTGCCAAGATGGGTAGAAATACCACAAATCTACTGATTTGTGACGAACCGTTTCGTGACCTCGATAAGAAGGGAAGAGAGGCATGCTTCGAAGTCCTAAGGGACTTCAATATGGGAACTGTGCTAGTAACTTCTCATGACCACGACATGTCATCTCTTCGTCGCTATGACCAGGTGTGGACTGTAAAGATGGAGAATCACGTTAGTCGTTTGCTTACTGAGTGAAATATGCCTAGTTTAGTTGGATTAGCTTTTACTTCTCCTTCGATCGCTGTGATGGTGATAAACCGCTCTATGTTTAGAGTGCATTTGTACCACAACAGCCCAGAAGATTTGCACTCCTTCTTGCAGGAGGCTGATGACCGACTTCCTGTGGTTTTGGTAGATGGAATCTCTGCCTTGAAGAGACTTTCTTCTGTAGATGGAGTTCACTCGTTTCTCGTCACTGATGACCCCCTAGCTCTATCCCAGATAGAGGGTGTAGTGTTGTTGGATGCCGAATCCGACCCCATGTTTTCTGGTCACAAAAAGAAGAACATAACGCCAGAAGAACTGAACTCTGCCCTTTTATCCTCCCCGCCTTCTTTCCGGCTTCCTGCCTCCGACTCTGCCCTAGACGATTTAGGGGATGACATTTCCTTTAGGGAAGTTCTTTCTACTGTCTCTTACGATAAAGAACTCGGTGACGAATTTCTGAAAAACGTGTGTTCTTACTTGGTGGGGATTATACACCGCAAGTCTTGGGTGTCCAGAGTTCAGAAACCTGCCCTGGCTATGGGAGTTCCTGTTGAGCGTCTCGCAGAACTTGAGAAGTTTATTGAAACTACCCATTCTTCTGAGATGTTATGGCGTGCGTTCTTCTCTCATGTAGAAGCTTCGGTTCCCCTACAGGACGCGGCCAACCAGTTTGGCGCTCGTATAGATGACTTGGAATTTATAGTGTCTGTCTTAGGGACGGAAAAACCTAAATGGGTAAAGTACCCTAAAGACAAGCCCTTAGTGATAAAAACAAAGAGAAGAGTTAGAAAGCTGAAGGGAAACACAATACAGGGAACCTCTATGAACATTTCTACTCCCTCTCTTCCTCCTGATAGTGTAGATCTTATGTCTGTTCTTTCTCGCATAGATGAGCAGACTGGATCTACCACCTTTTCTCGTGTCGCTTCTGCTTTCATCTGTCGCCTTGTAGAGTCCAAATCTTTTAGGTCCGCCTCTAAAAAGGCTTTGGCCGCAGGTGCTTCACCCGACGACTTGGATCTTGTATCTTCGTTTGCTCTCTCCGATTCTTTGGTTTGGAAAGCTTTCTGCTATCATTCTTACTACATAGGCGTTTCTCCTCAGGATTCTGCTCGTAAATTTGGAGTACCGGTACAGCACCTATCTGCTCTACTGAGCTACAAGCCGTTGGCTTATGTGTTTGAGTGGTCTTCTTGGCCTGATGACCTGGAGTAACCTATGAACAGAGAAGATAGCTGGTTCACACTGTATAGCGGAGCCAGGTTTTACCCATTTAGGGACAACCTACAGGCCTCTATAGACATACACGATATAGCTACCGCCCTATCCAAGCTTTGCCGATTCAACGGTCACTGTAGATTATTTTACTCCGTGGCAGAGCACAGCGTGCATTGCTCTAAATACGTCTCTCCCGAAAACGCCTTAGCAGCTCTTCTTCACGACGCAACTGAGGCATATGTCGGAGATCTTATTAGACCCATCAAAAGATTTATGCCAGACTTTGAGGAATTAGAGGCTCGCATATGGGAATCCATAGCTCGTAAGTTCGGCCTTCCGTTGGACCTTCCGGAAGAGGTGCATGAGGCAGATAACTCTGTTCTTATGGCAGAAGCCAGAGATCTTCTGTACCCCGTTGGAGAGTTGAAGTTTTCCTACCTGAATGCCAGCCCTCCTCCAGGGCTAAATGTTAATGACCCACTTCTTCCAGCGCAAGCCCAGGAACTTTTTCTTACCCGGTTTGAAGAGCTTACTCGATGAAGAAGACCTTAGACGGTAGAAAGGTACACGTAAGTTCTTCTATGCTGTCCATGTCTTCTGTCAAAGACACGCGAGATAGACAGGTCTTTAGGGGCACATTTGATCCTGACAACGATCACAGGGGTGTGCTAATATTCATAGACTTCTTTCCTGAAGAATCGTTTCCTCACCTTTGTCGTTATATCTTTGTTCGAGACAACGGCTATCCTGAAGTCGTGGACTCTATTTTTGATCCTTCACTTGACATACACTTTCGTATCGTGTAGTATTTCTTGGCTCCATCGTCTAGAGGCCTAGGACCGCGCCCTTTCACGGCGTTAACACGGGTTCAAATCCCGTTGGAGTCACCAAAACATATCGGGGCATAGCTGAGCTTGGTTATGGTATTTCTGTGAAACGTTGTTTAGTTTGTAACGTGGAAAAGCCAATAGACGAATTTCCTTATCTTACAAAGAGAAACAGGCATCTCTCTAAATGTAGAGAGTGCAAGAGATCCTACGACCGTAGGTATTGGAGTGGTACCAAGGAACTGAGGTTGGCAAGAAAGCAGTCTAACTTTGCTAAGTTGAGGATGCGAAATACCGAGTATATACTCAACATACTAAAAACCAATCCGTGTGCTTCTTGTGGCGAATCCGACCCCATAGTACTTGACTTTGACCACCTAGACCCTTCTACTAAGATAGAAAACGTGTCAAACCTTGTAGGTAGTGGCTGTTCTCTTAGAAGGATAAAAGAAGAAGTGAAAAAGTGTCAAATATTATGTGCCAACTGCCATAGAAGAAAAACAGCCAGAGAAAGGGGATACATTAGAATAAGTGCTCTGTAAATTACACATCGAGGTGTAGGCTAACGGTCAGTCGCTAGTTTTGGGAACTAGATCAAGCAGGTTCGACTCCTGTCACCTCGACCATAAGATTAGGACAGACACAACGTCAGTTCGAATCTGGCTGCCCCGACCATATATGGTATTCATGGAAAACGATTACCATATACTTAGACAGATAGTAAGCGCTGTGAGCGATCTTACAACTCGCCATTCCAACGGAGTGGAAAAGGGTTTCCTTCTTTCCTTCTCTATGTGTTTAGACGCCCTTTTAGAGTCACATGGTGATCCGTCTTCTTTCTCTTCTCTTAGAAGAAAATTTGATGGACTTCCCTCTTCTGGCAAGTCTGGCGTACTTTACTTGTCCTTACTATCGGTGTGCGACCTGGCCGTCTGTTTTTCTACAGAAGGCGCAGAAAAATTGACTCTTTCCTTACTGTCTCTTAGACCCTCTTCCAACTAGTTTCTTGTAAAAGACTCACCTACACCTAACAGGAGCCTGTCCATGTCCTTGTCAAAGAGCGACTACGCCAAACTTCAATCTCTGTTGATTGAAGCCATAGTAAAGAGAAATTACTACGTCAGTCTAAAAAATGGGCCTATTCTAAACCTTGATGAAATCAGAGGAATGTTGATGTTGATGGGGCTTAACAGCCTCGACGAAGTGGAGTCACATGACTCCTACAAGGGCATAGCTGTGCCCTCTTCTGATACACTAACTTCACCCTCTCCACAAGAGAACAGCACTCCTAGCTCCTCCTCTGAAGAAAAGGAATCTAGTGATTCTAAGAAGGGAAGAGGACGCCCTCGAAAGAATCCTGTAGAAGTTCCTTCGGACGAGGAAGAGGATACTCCGTCCGTCGCTACAAAGGCAACAACCACTGAGCCTTTGACTAAAAAGTCAGCAGCTCCCTCTCCTCAGGACGAGGATGAGGACGAGGATGAGGACGAGGAATCTCCGCCGAAAAAGGCTTCGAAAGCCCCCACAAAGAAAACTGCGCCGCCTCCTTCCGATGATGAGGATGAGGACGAGGATGAGGACGAGGAGGAACCTCCCCGCAAAGCCGTCAAGGTGTCCAAAGCCCCTCCTAAGAAGGTCGTTGAGGATGATGAGGATGACGAAGACGACGAAGAGGATGACATTCCTCCGCCGCGTAAAGCGCCTACCAAGCCTCTTGCCAAGGCGCCCGTCAAATCCAAGGCCCCAGTAGACGAAGATGACGACGATGACTTCGATGACTGGGACGACGAAGAGGACGACTGACCTAGCGCTGCAATAGAAAGAGCCCCTCAAAAAGGGGCTCTTTCTATTGCAGCAACCCTGCTCATACTAGATGGGAGTACGCTTTCTTTCACAGGAGTATCCGTGTTTGATCTACTAGAACCTATGATTAGTTTTTCTTCGCAGAGACTTGACCACTGTTGGATGTGTGTCGAATGCCGCACCATCTTTGACGTCAAGTGTGCGTGTGCAGTTTGTGGGGCAGATAACTTTGTCCCTTATGTGGATAGGAGGCCCCTCCTTCTCTCTAAGGAGGTTAGGAATGCAGTAGTTAATCTCATCGACGAAATTGCAGATACGCTATCAGACCTAGACTTAGACTCCCAGTGTTTTTACACTAGTGAATACATGCCATTCCTCAGTGGTCTCTTAGACGAGGCAGCACATGCCTCCGAAGTTAGGAAATCCGGGTCCACGGGATATCGTACTACATCTTTGTCCGTGGAAGAGCTTCTGCCTCTCTTTAGATCTATGAAGAAACCCTGCAGGTGAACACATGTCAGATTGCTGCCGTGCCTCCTCCGTTGGTTCAGATAAGAAGCTTTTTGACGACTTGCTGTCAGTTTTGAGCCGCCTTTCTGCTCGTCCCCTTGATAAAGTTCTCATGGACATGAGCGTAGGAACAAAGTTGGCTGCTTACACTCGTTTAGTTGAGGAGGCTAAAAGAATAGCTGAAGCCTTAGAGGAAATGGGGCACACATGAATTCAGTTGAAAACTCGATTCAAAAACTCAGAGAACTGCTAGTAAAGTGCGGGTACAACAGAACTCACCACGCAGCAGTTTTACTTGCTAGATTGCGTAAGGCCGTAAAAGTTTCTGCCACCAAAACAGGAGTGTCTATGTCTAATGATGTCGTACGCCACTATGAGGAGTTACGTAGCCGTTTACTTCTAGACGGATTTGACCCAAACAGCAAAGTCATGAAGACAGTAGACCGACTTAGACTTTCTCTACTGGAAGACGGATTTGACATGACATCCCCTGACGTTTCTCCTCCACTTTCTGAGGAGGCGCCAGAACACGAAAACGATTCCGTATCGCAGTCTACTACTATAATTAAGGCTTTTCGAGCCGCACACCCACATGACATTTCTGTGTTGCAGGGTGTGTTTTCTTCCATCTCTGGTTGGAAATTCAGAGTGGTACACTCTAAGACTGCTGGTCCTTCTTTCGTGGTTGTACACAACCATCCCTCCATTACTCCCTCTCACGTAAAGGAGGCTATAAAAACTTACTTGTCTGAGGTTGGATCGCCATGACAGACACCTCTGTAGGAAACCTGTCGTTCGACCACTACACTCTAGAGACAGACGCGGAAAAGAATCTGGTTTCTTTGGAGGCTTCTCTTTTAGTCGCTGGGTACCATCCTTCTTCTGACACTATTCGCATACTTCATAAGCTAAAAAGGTCAATGAAGCGCAACAGGGTCAGGAGATACTCTTTTTCTGTTCATCCCGTGGTAGTCACGTCCAAGCAAAGCACTCCTCCCTCTGCGGAACTCTGTTCTGATACCGAGGAGTTGTTCTTGGTAAGGGATATAGTGGAAAAGTGTACAGGATTTGGAGTCAAATCCTACAAAAACAAAGTAACTAGCAGCGGACACAACCTCACAACATTTGTTCTGGCAGGTCCCTGTGTTGATCTTCTGTTTGACCCCGACTCACCTCTTCTTAGGGAACATTTGGCTTCATCCGTGCTAGAACACACAAAGAGTTCTCTTTCTTCTTTTTGCGTAGGCTCTACGTCTATTTCTAAGAAGGGTGACATGGTAGGAGTCAAAGTTCAGTGCGTGTACAGAAAGTAGTAACGTGGCTAAAAAGAAGACTCCTCTGGCCTCCTCCATAGCTAAAGAGTGGGATGTCTCGATAGCAGCGAATGACTTGGTCGTTCTTCTATCGGATAGTGCGCCACATGTTTACCTTGTATTGGCTGTGTACCCCCGTATGGTTATGGAGCACGATCTCTACAATTCACCCAGTCTTTTGTCAAAGGGGTACAAACCGGGAGACGACCTTCCTCCACTGGTACACATTCGTAGAGTACGTATGGCCCCATTCTGGGACGCAATTCCTCCTGGACATACAGTAGACCGAAAAGTAGATGCCTTTGCTTTGTCAAAAATAACAAAAGAGCAAATACGTTCTGTCATGGAAAACCTGGTCTCCATGATGCTGTCAATTTCTTGAGCAAATCGCTATGTACGACATCTGATTGCGGGCAGGTATCACATGAATTTTTCTATCGATGACCACACCATCTATTTGACGGTTCACGGAAGTAGGGCCTACGGAACCAACCTAGATACCTCCGACACAGATTTCAGAGGAATAGCTATTCCACCTAAGGAATACTTTTTAGGTTATTCTTTCGTTTTCGAGCAAAACGAGCAGCACGACCCTAACGACAAGGTAGTATTTGATATAAGAAAGTTCTTTAGGCTGGCCTCCGACTGCAACCCAAATGTGGTAGAGATACTATACACCGACCCTTCTAATCAAATTAAGGTCGATAAGTTAGGTGAAAGGCTTCTGGAAAACCGAGAACTATTCCTATCCAGAAAAGCTCGCTATACGTTTGCAGGGTATGCACACTCGCAGCTTAAGAGAATCAAGACCCACAGGTCTTGGCTTCTGTCCCCTCCAAAAGGCAAGCCTCTGCGCTCTGACTTTGGTCTTCCAGAGGAGGGAAATAAGATCGTTAGTGGGTCCACTATGGGTGCCTTTGACGAGTTGTCCTCCTCAGGCTATTCCTTTGGAAGTGACGTGATGCAGGTTATCCAAAAGGAAAAGCAGTACGCCAGCGCTCTTCATCATTGGCAGCAGTATGAAAAATGGCAGAAGAACAGAAATAAAGATAGAGCTGCCCTGGAGGCTCAGCATGGCTTTGATACTAAGCACGCTCTTCATTTGATAAGGCTGCTTAGGATGTGTGTCGAAATTCTGTCGGGTAAGGGGGTCATTGTTCGACGTCCTGACTTCGAGGATCTTCTGGCCATTCGTCGCGGAGAGTGGACCTACGATAAACTGATAGAGGAAGCCGAATCCCTGGATGCTGAGGCGGCGCGTCTCTACGAGTCTTCGCCCCTGCCAAAGAACCCTCCTGTACACAAGCTAGATGCCCTTTGTATCTCGTTGGTGGAGGAGTGGCTATCTAGAAAGTGATAGTTTGTCATGTCATCCCAGCTACTGACACGAGAAGAATTTAAGTCACAGGTTTTTACCCGTGACTCTCATAGGTGCGTTCTCTGTTCTAGTCCTGCTGTTGACGCCCATCACATTATAGAGCGCAAGCTATGGCCTGACGGTGGGTATTATCTAGACAACGGAGCTTCAGTGTGTGCTTCTTGTCATCTGCTTTGCGAAGAAACAAAAGTATCTTGCGAAACTCTAAGAGAAAAGTGCGGAATAAGAAAAGTCATTCTGCCTCCTCATTTCGATTCCTCGTCTCGATTTGATAAGTGGGGCAATGTGTATTTATCCTCCGGGCTCAGAACTCCGGGTGAGTTGTTTTTTGAGGAGCAGGTTCAGAAGATTCTTTCTGATTCCTTACACGAATTCACTCACATAATAAAATACCCCAGGACTTATCACTTGCCATGGTCGCCTGGTGCTACAAGCGATGATAAGACGCTGGAGTCAGTCAGCCAGTTTGAGGGTAGGGAAGTAGTGGTTACGGCCAAAATGGATGGCGAGAACTCCTCTCTTTATAGGGACCACATACATTCACGGTCATTATCCTACACGCCTCATGAATCTAGGAATCTTCTCAAATCTCTTTGGTCCCAGATCAGGTATGATATACCCGATAGATGGAGAGTTTGTGGAGAAAACCTTACTGCAGTTCATTCCATAGCATACACAAACCTATCTCACTTCTTTCAAGTTTTCTCCATATGGAATGAATGGAATGTGTGTCTCTCTTGGGATGACACTGTGTCATGTGCTGACATGCTTGGGTTACGCACTGTTCCTGTTCTATACCGAGGAATCTGGAACGAAAACGTACTCAAAGAAATCGACGTGTCTTCTTTGGACGGAGATCCATGCGAGGGTTACGTTGTTAGAGTGGCATCAGATTTCAAATACTCTGAGTTTCGTCGTTTAGTAGGCAAGTTCGTTCGGAACAACCATGTTCAAACAGATCAGCACTGGATGAGAAAAGCTGTTACGTTTAATGGATGGGTCGAAGGATGACCTAAATTTTGGTTATATTCTTTTTTGGTGGATAGGAATCCACATACAGTACTGTAAATAGAGACTGTTCTAGTCAACGTGACTAGAGAAAGGCATCATCATGACAAATCCGAACTACACTCACATCTCCATTCTTATCGACGAGAGCGGCTCCATGCAGCACCTGGCCGCGGACACCATAGGAGGATTCAACTCTTTTATTGAGGAACAGCGCTTGGTGGAGGGAAAGGCCACCGTTTCTGTCCATACCTTTTCTACCCGAAGGAAAACTCTTTCTTCCATGGTTCCAATAAAAGAGGCAACCTTGCTCGATCGCGCTTCTTACTCCCCCAGCGGAGGGACTGCCCTAAACGACGCTTTGGGGCAGTCTATAATCGACCTAGGAAAAGATCTTTCGGATCTTCCCGAGGAAGATCGCCCAGGTAAGGTTCTTTTTATTGTAATCACGGATGGGGAAGAAAACTCGTCTTGCTCTTTTTCGAAGGAGCAGGTAAAATCCATGGTTGAGCAGCAGGAATCTATCTATAAGTGGAACTTTATCTACCTCGGAGCTAACGTAGATAGTTTTGCAGAAAGTTCTTCCATAGGAATAAGAGGGGCTAACACTCTTAACTACGACGCCTCTGCGGAGGGTATACGTGGTACGTACACCGTACTTTCGGGAAGTATAGGCTCCTCCAGGATTCACGCGAAATCCGATGCCTCACTCTCTTTCTACGGCCAAGCATCTGATGTAGAGGCAGCCCGAGGTATAGACTTCGATCAGGTATTCAAGATTCAGAGCGCCACTAACGGAGATCAGGACCCCGGTTCTACCCCCTGATGGAAGCCCCCTTATTGGGGGCTTTTTTGTAGCCATCCTAGAACGAAACGAACCCTGCTCATAGTATAGACCCACCCCGCAAAAGGGAGGCTTAAGTGGGACGTTCTTGGATTGTAGAAAATAAGTGGACTTGCTATTCCTGCGGGTCTAAAAACCTTGGCAGGGACATGCGATGTTCTACTTGTGGTTCCCCTAAGGAAAAGGGAGAGAAGTATAATCCTGGGGGTTCCACGCCTGTCACCGACCCAGAGTTGCTCAAGCAGGCATCTGCAGGTCCTAACTGGACGTGTAGATTTTGCTTTAATGACAACCGCGCCCTTTTGACTTCTTGCCGAGTGTGTGGGGCAAGTAGGGATCCTTCCGAACCTCCGCCTGCCCCTAAAAAGAGGTCAAAGGCCACAATCATTCCTCCCCCAAGAGCAGCATCCACTGCTCCCTCTCCTGCTCCCTCTCTAAGGGAGAGTCCTAGATATGCGGTGCTTATCGAGGAGAAGAGTTTATTCTCCACTCTACGAAAGAATGTTGGACTAATTCTTCTTTGTTTGGCTGTTTTGTCTTCTTTTGTAATTCTTTGGGTTTTGTTATCCACTCATGAGGTAAGGGCGGAAGTACGGTCTACCTCCTGGGAATACAGGAAAATCCTGGAACAGAGGATGACTAAATCTGGCTCCGGCTGGGGGACTCCTTCTGGGTCTTTTAACGCATCCTGTCACACCAGACAGAGAGGCACAGAGAGATGCCATCCTAGAGATTGCAATCCACATCAGGTATCTTACGATTGTCGACCACACGACTGTAGTTGTCACGTTAGTTGCACTGATCTCTCTAATGGTTACTCTCGCTGTGAGGAACACTGTTCTACGTGTTACGACACTTGTACACGGACAGAATACAACACCTGTTACGATGAGTGTCCTGTATACGATGAATGGTGTACTTATTCCTACTATGAGTGGGACGAAATAGACCGAGAAGTGACGCGTGGTACAAATGACGAGCCTCATTGGGGCAGCAGGATTTCACCTAATGAATCCGTGCCCCAAAGAGTGATCAAGTCCGAATCCTACAGCGTAATCTTCTATGCTGATGAGGAGGAGTGGACATATCATCCTTCTTCCCTTCGAGAATACTCATCTTTTTCTACTCAGGATTCTTGGTTGATTGAGGTAAACTACGCCGGAATGGTCTGGCCTAGAAGACCTCAACAAGAAAATCGCTGAAAGGTGCCTACATGTCTCAATTGTCTACCCTGGCTCATCCCGTGACTCCGCTGACTGCCTCTTTGCCTCCTGCTGTGGCAGCAATCCTCAAGGTGGCCAAAGATACCCGAGACCTCGACGGACGAGTGGAGTATACCCTGGACATCGACAAGGGTCTTGCTTCTCTCCTGCTAGAAAACAGGGACGAATGCCAGCGACGAGTTTCCAGGGAACGTGTACTGGAGCTTCGTACTGATATCGAAGCTGGAAAATGGATTAACACTGGTGATTCTATTCGTCTGTCTCCTACGGGAACTCTCGTGGACGGTCAGCATCGCCTCACTGCGTTTGTCTCCTCCAACACTCCGCCGCATTTCATTCTTAAGGACATGACTGTTGTTCTTTTGAAGAGTGCTGCGGCTCTTGATGTAGTGGACACCGGAAAGAGCCGCACTCTCAGCGATCTGCGCAAGATGACAGGCCGTAAGGCAGTTTCGGGGCGGATCATTGGCGGAATTCTTTTTGAGCTTCGCTCTTTCGACCAGAAGGACAACTTGTCTAAGATGAAGCGCAACGAGGTTGTGGACAACCACCCCTTTCTGGACGACCTCGTAGACATGGCATCTCCTAAGAACGGGTTTACACTAGCGTCTACTCCCGTGATTGCTGCTGCTATCCGATGCATGCGTGTACCGGGAGCGAAGGACGAGGCCCTTGCGTTCTTCCAGGCAGTCGCCCAAAACCGACACGCCATTGACGGAGTTACCATTCCTCAGATTGAGCTTCTTACGAACTGGCTGTTGACTAACCAGCACTCGGGCGGAGGTCACGCTATTCGTAGAGAAACCGCTGCTCGGTGTATCTCTGCGTGGAATGCTTATCGTCAAAAGCGGAAGCTGAACCACCTTCGCTACTCCAAGGCCAACGAGTTCCCCTCTCCCGTGTGATGCTAAAGTTAGCAGTGTTAGGCGAGAGGTCGTCTAACACTGCTAACTACCTTGTTATTTTATCTACGTTCCCACCTCATCACACAGGAAGGGGGTGTACGTGGGTAAAACAAAAGAAGACAAGAAAAAGCACGTTCATAGTAAGCAGCAGAAAATTTGGAATTATCTCTCCCAGCATGAGTGTGAAATGTGTGGTGAGAGAGACCCTCTTGTCCTTGAGTTTGACCACCTACACAATAAAAGAGTAGACATATCGAAATTGATAAGATCTACCACATGTAGTTGGAACCATCTTCAGTTAGAGCTTGACAAGTGTCGCGTCTTGTGCTCTAATTGCCACAAGAGAAAGACACATCAGGAGTCTAACTCTTACCGCTACCGATTTCTACTACTGGCGCAAGCAGGATGACACACCTCAAACCTAAACGTTGAGACCTTAGCCATGCATGGCAAGTCCTATATGGAATCCATCCTGGCTTATCTCCTGCTATACGTTTTTGGCGTAGTGTCTGGCTTCATACTTCTTTTAGTGCTGGATAGCCAGTATGTTCCATGGTGGGAGATAACTAACTACATCTTTCCCTCCCGCATACAGCATTGGCTCTTGTGGGGCACAGGACCGTAGCTCAGTCGGTAGAGCAGTGGACTTTTAATCCAACGGTCGAGGGTTCGAGCCCCTCCGGTCCTACCAAGAATAGACCTTTGTTTGACAGGTGAATCACCCCTCTGCTACCTTATTTAGGAGAGTAGAGGAGGTGCCTTGTGCGTAAACCAAAGGAACCGGCGTGTAAACACACCAGTCTTCTAAAAAGGTTTGACAAGATAAACCTCGAATTTTTTGGGGGTATGGTGTGCGGAGGAATAGGTTGGCGCCATCTTCCTCTAAAAAGTAAGTATACTGCCCAAGCCTGCTGTGTATTCGAGGAAAGGTTGATAAAGGTCAACTCTTTTATGGACGACATTCGAATACCTTTGTGGTATTTAGACTTTGTCATCTACCATGAAATGCTTCATCTTCAACACGGGCCTCAGCAATTTTCTCCGGATGGGAAGCCATATCCGCATAGTTTGAGATTTCAGTGCATGGAGATAGCACATCCTGACTACCAAAAAGCTTTAGAATTCGAGAAAGTAAAGCTTCCTAACATCATAAGTAGTTGGATACGGTGGAGAGATTGGAACAGAAAGTCTAAACCTAGCGGTGTAAAAGACACTCAGGTCAGATCTGCCGCCAAGAAAACTAAGTAAATACCTACTATTTAGCCTTCGCATGACGACGAGAATATCAAAGCACGACCCTTCCAGAAATGGATACCAAAAGAAATATCAGAAGAAAAGGTATCATGAACGTAAAAAGGAAGCTATTGATATATTAGGCGGAAAGTGCTCTGTATGTGGTTCTACCTCTAATTTGGAATTCGACCATAAGAACCCTGATGGTAAATCCTTTACTCTCACTAAGTTATGGTCCGTGCCCGAAGCGGAATTCAAAAAAGAGTTAAAGAAGTGTCGCCTTTTATGCAGGAAACACCATCTAGAAAATACTGGAAAGCAAAGGGAAAACGGTACAGTAAAATCCGAACCTGGCAAAAGCCAGTATGGGAAAGACAATAAAAAGAAGGCGTACACGCTAAGCCTTCAGCTCCTCAAGCTTTCGAAGAAGGTTTCCCTTCAGGAACTTGCCAAAGATGCCTCTTCAGTCGCATCTTCCGTTGCCTCTTCTTTCGACGAGGTTAAGTCTGCCTCCGCTTCTTCCTTTCGTAAGTCCGATAGAATCGGTCGTCCAGTCATCACCTGGAACGTGTTCAGAAAGGAAAACGGAAATCAGGTTTTGTTTACTGTGTATGGGCGAGAAAGGGACACAGATACGGTAAACAAAATAGTGTCTTCCCTGAAAGAAAAATTAGGTCATTTTGGTGCTATATTGGAGTACGAAGATGACCTAAGTGAGCCAGGTCTTCTCGTAAAGGTTGTTTCAGGAGTACACACGTGATTACACCTTCTTTACGTAGACGGACTTTGTCCAAAGTCAGAATCGCAAAAGCCCTAATCCGCTTCTCTCAAAAGCGAAAGAAGTTGGCTGGTATTACTCAATCTCTCAGTGGAATGGGTAAGAGCCCTGTGGATCTTCTTAAATTCATGTCTGGTCTAGGTGATCTTCCCGGAGCTGAGGACCAGACAGCGGAAAACGAAGATGAGCCTGTAAAGGACGAGGCAGAGGACGAAGAGGGTGGGTTTGCTACTTCCATCGTTGACATGCTCTCTTGACGATCTTACCTTCCTGCCTATACTGCGTCTGTATCTCAATCGGATAGAGAACTGGTCTACGAAATCAGAGGTTGTAGGTTCGATTCCTACCGGACGCGCCAAGTAGGTTACCTGCCTACTTTTTAAATCTAAACACAAAGAGACTCACATGAAACTCAACCAAGTTTTGGCCATCGAAAAGGGTGTCAAAGCATCCTCCACCCGTGCTCTCACTGACCTTCATCGTAAAGCACAGACGCAGGCTCTGTACGACGGTAGGGAAAGAACATACCAACCTCTCAACGAGGAGGGTGAGAAGTTTCCCCCTGAGAGCCAGAAGGTGCAGATTAAGGCAAAGAATGTTCTGAAAGAGGTCCAGTCGGCTCTCTCCGAGCTTTTTGACGTAACCTTCACCAAGGATAGTGCCAATATGTCAGCTGTGGCTGACGTAAAGGTTGATGGTACGTCCTTGCTTACTGCTGTTCCTGTGACTTACTTGCTTTTTCTTGAGAAGCAGCTAACTGATCTTCACACCTTTGTTGCTAAGATGCCGATTCTAGACCCGTCAGAGAATTGGCAGTGGGATGACGGTCAATCTGCTTTCCGGTCTCCTGTAGTGGAGACTGCTAAGACTAAGAAGACCATCAAGCCCGTCATTCTTCATCCAGCCACCAAAGAGCATCCTGCTCAGGTCAAGGAAGTGTCCGAGGACGTAGTCATCGGATACTGGCGCCAGACCCGATTTTCTGGGGCCCTGACCCAGGAAAAGAAGGATGACATCCTGGACCGCATTCACAAGCTTCAACAGGCTGTTAAATTTGCTCGTGAGGAGGCCAACTCCGTCACTGTGACCAAGAAAGAAGTTTCTGGAGCCATCTTCAGCTACGTTTTTTCTGGTGTTTGACGGTTGTACAGGAGATCGAACCCTGTACATACTAGAAGACATGTAGAACTCTGCTCAAGTCCATGGGACTTGAGTTAGGGAAAGAGAACAAGTTCAAGTTCAACTTGAATATGGGTACGATCGGGTGCAGGTTCGAATCCTGCCCTCCCCGCCATTTTATGGGGAGGTAGCCCAACTGGAAGAGGCTAGTACCCCTCAATCCCTTCGTTAGTCTATTCTCTAATCTTGGAGACCCGAATCGATCGCCATCTCAACCTCTCGTTTACCCTTGCCTAAGATGATGGTTCAACTCCATCCCCCTTCGCTCAGCAACCAAATTCTTTTGGTTGCTGAGCGAAGGGGTGGTCTAATGGAATGACATAGGCACTTAGATCTAAAAAACGAGATTAAATGTCGTTGGCGTGAAAAAATGAAACGGGTACCTACTAAGTAGGACTACATCTGGGCGGGGTCAGCAAGGCTATGCTGGCCTCGCCTTTTTATTTAATGAGAGCTATGACCACCTCCAGTTAGACACTGTTTTACCCGGTCTCTTTTCTTGTGAAAGAGAAGTCTCTTTCGCATACGAGGGTAAACAGCTTCGTCTAACTGTGGATGAGTCTTTTGTGACAGATGACAATAAGTTAAGCGTAACGATTTTGGAGAGGAGACATGGCATAGTGTATGTCTCTCTTCCAGGCGAGACGTATTGTGGGTTATCTAGATTATTCCTTCCCGTTTCCTCACTTTCATCCTGAAAGATCATAGCATGACTGCTGAACGACACACCACGTCTTCAAGTTCTCAGGCAACCGCAGGATACCAGGAGAACTCATCAAGCTGCCGGAGGATTCGAATGACTAACCCCGAAGGGCTGACGTGGGCAGAGTGGGCGTACGCTGCTGGTATCCCTGAGCCGGGCGTACGTGTCTTCGGGCTCCCGGCTCCGCACCGGGACCCCACCACACAAACATTCTATCAACCACCTATACACCGCGCCGGGCACGAAAGGCGTGGCTATGCCTACCTCTTTCGCAAGGAGCGCAAAGCATGGCGTCAGGGAGAGGATCCCTCAGAGTGGCGGAACAAAGCACCACGCAGTTGAGCGGGTGGAGAACGTTGCGTCCCCGCAGATCGGATATTATGACCACTAAGAAAACGATTATTGTGTTTCACGGGGAGTGCACAGACGGGTGGACGGCTGCCTGGAGTGCATGGAAGAAGTTCGGTGATGAGGCGGAGTATTTCCCTGCCATTCATGGAAAGGCACTAGACTTTCCTGTGGACGGAAAGGATGTATATTTTTTGGATTTCTGCCCTCCTGTCGCAAAGATTGTTGAATGGGCTCATCGTTCTCGCACGCTTCGTGTGCTGGACCATCATAAATCTGCTCAGGATATGTGTGGGGATAATGAATACTGTACTTTCGACATGAACCGATCTGGCGCTGGAATGGCTTGGGACTTTTTCCATCCTGACATTCCTCGTCCCCTAATCGTCTCGTACGTAGAGGATCGTGACATTTGGGCGTGGAAACTTCCTCATTCTAGAACTGTGAGCGCCTCTCTTGGTAGCTATCCCCTGTATGACTTTGAGGCGTGGTCTCACTTGGCGCACAGGCTTCAGCACGATATGGACTCGATTCTCCTAGAAGGTAGAGCCATTGAGCGTGCTAATCAGATCCAGATTGACGGATGTAAGGGTAACACTGCCTTTGTTCGATTCTGTGGCTTCGACAATGTTCCTGTGGTCAATGCTTCTGGTATCAATTTGAGCGATCTGTTGAACCAGCTGGCCGCTCCTGAATTCTTCTCTGTTGCTTGGTATCGTCGACCTGATGGGAAGTTTAAGTACTCACTCCGCTCTAATGGGTCTTTCGACGTTGCCAAGATGGCTGAAAAGTTCGGCGGGGGAGGGCACAAAAACGCCTCTGCTTTCGTACACGTCAATCCACCTTGGATGTTAGAAGAAAATCCGGATTGACTTTCATGACACATAGCGTGGCATCAACAGAAGGGATCTTATGAGTAGCAGTTATTTGATGGGAGCTTCGGACGCTGACCCGGAAATGGGCGCTTTTCTCCAGCTAAAAAATTCCTGGGGCAACCAACCAATGATCTGGAATGCTCTGGCGAAGAAGTACGCCAAGGAGATAAATGCCACAGGGTTCAGTTTTGATGACTGGGAGAAGTTGATGCGGTGGGTCTATTCTTCTGGTAAGCTGGCTCCATTTGAACTCAATGTCTTCGCGATGGCTGACGAGGGAAACTACATTGAAGGTGGCGAAGACATGCAAATCTATGCTCAATCGCTGAGGAAGTTTGCAGAAGTATACTCCGAGCCTAATATTGTTTGTCACCTACCCTTAGCAGCAAGCCGAATCGAGGAGCTTGTGAAAGAAAACAAGGTTAGGTGGCTGGCCTGGTACGGGACCTCGATCAATGCAAACCCATGGCAGATTAGAGAGGATACGGGCACTCCTGAAGAGGAGCAAGACGAGGAATACGAGCCTGAGTACAGGCCTTACAATATGCTGACAGATTTGGGTAGGCCACTTTACGATTCAGGTGCCACAGTTGAGCGCGTAAAAATGTTGCCTCTCAGTCATGATCCCGCTCCTTACTCTGCGCTACGCCAGTATCGCAAAGTAGTCGATGCCTCCAAGTAACACTGAACCTCCTACTTTCCCATGTCCCGAGCCTGATTGCTCCGGTGTTCTCACTCTAAAGTACAGCCGCCGATTTGATCGCCCTTTTTATGGCTGTTCAAAGTGGGCTTCGGGGTGTAATGGTGGGATAGGGGCGCATAAGGATGGCCGTCCCCTTGGAGTTCCTGCAGACTCTTTCACCAAGAAAAAGAGGATAGAGGCTCATAACGCTTTCGATAGGATCTGGAAAAGTAGGCTGTTGTCGCGTACAGCCGCCTACCAATGGCTGTCTACTCAGATGGGCCGCGAGATTCACATGGGAGAGTTAGGAGCAGAGGACTGTGACGCTGTCGTTCTTTTGGTAAGGCGTCACTTTCCTGAACTTTTTCCTTGACTCGTTTTTCGTGTATGCTACAACCACCTGGTGAGTTGCTTGCTGATACATCTAGACGCTAATATTGGAGGAGGGAACTATTTTAGTTCCTTCCTCAATTGGTGCATTGATAGCAGCAGGTAACAAGATCTTCCCCAGTCAGTTGTTACCCAGAATAGAAGGGGATTGACAACTGAATAGGATGATGAAGACAACTTTAGCGACGAATGCTGAAGGGTATACATTGCACCAAAAGAGCGAACGCTGGTTCGATTCCAGCGAAAAACGGGATGGTTCCCTACTCTTCCTTTCTGTCGTCGCATTTTCCGGGGTGGCGCAGCGGTAGCGCGGTCGGCTGTTAACCGATTGGTCGTAGGTTCGAATCCTACCCCCGGAGCCACGTAGCTTAGTGTTAGATTAAAGCACTATTCAATGTAAAATAGTGCTATGAATAAAAGAGAACATGCTATCTACGTTAGAGAACGACGTTCACGGCTAAAGAAAGCTATTGTAAAGCTGGCTGGAGGTCGGTGTCGTATTTGTGGCTATGACAAATGTAGTGCTGCCTTGGAGTTCCATCACCCTGGAAGCGACAAGGACTTCGGTCTGTCCTACAAGGGTTTGTTCAGAAGCTTTTCCTCGATCGCAGAAGAAGTGAGCAAGACTGTTCTATTGTGTGCTAATTGTCACCGTGAGATTCACAATATACCAGGTGTAGAGTGTCCTTCTCCTATTCTTCTTTCGGAGGACGACCTTCGGCGTAAGGTTCACTCCCTAGAAACTAGGTCACCTCGTATAGAGGGGTTCCATCATGGAACTAGTAGCGGATACAACCTACATAAATGTAGGTGCACCCTGTGTAAGTTGTATCATAAAGAGGCAGCGGCCAGGTACAGACTTAAGAAGAAAACACCTCCGGAGCCATGTAGCTGATTTTTAGGTGAATGCTGAACGATCTACATAAAGATCCTAAGGTAGCGATGTCCTCTCCCTGAGAGGGCTAGTGAGGGCAACCAAGGCAACAAGGTGCTCGTCTCCACTGCCTTCCTTGTGAAGGTAAGGAGGATAGATTGTTCAATTCTCTGTCACCTATTTGGGGATACGGTCCAGCCTGGAGTGGACGTCGCTCTGTCACAGCGAAGACCGTGGGTTCAAATCCCACTATTCCCGCCGCAAAAGCACAGGCACATGTCAGTGTGCTACGCAAGAATGAGGGCAAGCGGCTGACACCGCATATGCACGCTGGGACTGATCCTTCCAGAGGTCGGGTGCCCTGACCGATACACTAGGGTGTAAGAGTGTTTCTTGTTGTGCTTTTGCCTCTTCAGGGGTGTGAGTAGGTCGCTGGGACGACCCCTTGGCTGTAAACCAAGTGCCGTTGTGCTATGTGGTTCGATTCCATCATACCCCACCCTGGAGTGAATATGAGTAGAAGGTTAACTACTTTTGAGGTAGTCTGCTTGGCTCGGTGTGCCCTTCTTGGGAATCAAGGAGCCAAGCAGTGGATCGTACAAGCAAACGTAGCCCCTATTATTGTAGTAGGAAATCCTGCTCGTAGCATGCCAAAGTGAGGTCCACTTCTACTCTTATCTCTTCCAGTTCCTCTATTGGTAGTTGCGCACGAACTGCCTCAACATCTTCCTCAAAGATGATTTGATTCCTGTCCCACATTGTTGGATACATGATACTTCTTGGAGATGACTCGTCATGGCGCAGGCCCAAGGCATGACCTAATTCATGCACTACAGTCGACACCATATATCTCTCAGAGATGTCTACATCTAGTGTGATTAGTACACTCCGTACTTCTCCCGTACTTCGTGATACGTTTCGTCTGGCCTCTCCTAGTTTTCTGTAATCTTCGCTGGCATCCTCTAAATCTGCGTAGCTGAAGTGTATTACTCCACGTTCTATCGGGAGAGGAGCAGGGAATACTTCTCGGTTAATAACCAAAAACTCTCTTCCTAGAGCGTTATTCCAACGTGTTACGGCCTTATCAATGCTGACGACGTAATTATCAGGCATGTTTGCCTGTATGAATATCTGTAAGGGGAAACTATCCCTATTCCACCAATTTGGGGTGTGACATACTCCTAGGCTCATTTCGCTTCTGTGTGGCCCAAGATAGTTGGGTAAAGTGTACCCTACGCACCTTTGGGCAATACACCCAAGAAAAAAGATAGGTAATATTAGGAGTACCCACCTCACTACTCTAGTGTAACATAAGTGTACACTTATTGTCAAACCAAATGCGACCGTAGCTCAGTAGGTTAGAGCGTCAGGTTGTGGCCCTGAAGGTCGGCGAGTTCGAATCTCCCCGGTCGCCCCAAGAAAGCCAGTTTTATGTCTAGAGCCTCAAACCACCCATTTCGTAGACGCATGGCTGCCTCTATCAGCAGACATGAGGCACAAGCTAAGCCCTTGCTGGGCGTTCAGCAGAGAAGTATTATCATTTCTTGTTCTATTTTGATTCTTGACGGAAAAGAGTCTGGGTGGAACATTCTATCCACTGCGCAGAACATAGACCAAGAATTTGTGTCTGCTGTTCGGGCAGAGTTCTACAAGCTGTACGAAGCCACACAAGATATAGACTACACGTTGCGCTGTCTCCTACAACACAACGATCCTCGTATCAAAGAGTTTGCGGGTGTTCTTCTCTGGGCCAGGTCTCGCTGGGGGCAGCGGAGATGATGGATCGTGATCGGAGAACAGAAGAACTCGCTCTTTCTCGCAGAATTGCGAAGGCGGAAAATGAGAGACGCAAGCAAGCAGAGGAAGAGGCGCGACGTCAGAGAGAAGATGAGAGACGTCCGCTAGAGCAGAAGATCTCCCTCTTAGAGAGTCGGCTTTCTACGCTAGAGGCTCATGTAAGAAGTCTCTCCGTTAGAACCAAATCAGAAGTGTCTGCGGAAGAACAAAAAGAATATTGTCTCAAGGTTAGAAAGTCCCTGCTGACGGATAGAGAAGCTCTCTTTGTAAGAGGACCGTGGGACCCACCGGAAGTGTGGGCTGTTCCTTTACCTACCAGCTATTATGCTCCTGATGCTCGTAACATATACCTGTGTCAGCGAAAAGGAACGTACATTCTTAGTGTATGCAACGGGATGAAAGCTAAGAGCGGGTACGTAGTCCTTGGCGTGATTTCATGAAATAGGGATGTGGCGGAATGGCAGACGCACTGGACTAAGGATCCAGTGGCCGAAAGGCCGTGAGGGTTCGACTCCCTCCATCCCTACCAAGCCCCTGAAGTTCAAAAGGAAGAACACCGGAAAAACGGAGCCGGGCCGTAAATGGCATCTAAGCACCTGCCTATAAAGCAGGGAAACCTTAAGGTTGCAGAGGCACCGAATGGCACTGAGGACCAGGGTCGCTAGGGAAGCGCGTTTCCTAATTCTAGGTTTTGGTTTAGGTGGTGGAAGTTCGAGTCTTCCCAGGGGCGCTAATTTTGACGCGATGTCTGAGTGGTTAGGACATAGATTGCAAATCTAATGGACGGGGGTTCGAATCCCTCTCGCGTCTCCTAGTGTTATGTAAAGACAGTAAGCGGGTGTAACTCAATTGGTAGAGTGCCAGCCTTCCAAGCTGGATGTTGTGGGTTCAAGCCCCATCGCCCGCTCCAATCTAGGATCGTCCTAGAAGAAAGAAGAAAGATATGTATTACAATCAACAGGTAATAGGCACTTGTTCCCTTTGCGGTGGTACAGTTTGTGTCCCTACTATTTATTGGAGCGTAATTCCTCCTACACCCACATGTGCTTCCTGTGGGGCTGTAGCTGCTCCTAGAGGCCCAGTTATTGATATGGTTCCTCAGAGGAGAAACCACAAACTGCTCCGGGTTCCGGTTGATCACCGCCCCGTTCAACTAAAGCCGTTTCCTTCTCCTTTCGAGATGCGAAAGATGCGTTCCTAATATCGGGTGTGATATGATACACCACAGCAGGGTCAAACAGATTTTCGTGATCCGAAAATCCTCAGGAGAAACTCTTACAGAGTCTCTTGAGAAGTGTACGAGAGCAAGCATTAGTTCCATTCTGGGGTTCATGCAAACAGAGTTTGTTGTTTCCTCATCTGAAGATGGTCCGTGTCCTCCTGACTACCTTTCTGTGTCAGCTGAGTTTTCGGCAAACTCTCCTCTACACATATGGCTGGTGGGTTATAGACGCCAAGAGTTTGTTTTCGTAGACGACGAAAAAGAGTTTTGGAGAATATACTTCGAAGCCCAGCATCACAAACACAGTTCGATACCTACTTCGTTGCTAGACTACTCCATCTGTGTTTTGGGGCCTAGCTTCGAGCATGAGTTAGACGAGATACTCAAACCCAAGGTGATGTGATATGCGTTGGATTTTGCGTTTGATTCTTTTGGGGTTAGTGTCCTGCGCTGGCGTTGAGCGTTCTTGCTCGGCCTGTGGTGCGGGGGCCATGGGGTCAGATTGGGTGGTAGTCCAATACGCCATGGATGGTACACCTCTTAGGTGTTGGTCACTAGAGGACGTAAGTGTGGCCAATGAGCCTCAATCTGACGGAATTTATTGGCTGTCCGAAGGAGGCAATTTAGTGCACCTAAGCGGTCAGTACAACATGGTACAAGTTCAGATGGGTCGTTGGGAACAAGCCTACAAGGAGCTTGGCCTATCGAAACAGGTATGTGAAGCAATTCACGACCGTCACTTTGTTCCAAACTCAGGATGGACATTTTCTGATGACCCAAACAACTGAAAGACCTCTTTCTCCGGAAGAAGAGTACTTCGTTTTATCCAGAGGGATGGGCGTAGGGTACGATGGAGACGACTGTGTTCCTCAGCTATCTCATATTGTTTATCGTATCGATGAAGGGTTGTTCGCACTTTGCCGATCTAGTTCCCTTTGGTTTGGGTCTAATGGAGGAGGAACGGCAGAAGAGCCCATCACATGCTCTCAGTGCCTAGAATCTCTTCAGTCCATTATGAAATCCAAATCATCCGTGGCTATACCTTTTGTATTCTCTGAGTTTGAAAGCCTGATGAAGAAGGCGGAAGAGTCCCACAGGCCGGACATCTACAACCTGCTATCAGAAATAAGAAAGTCCTGGGTAGTAGGAGAGCGTCTTAGTACTTCCGCGTTGGCTCAAATCATAGCCTCTTCTCTTTCTGCAAAAAGTGCCAAAACCTTGAATGTTCTTCGTGACATTACGGACTTGGACTGGGTCGAAAGAGACTAACAGGACAAACATGAAGGACTGTAGCTCAGGTGGTTAGAGCGCACCCCTGATAAGGGTGAGGTCGAGGGTTCGAGTCCCTCCGGTCCCACCCAGTAAACTCTAAAGAGTACCATGAACATTTGTTACGCTCTAGAACCACTCACCTACACGTCCTTCAGCATATTTCTCGCAGGTCCTACTCCTCGCGACTCTAACGCTAAGTCTTGGCGCCCTTCTGCTGTGAGAGAACTGGAGAGTATTTTCGGGAAGACGGACAACGTTTGCCTGTTCTACCCAGAGGATAGGACAGGTACGTTTCACGGTAATTACGATCACCAAACTGAATGGGAGTATCTGGCCATATCCTCTTGCAACTTACTTCTGTTCTGGGTTCCAAGATCCCTGTCAGAAGGAATGCCGGGCTTTACTACCAACGTAGAATTCGGTTTATGGCTTCGGGACAAGGATATAGTTTTTGGGTATCCGGAATCGGCCGAGAAGATGACCTATCTTACTTGGCTTTACGCTAAGGAGAAAAGAAAAATTCCTTGTTCTTCTCTGTCCGAAGCAGGACAGGAAGCCTTGTGGTACTATACAAAACACTGTAAAGAAAAAGGTATGGGGCTGTAGCTCAGCTGGGAGAGTAAAGTTAGAAGAGATCTTACTCTCACTTATGATTTAAGTGTGGAATACGATCTTCTTGAATCTTTAGTAAACGAAAAACTATCAATACAGAACATTGCTAAGCGTTTAGGCTGCAGCAAAGGACGTATACGTTATTGGCTCGTAAAGCACAAGTTAAAAACTGATCCGTACCTTGCACACCCTAATTGCCTACGATGTAGTACTCCTCTAACCAACAAACGTAGTCATTATTGTAGTAATAGATGCCAGTTTGATTATCAGTATAATCTATACATCGAAAAATGGGTTTCAGGAGAAGTTTCAGGACATATTAACAATGCGCAGAAGCAGCTTTCCTCTCATGTAAAACGTTGGTTGTTTGACCGAGCAGATTCTAAGTGCGAGAAATGCGGATGGGCTGAGGTCAACGAAGTAACGGGGAACATACCTCTTCAGGTCGACCACATAGATGGTAATTGTCTAAATACTGTACCATCAAATCTTAGGCTGCTTTGCCCAAACTGTCATAGTTTAACTCCAACATGGGGAAATTCGAACCCATGTGTGGGGCGAAGACGGTTGGGCATTCACTAGGCTCCTACACTCGTCTAGGTACAAAGATGGGGTTCGATCCCCGTCAGCTCCACTAATTTAGTCAGGACGTCTTATGAAGAACCTCAAGAAACCTACGAAGCCTAAGAAGCCCTCTAAGCCGAAGGAGGCAGCTCAGACAAGAAGGGAATGGTTTGAGTTGTACAAGCTTAACGTGTCTTATCCCAACTATTCCCTTCCTGTGGGAGAAGGGATCATAGACCTTGGTAAGGGGTTCTTCTTGATGACTAGTTTTGGAGTGGTTGCCCTTGCAGAGTCCTTTCATCCCTTCGTATTCCAATTTAGTCTAGAATCTCTCGCTTTCTACAGAGAGACTGAAAAAGACAGCCCAGAGTGGGCTTTTCTTTCCGAAAACGACCTGGTTCATGCGGAGTCCTGTTTAGACCATACAACTATTCCACTGCTCGTCAAAGCATTGGCTGGATCTGAATACCATATCGAGTATGGTGGCGAATATGACCCTCTTGTCGTTATGGTGGAATACTCACGTAGTCCAGAAGAAGTTAGACAAGAAAATGATAAATTGAGGGCAGACTATGAAGCAAAACTTGCTGCCTATAACGACGCTGTAGAGTCTTATCCACGACTTCTTCGGGAGTGGGAGATAGAACGGGCAAAGGCTGTTCTTGCAAAAGCACAAGAAAAACTGGCATCTGTAATCTCCTAAGACTTAGAGGAGTGGCCGAGTGGTCTAAGGCGCACGACTGGAAATCGTGTGTACCTCCGGGTACCGTGGGTTCGAATCCCACCTCCTCTGCCCGCACCATGTGCGAAGGTCAATTCGGCTAACGCCGAACACCTAACCAACTGGAGAAAATCAGATGTCCGATCTTAATCTAGACTCTAGGTACATTCATACAGGAAATAGTGGAGTAACCATTCGCATAGATAGAGACGTAAAACGGTCCGATCGTGCTATCCTAAAGGTGGAAAACGGTGCTATGGGCGCGTTTTCTACCTCTATGCGAATTAGCGGCAATTCTCTTGAGGGAATAACCTCAGATCAGTTGAGAGATATTGCCTTGTGTTTTTTGGAGGCCGCAAGTAAGCTGGACAACAGGGAGACCTCACCCTGTAGCCACTCTCCTCATGTGGCAGACACACATCCTTCTGACATGCGGCTCAGTTTGGATAGAAGTTTGCCACACTACATAAGCTCTCTTCTTCCAGATAAAGGAACCACTGTTGTACGAGGTAAGGACTCCTTCAAGGTGGGTCAGCTGGTTGATAACATACCAGATATTGTTCCCTTCTATACTGCTTTGCTAGACGAGCTTTCTTCTCCTGAGGAGGATTCCTTGGGGAGGTCCAAGTCTAGATCGAAGTCCAGTCGTAATACTTCTGAAGTAGCCCAGGGAAGAACTAAGCGTCGACTCATTATTTACCATGGTCTTAGACTTCTTCGAAGTTTACACACGCATGACTTGGCTACTGTTCATCTTAAAAAGGCAAGAGAAGATCTCTCCTCCGCTCTTCTGTCCGACCCAAAGGATAGAGAAGAGAAGGCTATAAGTGCAGGAGTCGATCTGGCTTCGGTTTGCTACAAGAAAGCCAAAAAAGCATAGGCTCTCAGTTTGCTTTGTGCCGCTGAGAGGGTTCTTTCGTGAGGGAGGACTGACAGACTAACTCCTGACCGTCTGCGGGAGCTGTCACAAATATCAGACGGGTACGGGGACTCCAGCGTACTTCCAACTGGAGTCATTTGGGCGGGTAGCTCAGTTGGTAGAGCAGCAGACTCTTAATCTGTTTGTCGAGGGTTCGAACCCCTCTCCGCCTACCGGAGTGTGTAGATGTCAATTTCTAAGTTGTCTCAATTGGAATCTTACCTTTGTGATGCAACATTCTCTCTTCACGTGAATAGAGTTTTAGCTGAGGCTGCCCCTGTGTATAGGGCTTTAGGTGAACGCCTTCCAGAGTGTGACGTGTCCATTGATTACGACGGTTCTCTTTCTTGCGAGTTCATTATGTCTTATGGACGATTCGTACTGAGTCTGCCTACAGACTTCCATAGTAAACCGTGTTGGGTTCTGCTTACTAAATCAAAAAGAACGGAACACATTGAAATTATGCAGTATGGTAATCTACACAAGAATGATGTAAGAAACGGTCTTTACGACCTCCTTAGATATGTGGAGAAGGAAAATGGATCTATCTAGAGATAGTGACGGTACACTACGGATCCGCATGGGATCGTTAGACCTCGCTGCCTTGTTGAACCCGTATATCACGTGGTCTTCCATAAGATCTGGAGAGCACAAGCTTGTTGACTCCAACAGGGGAAACTACTCCGCTTTTCTTAGACTGGGGCGCCTAGAGTTGCTTGCCTTTTGGTGACAGAGGAAAGATGGCCGAGTGGTCTAAGGCAACCGCTTGCTAAGCGGTCGTACTTTTAGTACCGTGGGTTCGAATCCCACTCTTTCCGCCGATTCTTGAGTCTGATGTCTGTAAATCTAAGATGTGGAACCTTCATCTCCACAATCACACTTAGATACAGGAATACATAGATGAGCCAGAATATCAAAAAGGCCACGGACAGATTCAAGGAAGCTCACGCTGATTTCTTCTCTACAGAGAACTACTCTGTGGGGTATGGGCTGGACCCAAAGCGGTCAGGCCCTAACGGAATCATCGTGTATGCCTTTGATGACGAAGTAGATCGTCAAATAACTCTTGTGTCCGAGGCTAAGAACGCACTTCCAGGCAACTGGGAGGGGGTTCCGGTCTACATCGAGGGAAGGTTCTTCCCTTATAAGAGATGATTTTTGTGCCAAATGCTGTAAAGACTACAACTGTCGCGTGCTGGTTCGATTCCAGTCCACCTCGGAAACGATGTGGTAGCTCAAATGGTAGAGCAATAGTCCAAACGTCTTTATAAATCCTGTTGGCACTTTAGGTCGGTAGTGTAACGGTAGCACAATGGATTCCAAATCCATTAGTTCGGGTTCAAATCCCGCCCGACCTGCCACGCCAGGTAAGCTAATCTAGTGAAAGCGTTTGACTGAAGATCAAAAGAGTTCGGAGCGTAACCGAAACCTGGTGCCATTTGTTATGACACACTTTGTAGGAAATTTGGAAAAAGGAGACTCCTGTGCAGTATCATGCAACGGTTCTACTTTTCTGTGCAGAGTCGTATCTACATTTCCTTTTGACGAGAACCTAAACTCTATGTATGAGTGTGTCACGCCACACGGAAGTGTAATCGTAGCAGGGGCAGTGTGGGTTCGTCGTCTAACTGACGAGGAGACCGACACGCTAAAGAGCTTAGAAGAAAAAGCTACTAGTGAAGGAATAACACCTTATCTTGGTAGGCTGTGATTTGCCTTGGTAACTCAGTGGCAGAGTACCTCCTTGGTAAGGAGGAAGTCGTGGGTTCAATCCCCACCCAAGGCTCCAAAAGATGAGACTCTGGTCCTTCACTTTTGCCGTAGTAGCTGCGATAGGATTCGGATTGGCTGCATTTTATGCGGAAGGTCAGCCTTTGGTAGGTATTAATGTAGGCGCCGGTGTTTTTGCGTTTACCGTGTCTTTGTTATTGAAGGAAGATTGACGTGTCTAACTGCACTCTTTGTTCTAGAGAGTTGCCTCTCACCTTTCATCATCTTATTCCACGAACTCTACACACGAGAAAATGGTTTAAGAAGACCTTCTCTAAAGAACAGCTAGACTCAGGAATTATGGTGTGCCGTGACTGCCACGACGCCATACATCGCTTCATTCCAGAAAAGAATTTGGGGTCAGAGTACAACACCTTGGATAAGTTGTTGGCTCACGAAAAAGTAGCTTCTTTCGTACGTTGGGTGTCGACCAAAGGGGGAAGTCACGCAACTAGTCAGCCTGTTTGGCACAAAAGAGGTTAGTTCTATCCTTATATGAGGAGTATCCCACATCTCTGGAGAGCTTCTGCTACTTGAGTCCTGAAAACCGGGCTCATAACGCCACCTTAGGTCCGTTGTAGTTACGTACTAGCAGAATCCGGGTTCAATTCCTGGGTGTGGGGCCAAAAGTTTTTATCATGATTCGCTTGCTATCTCTACTCCTTTTGTTTTCTTGCGCTCCGGCAATACCTCCAGAGCCCACCTGTAGACCTGTACTTTGCGCTCCGGATCACTACTTTGATTCTCACTTCTGTGCCTGTAAGATTCGACCCGATGCTTCCTCCGAGTGAACTATCAGAGAACCAACGTCTCCTCTCTGAAGAAGTAATTCGCTTGTGCGTAAAGGAACATGGATCTCACCCTGTAGTGGGTTGGGAGGTATCTCTGTGGAGAGCCTCCTTAGGTCAAATTCGAATTGAATCCCTATCCTATCCAGAGATGACTCACCTTCTATCCCTTGCCCAGAAGGCAGGAGGATGGGTCTTTTGGACTTCGGAGGGCCACACCTTTTATCCTGTAAAGGATTGGTTGAATCTTCTCAAGTCTATTGGGGTGTGAAATGGCACGGAGAATCAAAAAGATATGGGTTGTATCTTACAACTCTGACAGTCCGTTTTACGAATATGAAATATACCCTACAAAGAAAGCTGCCCTGGCGGCAGCTAAAGAGTGGGTTATTTCTATTTTGGCTGATAGTAAGAGATATGAGCTGTCCGCAGCAGATACCCTTTCCAAGCTAAAGAAACTGACGGTTCTTCATGGAGATGTGAAAAAAGAAAGTATTCCCCTGGAATCCTGGACGTCCGACTACGAATCCTTCATCGAATCTCAGAAGCTCGAAAGAGAAGAGTTGGACTACAAAAGGTATCTTGACCTTAGGTCTCGATTTGAAGACAGGTTTAGAAAAGAGTCACAGAAGGGTATACTGAACTGTTCCTAACCCATCCTATTTAGGGTGGTATGACCCTTGTAGAAGCTCTCGTATCGCCGCCCTTGGTTTTGGTTAGTATCTACTTATCGCTAAAGATTAGCGGCCTGCGCAAGAGACTTGATTTATGACCCGAGAAGCTAAATTATGGGCAGATGAGTCAGGAACCACCTGGTGGGAAGTTACCCAAGAGGGCGCCGATCCGGTAGGCCTGCAGGGACCTGGTCCGTGCAGGGGATTGCAGTATGTTCCCAGACTGGAGTTTGACTCCAGGTTCACTCTAGTTACTGCGCCTAAGGCAGATAATAATCCATTTTCCAAAATTATGCCTCTCTACAAACCTTCTAAGAAATTAGGTATGAGATGACAGACTATCCCTCGCTTTTGGAGCGTATCTCCTTAGATTCTCTTTGCGACAGCAGAAGACCCAAACCGGGCCGAGCGGTAGAGGTGGCCTGCGCGAACCCTGAAATAAAAGACAAGCTCTCCAGGCTAACCTCTGATGATGTTTCTCGCATACATCTAAGCAGTCTAGCTTTGACTCTCATATCTGCGCATCGCTGATGTTCTACTGCCACATGACTGTGGAATGCCACAGGTGCGCCGCACAAGCGGATATGAAAGTTTTTGTCGGAGAGGTCAGACCACTTCAGCCTGAGGACACGAAACACCATAACTTGACTCTTCCTGCCGGATGGATGTGGAAAGAAAGATATGGATATTTCGTTGACTCAAAGTTTAGGTATACAAATACTATTCCATACTATGACGCGGTATCTATCCTGTGCCCTGAGTGTGTGGAAAAGGACCCTCTTTGATGCAGTTTGACACCTTATACCACAAGGGTTCCTCTGGTGCTCTATACTCCTGGAGAGTATGGACAGAGGGAGCTGACGTGTGCACAGAATATGGTCAAATAGACGGTAAAAAGCAGCTTGCTCGAAAGACAGCTGACGCCAAGAACGTGGACAAGTCCAATGCCACCACACCAGAAGAACAAGCGGTTGCTGAAGCTAAGTCCATGTGGACTCATCGAGTAGAGAGAAAGTATCGTCGTACTATTGATGAAGCCAAAAATGATGAGATATTTCTTCCCATGTTGGCTTCTGAATTCGAGAAGCGAAGAGGTCAGAAGAAGGACGGTCACACCTATCCGTGTGACGTGCAGCCTAAACTGGATGGTTGCGTCTATGGTAGCACAGTCTTGACTACCTCAGATGGACCAAAGACAATCCAAGAAATTGTAGAAGGGAGACTTTCCCTAGAAGTTCTCTCTTACAATGAAAGCAAAGAGGTGTTTGAGTTTAAGAGAGTTGTAGGTTGGTTCAATAACGGGTATGCGGACCACACTCATTGGTTAGACGTAGTTCCTGAATTTGGTAATCACATTAAGTGCACTAGCGATCATAAGTTTCTCACTCCATCTGGATGGAAGGAAGCCCGAGACCTAGACCCTAAATGCGATCTAATACTTTCTTTTGACGACAGTTCGTACTTCAACTCTTTGCTGGCTGGGACCCTCCTGGGTGATTCTATGCTGGTCGTGGAAAAACGTGGGTCTGGGACATCATACAGGTCAAAGTTCGCTCATACAAACAAAGAATTCTTTGAATTCAAGAAGAGCCTTTTAGGGCTCACTGGCTCGTCTGTAACGTACACTTCTGGATTTGGATCCAGAGGGAAGGCGTTCATTTCTTCCGCTCTCACTTCGTCCACATTCCCTATATCTAGGTTTTATCACACAGGTCACTCACCTAATGTTGGAAAACGTAAGGTAGTGTATCACGAAACCTTACGTGAGCTTCTTTCCCCAGAAGCCTTGGCATTGTGGATCGGTGATGATGGTTCCATACAGAATAATAATGGAGACCCAACCACGCCTCGTTTATACTTGCACACTCACTCCTCTTCAGAGGATCAGATCGAGGAATACAGGAAATACTTTAGATCAGAGTGGGATTGTACTCCTTCTGTGTACACAGACAAGGTAGTAGAGGACACCGGTAATGTCCCTGGAAAGTTTCTTTGCTTTAGTACCAAGGACACTCTTTGGATCTTGAACAAGTTAAGAACAAAGCACTGCAAGGGTGTTGAATACAAGTTTTACTTCCCGACTGAAGGGTATGTAAGACCTGTAACAAAAGGACCTGTCTGGCAGCGATTCCATGTGAGGCACGCTAAGTTCATGCCTGTTGCTGCTAAATATGACATCGAGGTTGAAGACAACCACACATATGTGGCGAATGGACATGTTATCCATAATTGTAGGGCTCTTGCTTACTGGGACGGAGAAGACTTGAAGCTCCTTTCCCGAGGAGGGAAGGAGTACAACTGTCCTCACATAATTTCTGTTCTGAAGAACGTCCTCCCTCCGAATCTAGTTTTAGACGGGGAGCTTTACTTGCACGGAGTCGGGTTTCAGACCATTACTTCGTGGGTGAAGAAGTTACAAGCGAACACAAGCAAGATACAATATCATGTGTACGACTGTGTGCTGCTTAATGACCGAAGCGCCAGCTGGGTTGACAGGTATCACCACCTATACGCTTTCTTTAACACATCCTCCCATAGATTAGGGGACGTTGTTCATTTGGTCGAGACTTATGAGGCTCACAACGAAGACGAAATCCTTAGGATCCACAATAAGGTAGTCTCGAAAGGGTACGAGGGAGCCATCGTCAGGATGTACGATGATAGCAAATATCAGTTTGCTTATAGGTCCAAGAGATTACTCAAGGTCAAATCCTTTAATGACTCGGAGTATGAGGTTGTAGGGTATACTACGGGCAAGGGCAAGTTTGCTGACTGTGCTGTATGGATCTGTAAAGCTGGAGATAACACCTTTCAGGTGGTATCCATGGGCTCGATGGAAGAGCGAAAAAGACTTCTGCAAGAAGCCGAATCTTATGTGGGGTGCTTGTTGAAGGTAAAGTACTTCGATCTCACAGATGACGGAATCCCAAGATTTCCTGTTGGAATAGGCTTTAGGATGGAAGAGGATATGTCATGATTAGAATCGATTGGTCTCCAGTTATTCTAAACTCCTCCAGTGTCGATGCTATCCTCTCCTTTGCTTTAGGGTCTTCCATAAAAGTTGCCAGAAAGCAAGCATGGGATCCAAACGTTATTCGTTTATTTCAGAGTCTTTCTAGACTGCCCGCAGATACCGCGAGAAGAAGAGCTAGAGAATGGGCCAAGAGAAACGGATATTTGTGAGTGAGCACAAAGAATTTCTGAAAGAGCTGGCTCTCGTTTGTCTTCCCGCGCTTATCACAAGTTTACCAGAATTGATAAAGGCGCTGAGGGGTTCAGTCAGTGACTCGCCTAAAGAAGAGAACATAGACAAAAATTCCTCTTCAGAGTCCTTCTCTTATTTTATTCGTTCTTGTAGAACAAAGAAGTAATCTACTAAGGATGGTAGTACCACAACCTACCCATGGCTCTTTTGTGTAGAGCCAACGCGATCTTGGTGTACACCTTGTTTATTCTCTTCACTTAGACAACATAACCAGACATTCAAAAGAAACAATCTTGAAACATGAAGCCTGGAGATCGCGTTTTTGTGGACGACAACGGACGTCAACACGAAGCCGTAGTGAGCAGCGAACCTGAGCATGGGTGGGTCGGTTTGCGTGGTATTCCAGGTCGCCCAGGTGTGGTTAGTGTGCCAGTAAAGTCTGTCTCCGTAAGGAAGTCTCTAACTAAGAAGGCGTCCAATGAAGAAGTTTGAATACCTTGTAGAGATCGTAGACATTACGTCAGCAGAGTACGACGAGACAGGAACCTACTACAAGCACGTGTTAAGTGCAGAACTTCTTCAAAAGAGTTTGACTAGTCATGCTGATGACGGGTGGCGTTGTGTAAACGTGATAGTATCTCCCGTTGATCCGGAAGTCGTGACAGTTGTGCTGGAAAGAGAACTTCCAGCAGTCTTAGATAGGACGAACCCTGTGCATACTAGTTGAACCAGAGTCTTCACTTTTTTCTTGACACTCGGTTGAAGACTGCTAGAGTCACCGACTCTGAAAACTAAATAGGTTACGTGGCAAATGCCTGTAAGGGTGTACATCCATTCGGAGGACGAGGACCAGGTGCAACTCCTGGGGCTGCGATTTTTGACGCAGCTTAGTGTAAGAGTAGCACGCGTAAATTCACTCTTGCGATTTCTGTTGCCACATTTTTTTTTCGTGCTGAATGCGAGAAAGACTACAATCCAAACTGGGGATTCGGGTTCGACTCCCGAGGTCTCTCCGGAGATCTAGTCTAATGGAAGGACATCAGTAACTACGTCTTTTTCAATTCTGTCAGCACATATGTTTCGGACGAATGACCGATTGGGACTACATTTGACCGTTAATCAAACGATCTGGGTTCGATTCCCAGGCCCTCCTTAGGGAGGGAGCAAGGTGCTAGTATATGTCTCTTTCACCTTCTGTCGTCCATTTTTGCGGGGTAGTGTAGTAGACGCACGATAGGCTCATAACCTATAGGACCTGGGGCAGCTCCGGCGACCGCAACCAAACGTAGCGAATGCTAGTGTGGGACTACATTTCATTGGAGAAAACTCGTCTCATACATCTTCTGTCGCTACATTTTTTGAGAGGATTAGGCATGGCTACTCTAAGGGATAGAACTAACTCCGTGCTCTTATCTTCTTTTTCTATTCTGTCTAACGATAGAACTTCCCACATGAAATCCGTAGATTCCATCATAGACCTGATGGATGACCTCATGTACGCAGGCGAGTGGGAAGAAGTCAAGTATGTTCTGGCCTCCATATGCACTGACAGGTATCCTCCAACGGTACTTACAGGTGTATTAGCTTTCTCCAAGGCTGCACGGGAGAAGCTAGGAGAGGCCAGAACGGACTTCTTGTCTCGTGCAATGAACTCCCTGCTACACACATGGGGACAAACAGAAGACCGTGTGGCTTACACGGAAAACAGACTCAAGTAAGTTTGCGCATCGTACGGGTGCGTTAGTGTATTAACCCTACTCCTATGGAGGTGTCTCATGGCTAATAAGTCTATTTTTGGTGGTGCTACGGCAGGTAAGAGGCCGAGGGCCGTTCCCCTAGATTCTAAGGGAAAGGTTACTCGAAATGAAGCGGGAGGTCTGGCTTACCCGCTCACAAATCGTGCCGCCCTTGCGCAATATGCCTGCACAGGCACCTTCAGCAACACGTACTACGCTTCTGCTTCGGACCAGTTGACGAAGACTCTGGAGCTGGCATCCAAGGTGGACAACGTCTTCCTTGCCAAGACCGCCATTTACTCCAGGAGGTCTGCCTTCATGAAAGACATGCCTGCCCTTTTGGTGGCTGTTCTTTTTGCTCGTGCCGGCAACAATGATGTGGAGGCCTCCCGCTTGTTTCGTACCGTTTTTCCGATTGTCATTGACAACGCAAAGATGCTCCGAAACTTCGTGCAGGTAGTTCGATCTGGTGTTACGGGGCGGAAGAGCCTCGGCACCATGGGCAAGAGCGTGATCAACAATTGGTTTGACCGCAGAACTGCTGACCAAATCTTTCGTGATTCCGTAGGCAACGATCCTTCTTTGGTGGATGTCATTAAGTTGGCACATCCTAAGTCTGGGTCTGATGCAGCGAAGCATGCCACCTTCAATTACCTTCTGGGTAAAGAAGGTGCAAGAATCGCTTCCACTCTTCCTGACTCTATTCGGGAGTTTGAGGCTTTCAAGGCCAATCCCAAGAAAGCATCTGTACCCAAGGTTCCCTTCCAGTTGCTTACTTCTTTGGACCTGGACACAAAGCAGTGGACCGAGATTGCATTGAACGGTGGCTGGCACTTTGTTCGTATGAATCTAAACACTTTTGCGCGCCATGGTGTGCTAAAGAATGCGGACGTAGTGTCAAAGCTGGCGGACAAGCTTAGGGACGAGAAAGAAATCTCTAGTTCCAGAGTATTCCCGTATCAACTTCTGATGGCGTACAAGGCTACTGAGGCGTCTTCGGATATCCCCATGCCACTGAAACTGGCGCTTCAGGATGCTATGGAGATAGCTACCAAGAATGTTCCTCCGCTCTCTGGGAACGTATGGGTATTTCCTGACGTATCTGGCTCCATGAGCAGCCCAGTGACAGGCCATCGTAAGGGCGCTACTACTGGTGTCCGTTGTATTGATGTTGCTGCGCTTGTTTCAGCATCAATTCTTCGTACGTCACCCACTGCCAACGTGCTTCCTTTTGACACGCGTATGCACGCCGCTTCTCTAAACCCAAGAGATTCGGTTATGACAAATGCGAAGAAGTTGGCCTCATTTGGTGGCGGTGGTACCACTGTATCGCTCTGCTTTGAGCATCTTCAAGGCAAGAAGGCTGATGTTATCATCATTGTATCGGACAACGAATCGTGGCTAGATAGACCCGTCTCTTCTTGGGGTAGGGCTTCCACCGCCTCTGAGGCTGGCTGGCAGCGCATCAAGGCGAAGAACCCTGACTGCAAGCTGGTTTGCATCGACATTCAGCCGTATGCCACGACTCAAGTCGCCGATGAGCGGAACTCCGTTCTCAACATTGGCGGTTTTTCTGACAGCGTGTTTGAGGTAGTCTCTGCTTTCGCCCAGGGGTCAGACTCCAGCTTTTGGGTTGAGAGAATAGAGTCCATGCAAGTGGACTGAGCTAGAAAGGGCCCGCAATTTGCGGGCCCTTTCTGTTTAAGCAGCACAGGAGGAAGTATGGATTGGAAAAACGTACTATCGTCGCACAACGAGATATCTGTACGAGGAAACATAGAGCAGGCAGACTATCTTGTAGATCGTCTTTCCTTCGAGATAAGGAGGGACGTGGCTGAACATGTCCCTCCCCTTGTGGCAGAGATGCTTTCTAGGTGGATGTGTGACTCACTTAAGGTGACAAAACCTACAGTTCAACTTGTGATGAACCATCCATTGTTAGTCAAATTTCATCCTGCTGACGTAGTACACGTTCTCAATAAAGAACTGTCTAAGTATATTTCCACACGTCTAGTTTTGGATAATTTTGGTGAAATCCGTGGCGTAGAGATAAGGTTGTCGTGATTCCGACTCAATCAGGTTTACGCAAGCGTGTGGGCGCGTCTCTTGACGCCCTCAAGTCAGCGGCAGATACGCAACGTGCTCTTCTTCGTGACGAATTAGGTCGTCGAGAAGACATGTATGGGTGCGACCTAGAGGAGATACGCCGTCTATGGGCTGTGCTGGAAGGTATCCGTCTAGCTCGCAGGGCGTTGATTCGTGTGACGCGAAGAGTAGATGAATTTCCCTCCGCAAAGGTAACGTTGCTGGGACTCTCCAACGATCCCTCAGAGGCGGACCGCCTAGACTCTCCTTCCTTCTACCTAGGAAGGCTTGCCTCACATGCAAATGACGTGCGTATCCTTCTTTCGTTGTTTGATGACGAGGGTCCTATTTGATGTTGTTTTCCAAATTGAAGTGGTTTTGTAACTGCTGCGGTAAGGAGATGAACACCTTGCCTAGTGCTGCCATAGGATCTAAATTTAGGACTTGTTCCTTGGATTGTAATCGCGAGATAGAATGGCGGTACACTCTAGCCATCCTTGGCGAGGAATATACACCTGACCCTAACCCAGTTGGTAAAAGGGAGAAGAACACATGAGATTGTGGGAAGCAATCCTCGTCACTTTCGTTGAAACTCTTCCCCTTCTGTTCTTTGTGTTCACTCTTTTCGTCCTGAAAGGAGTGCACTTCATGATAAGAACGATAGTTCTGGACATCTACAGGATGAAAATAGAGTCAGGAGAAGAGCCCAGTGAGATGCTTTCCTTCTTCTATTCTCGGTTCAGCAAAGAGAAGAAGAAAGAAGAGTACGACCTATGATCGATATGTCCATGGAGGTCGTACCTCTTGTGGCTGTGTACCTGATTTTGGAATCAGAGGCAGTAGCTGCTCTCGACAACAAGCTAAAGCATGCGGCCCTGTCTCATGCCAGAGATTTGGTTTGGCCTCTTCTCACTCCAACTGAACGTTCCGTACTGGTGTCACGGTCCCAGCCTGTATATCCAAGATGAAATCATTATCTCACGCTGAAGTGGTTCATCGTGCAGTTAGGTGGCTTAGAGGCCAAAACAAGTGTTCTACGGTCTATGCCGAAATGACCACTTCCCACAGCGAAGTTCCTGATGTCATTGGTTGGCACAATGGGATCTCTCATGCCGTAGAGTGTAAGATATCAAGGAAGGATTTTCAGAAGGAATTACGCACCAAGGCAGCCGCTATACACAACTGGTGCGGAGTAGGCAGATACAGATGGTACCTAACTCCCAAAGATCTGATACTTCCACATGAAGTTCCTGACTGGTGTGGTCTTGCCTATATCTGTGGGGGAGTAGTCCGTATCGAGAAAGAGGCGCCATGTCGCTCTGAGTGCGATCTTCAAGGCGAAGTACAGATGTTACTTAGTGCCATCAAAAGACTTGAAGGAGGCTTTTCCTTCGACAGAAAAACTGCTCGATGGGAATCCTATAAGAAGAACAGGAAAAGAACATGACACAGCCTGAACTCGTTCGCGAATCTAGATTTACCTTGGCTAATGACTCTGATGACCTGTGGTTTTCGTTGAAGATCTTTCACAACGGCGACGAAACTCCGGACGGTAAAAAGGATCCAAAGGGGTTGTTTTGGAATCAGGAGCTTGTCCTTGTTTCCAATAGCGGAAATAGCACGACCCTGACTCTTACTACCCTGCCCCTAACACCCCAGAGGCTCAGGGAACTTGCTGACCACATAGAAAGAGAATTTGGCCGCGCTACTGTTTCCATTCTTTCTAAATCTGGATTTACCCTGCCAAACAAGGATTTCTCCATCAGGGAAGGAGATAATGTTATGGTGTGGGTAGGTGGCGCTCATCTTGAGGTGTTTAAGCTGCTGTCTGTCGATGAAAACTCGGATACTGCGACTGCTCTCAGCCCCTCTGGGCAAAAGATGAATGTGTTGATTTCTGACATCGAAGGTGTCACCTCGGCTCCTGTACAGTTCGTCTCGGTGAGTCCTTGATACCTTTCTATTTTCCTCTTGAGTTCGTAGACGAGAAGAACAAGCTGGGCTTGTTCAGACACGGAACAGACTTCGGAAATGGAAAGTCAGACCTGGAGATGTTTCAGCGTGATGAGTTCTACGAACTCTACGTAAACCAAAAGGCAAAGAGAAACTTCTTTCAGTATAGTCCGGACCATCTTGGTCTCCTTCGTGATGCTTGCTTGTACATGAAGAGGGTTGGGAGGCTCGACCTTCCAGACCTTCCTATACCTAGAGAGGTACCTTCATTCTTCGCTTCTCTCGCGTCCACTGTGCAGGAAGACATTGTCGTTCTTTCTGCTGGTCACGAGTATAGCGGAAAGATCGTTGCGCTCAGTGTCAATTTTCCTAGTGGGTGGCGGCCCGAACATCTCCTTGGAAAAACGTTCTCTGAAATCCACAAGCCCATTCCTGGATTTCCTATGGGAACGTCTTCTTCCCTTGTTAAGGCCATGGTGACCCGTGGGCCCTACGTTAGGTTTGTGTGGACTGTCACTTCAGAGGATGCTCTCAGTCAGCATCCAGACACCAGGACCGTAAGGTTTTCTTCTCTGGAGGATTCCTACCTACGTGTAGAGAGACAGTCAACCTTTCCTCTTCCAGACAGCGATGGTAGTATATTCCTGATACGTGTGTACGTCTATCCTGTAAAGGAATTGTCAGAAGAAAGAAGGAACATTTTGAGGGAAGCTCTATTGAACATGTCTTCCGATATGGTAGAATACAAGGGATTGTCCGAGCTTGTATCTTTGCTCGGGTGAGTCTCATGCCGAGGTGGCGAAATTGGCAGACGCGCTTCTTTTAGGGGGAAGTGTCATTTATGGCGTGCAGGTTCGATCCCTGTCCTCGGTACCGCTGCATTAGAAAGGATTAGTATGACCCCTGAAGCTTTTTGTTACTGGCTGCAAGGATTCTTTGAGCTGTCTGACGTAGAGACCTTGTCTCCCAAGCAGGTCGAAGCGGTAAAGAACCATCTAAACTTGGTTTTCGAACACGTTATAGACCCCTCCTACACAAGCCACCTGTCGAAGGAAGACGCAGGAAAGGTCCAGGCTCACTTGAACGAAGTGCATAAACCCACTGGCGCATCGAACAAGCTTACTGGTGTGTCGCACAAGCCTGTTTCGTACCGTTGTTGATGGAAGACGTGCATACATGGTTGGATGAGTTGCAGGAAGTGCACTTACACAGGTCTAGTCATGATATTCTAGACTTCATGTTCGAGCACATAGATGACTTGCTTTGTGCTGGAGAGTTCGACAAGGTAGGGGAGCTATTAGACGCTGTAGACATGTCCAAGTTGGACGTTCTTCTGGTGATAGGCTTCTTGTCCATCACGCTGCGTGCGGCTCCTGTGCTTCCTACTCGTCCATCTTTTGTTGCACGGGCAACTGAGCGTATCAGAGAGCTGGACCCCGAACGAATGAAAAGTCTTCTCATTGGATTGGATTGAGTATGCCCAAGAAACCAAAATCCGTTACGGCTAGCTTTGTGGAGAGTCCCTCCTCCTCTATCTCCAAGGTACAACGACCTACTGTAGTGAAAGCTACACTTTCTTTCGAGGGAGTAGTGACAGAGGGGTGTGAGGATGCTGTAATGGCTTTCCTAGGGGATCACCTGCGCCGTTATCCCCTACAAGTAAAAGATGCAGAAGGAAATGTGATCTCCCTTTCCTACAAGGGAGGCGCTAAATTTAGAGTTGAATTCGACAGGCTCGGGATATCCTCTTCTGTATAACTCCTATGGGGTCGTGGCGGAACTGGCAGACGCAGTGGTTTCAAACTCCACCGGGCGACCGTGAGGGTTCGACTCCCTCCGACCCTACCAAAGACACTCTATGTGGGTAACATGTTACACTGACGCCTCTTGGAATCCATCCAAATCCGAGGGAGCAGTAGCCTATTGGCTAAGATCTGACCAAGGTAGAATCGTTGATTCTACGGCTTGTCCTCCGCAGGTCACTTGTAACAATACTGCAGAAATGTGCGCTATTCTTTTGGGTGTGAGAAGAGCGCTGAGAGAGTGGCGAGAAACTGAAGGAATATGCGTAAATACTGACTCTCAGGTAGCCATCACCTACTTGAAGTATGGTGCGGACACTTCTTCTTTGAGAAGAGAAGACTGGTTTGTGTGGCGACGTTGGTTACACAACATCTTGGATAAGAGAAACTGTAGGGTGCGTTTCAAGCACGTAAAAGCGCACCAGGCTCCAAGTAACGTGCGTCACTACCTTAACAACCAGGTAGATTCCATATCACGGGCGGTTCTAAATGCGCAAAAAGTCTGACATCAGTTACCCCTCTTCTCACTATAAAAGGTGGGAGAAAGAGGCTAACTTCTACGTGTATCTTTCTGACCTTCTGGGAGAAGATATTGTTTTAGACCCGAAGGCGCCCGTCTTCGCAGAAGACCAGGCTGTAAGGTTTCTTCTTGGAGATGCGGCTGATCAGGTACACTCCTGGGTAAATAAAAATATCGAGGATATCAGGGATACACTTCCTTCAAACATAGAAGATCTAACTTGGAACCTCCTAAGTTACACTGAGGGATACGAACCTGAGTATATTGCCGTAACGTTAAGGGCTTCTGGTTTCCTAAAGAAAACAGACCTAGAAATTCTTCGTTATGAAGAATCTCAAGCAAAGAAAAAGGCTGCTCGCAAGGTTCAGATTTCTAAGAAAGAAATGAAAGAAAGAGAACAACTAGCGAGGCTCAAGAAGAAATATGAAACACAGCTATAGGAAACGTTCTTTCTCAATTCCCTCTTACGCAGACACTTACGTTCCTAAAGAGGATAGCTCTGGGGCTTTTCTTCGTGGGTGGATAGAAGCAGACCTAGACTTCTGCGAAAATATCCCTTTCTGTGGTATAGGAGGATTAGACCAGCGAGGCGACCCCATGGTTCCATCCTACATTCCTCTAGAACAGGAAGAGGAGTGGCTACTTGGCTACTTTGGTCAAGTGTACTATCGTCTTGGTTCCGACTGGGAGACAGTCAATTTTAGTTGGTCCCCTGCCATTGATCTGAAGTGAGAACTCATGTACATCACAAACACCGACTTCTATCAGCTGGCAATGGTCTACTCCCATTGGAGGAGTGGTCGACACAAGGTGTTGGCGACAGCAGAGGCATACTTCCGCAGGGTTCCAACGGATTTGTCAACAAATGACATTATCATGTCTGGAGCGTATAGGATAGCAGAGCTGGTACACACCTCTTCCTTTCTAGATTCCGTCTCCCTTATTACTAAAGATCTTTTGGAATCTTTCATTCCTCACGGCCACGTTGACGACTTTCACGCCTGGCTTCATAATGATTTTGTACAATCGTTTAAACGTGTCAGCATAGTGTGTGCTCCTGATGGAGAGCGCATTTATTACGATCACCCCGTAGTACAAGTCTGTGGCCCCATATGCTGGGTCCATCTCCTGGAGACACAGATACTCAGTATCTTGAACTCTTCTGTCCGTACAGCATCACTTGCTCACAAGATTCGACGAGTGACTCCTTCTCGAATATCTCTTTTCGAGTTTGGTACTCGTCGAATTCATGAGGCTCAGGCAGTTCATGTGGCAGTGGACTCGATTGTTGGCGGATTTGACGCCACCTCTAATTTAGAGGCAGGCCGAGTCTACGGCACGCCTGTTCGAGGCACTATGGCCCATTCATATGTCATGTCCTATGGTTTGGGTGGGGAGCTATCTGCGTTCAAGGATTTTCTTAGGTCCTATCCCGAAACCAACTCCCTTCTCATTGACACTTACGATGTGAGGAAGGGTATACTTAATGCCATTCGTGCATCATTCGAGACACACATACCGCTCAATGCAGTCCGTCTTGATTCGGGGGAAATTAAGTCTCTGGTTCCGTTCATTAGAACTACCTTGGACGGTATGGGATTCAGCGGGACCAAGATAGTAGTATCTGGAGATTTCTGCGAGGAGAAGATTTCTTCTCTGGGCCAATTCATACCTATAGACGGTATCGGAATAGGTTCCAGAATTAGTGATCCAGGGTTCTCGATGGGCTTCGTCTATAAGCTAGTGGCCGCGGAAGGAAAGCCTGTCATAAAGATGGCTGGAAACAAGACTAGCCTTCCTGGAGCCAAGATTTGGACCAAGCTCGGATCCTGCTCGTATTTATATGATACAACAGCAGACACTGCCACCCTTTCAGAAAGAACAGTCGGGGAGTCCGTTCTCGTCGACTCCGCCCGCATCTTCTTTCCTCGTTTGAAGATGGAGGACGTACGGTCACGTATCTCAGCTCCTCCTTGTGTGTCTTTTTCTCGTTCTTCTGTGTCAGAGTGCTATCATAACACCTTAGAGGCGCATAAGAATGTCATGCCTACTCAGGTTCCTTGGATGGTTAAGGAAGGGTCTTGATCATGGACATTGATTCTTTGATTGAAATGCTTGACGCTAGAGTAGACATCATCAATGAAAGCCTGGTTAGCTCAAGTCTGGACCTGACTCGGGAGACAGCTCTTCTGTCAGAGTTTATTTCTCGTCACCCAAAATCTAACTTTTCTGATGCCATACTGGACCTGAAAAAAATACAACGTAAAATGCTAGATCTTTACACGGAAAGAGCCGCCGAACTATCCCTTCGTTGTGCCTTGATTCGCATTAAAAACAAAGACCAGGATGAAGACTCGGATTCTCCTGATTTTGAAGAATTCGAAACAAGATTTGGCACACTTCACCCAGGCGGAGGGGCTGTGACTTTAGGAGGAACTCCTGTTATCTTAGACGACGAACCCGTGGAAGATTGAGTTTAGGGGGCGTGGCGGAATGGAAGACGCTACGGACTTAAAATCCCGAGGACCATTGGTCTGTGAGGGTTCGACTCCCTCCGCCCCTACCAAAGAATCGCAACAACATGCGCACAGACTCCGATAAGAAATCTGAATACGTATCTAAGATTCTTTCTTATTTGGGAGAAGGATATCCTTCTCCAATAGGAACTAAAATCAGGGACATAGTGGAACACGAGGTAGAGCATCGGCTCAAGATGGGGTCAGTCGATGTCGTTAGAGACTCCATTAATGCCCTAAGTGGAGATTGGTCTAGAGTTATGTCAGACCTTTCCAAAGCTATGGCCAAGGAGCCATCCAGCACTAGCCACGTTGCACGCCGCATCGACGACTCGACCGAGGACGAGAGACTGGTGGCTTCGATGCACTCCTTCTCTAAGCCCAAGGAACAGCGACTTGCCGAGTTCGAGGCCTACTTGGCTGAGGCGGACGAGGATGAACCGGTCGTCTTGGTATCCGCTCGACCGGTCGAGGCGGTGGTTCCCCCGCGTATAGGTGTGGTCGCCCGTGCGGCGCGTCGCCTGGCTGCGATGGTTCGAGACCTCAAAGGCTGAAGACCTCTGCGCACGTGTTCACTCTCGATGTACCCTTCTCCTTCTTCTTCAAAGGAACTATTTCATACTTATCTATAGGTAGGCTATGCGACAAGCATTCCATGCTGTTATTTACCCTATCACAATCCTAGTACGGATTGTGGATAAGGCGTACTTTTCTTATTTGAAGGTCCGCCCCAGACGTAATAATGGACCTGCAGCATGACAGGGCAACCCACATCAGTTCCCTCGTGTCCTGCCTGTGGGTTCAGCTCAATCTACACTGACGGGCATGGCCCCTGTTCTGTGTCATGTGCTCTTAAGTTGACACAGAATGTGTATAGTTCTTGTTCTGTGTCTTTGGACAAGGCATTAGACCTAGTCCATAAAGAGGCCTTAGCAAGGGGTCTCCCCTACCAGCCTCATTTCAGAGACATTAAGGAAGAGCAGTATCGTTACATTCTGGTTTCTGCGAAAAAGACTTCTACGTACTGGAGGTTGGACAGGGATATCCTGTCTTGCGGACTTAACGTAGAGTACACGTGGGTTACACTTCCTCTTGGCAGAGGACGTCTATACCGTGTTGCTCCTTCTTTGCTTTCCTGCCTTCCAGAATCTATGCAGGACTACAAGCTGAAGAATATGTCATTACATCAGCTCGTTTCAATGGCCAGGCTAGACATGTATTGGCACTTTCTTCCTGCTAAATAGGCTTTATCCATGTTATATACCTGGTATGGATACGCTACGTATCAAGCCATCCCGCATCCGTAGGATGAGGGAAATTGACAACCTCAATAAAGAAGCGAAGGAGGTCTTCGATGAACTCAAAGAACACCGCAGAGAACGTCAGCGCCTGGCGAGAAAAGCCAGAAAGATGGCTAACAAGGTGCAGAAGTATTATCCTGACCTTCGAATCCTGGAAGATTCCTCTGAACTAAGTCTTCATTCTCAGATGGAGGACATAGCCCGATCTCTTCATCTTTCAAACGACCCTGACGAAGAAGACCCCATGAACGAGGCCACCTCTTTGTTCGAGAAACTGTTTGACTTCTTTCGCCGACTTAGCTATGTTCCTTGGGCTTGACTTATCTCTTTCTTGAAAAGACCCCTGACATCAGGGGTCTTTTCCGTTGGGTGTATTCCATGCTATTACTGTTATTTTTTGTGCTCCTCATGGCTCTTCTCTACATGAAGAAAACTGGCTACATTTCCCTAAATAGAAAGGATTGACAAATGAAGCTCGTAGATGTTCGTTGCCTATCCTGTGGGCATATTCAAGAAGATTTCCTTCCTGCTTATGGAGATCCCGAGTGGGAAGTTTGTGAAGCATGCGGATCCTCCTCAATGGAGGAAGTTCGAGGAGAAATTGTTCCCTCTTCTTCCTCCAAGGCTCCAAATTCTGGGGCCGGTCCTTGGGGCTGACCTGTAAAGGAACGAAAATGACTCAGCACGACCTTCCCTACTTATCCCTTCTTTCCTCCATACTAGAGAATGGAGTTCGTAAAGAAAATAGAACAGGCGTAGACACCATCGGCCTACTCGGATACCAGATGAGGTTCGACCTTACTGCTGGTTTTCCTTTATTGACGAGTAAGAAGCTACCCCTGCGCTGGATCTTTGAGGAGCTTCGATGGTTCCTCAGCGGCTCAGTAGATGTGCGAGATCTCCAAGCTGCTGGAGTAGACATTTGGGATGAGTGGGCGACAGAAGCCCACAATAAGAAACATGGTCGTGAGTGGTGGAACATGGGTCCAATTTACTCCCATCAGTGGAGGAACTTCGGAGCCACACCCATTCTTAATACTTATGGAGACCCTGACACAAATATCACTGTGCTTGACGAACGCAATCAACGTAAGTGTGTTGGTTATGCGTCAAATGGATTTGACCAGATTGCCTGGCTCTCGGGTCAGTTCTACGCCAAGAGCAACAGCCGACGTTTGATTTTGACAGGATGGAACCCCGCAGAAGCTGACTTGGTAGCCCTGCCTCCCTGTCATACCTTCAGCCAATGGACCGTCCAAGATGACAAACTTCACTGTCATCTTTTCCAACGTAGTGCTGACGTATTTCTTGGAGTGCCTTTTAACATTGCAAGTTACTCTCTGCTAACTCACATGTTTGCAAAGGCCTGCGGTCTGCAAGTTGGTTCGTTTGTTCATACGCTTCACGATGTCCACATCTACGAAAATCATGTGGATCAAGTTAAGGAACAGCTTTCACGAACTCCTCCTGCATCTCCACAGATAGTTCTATCCGATGATGTAGCCTCTCTTCACGTGTGGGATGTAAAGTGGGAGCACATCAGTCTTGTTGGGTATAATCCGCTGGCTAAGCTGTCTGCTGACGTTGCAGTATGAATCTCACCATAGACTACTTGAAATCTTGCAGCAAGATTCACTTCTTTGGCTTGGGGTTTATACAGGTCAAGTTGAATGACTCTGTTCGTTATCACTTCTACTGTCCGGATCTTCCTCAATTCACAGACAGTCCTCACGACCATAGATATTGGTTTGTGTCTACTGTTTTACGTGGTTCTCTACGCAACAAGATATGGGAGATAGACCCTTCTGAGGGCGGTCGTCCTAAGATTCAACGTTACGATTCATGTGGGTCAGGCGAGGCTCCTCCTAGGCTCACATGTGAAGTGCAGGCCAAGGTACGCACAGAGTTTGTTGTACAGGAAGGGTCTCAATACTTTATTCCTGCCGATGTGTTTCATCAGGTTATGGCGGTTTCCTTACCCTGTATCACTATGATACAAAGAGGGCCCAAAGAGAAAAAGTTCGCCCGCATCCTTGAAGACTTTGATACGGTTCCTGTGTGTCCATTCTCTAAGGTATTAGAGGAGCATATTTTGTGGGATCACGTCAGGTCCTGTCTGTAACCACTCAAGAGGTATTTAGTATGAAGAAGAAAGCGCACGAATTAGAAGATGAACTCGATGGTGTCCTTGGTGAAGTGGACGATGACGAGATTGACGACGAAATCGAGGACGAAGATGATGAGGAGGACACTCCTCCTGCTCGTCCAGCCTCGCCTGTAGCCAGACCAGTTCGTCCCGTATCGTCCGCTCCAGCTCCTGCGCCTTCCCTGGGTGAGGAGGAAGAAGTGTCTGCTGCTGAGTTTGACGCTGCAGCTAAGAAGCGAAGGGATCAGCAGGTGGTGAAGGATTACCTTCAGCGCAAGAAGGATGAGGAGACAATCTCTGTGGACGAGATAACGGAGCTTCTCATCTCTGGCGATCAGGATAAGATTCTAAACGAGCTGTACCACTACTGTACAGACAATTCTGGAATCAAGAGAGCAAAGCAACTTCTTCGCGAAGGAAAGGCTCGTGCCACTGCTCGCATTGCCAGAATCTCTGGTGTAGTGGGCGTTATGTTGGATGAGCTGAAGTCAGAGAACGAAGGAAAAGATTGACTATGGCTTTTCTGGAGGGAGACTTGGTTTTGGACGCTGGCCGAAAGAACTTTGAAGATGCCGTATGCATCTGTGTCGGTGACAGCTACGCATGGAACAAAGGTCATACAAAAGTAGACTTGTACGCATTGTTTTCTCCTGACGGAAATGTACTTAGTAGCGGGATCGTGCAGCGAAGAAGGACCCGCAGTTCGTCTACCCTAAAACCTTTTAGTATGGACTCGCTGAAAAGTAAGTCAGTTCCATCTCCTCTTCCTCCCTCTGCTTTTCATTCTCCGGCGCAGATAAAAAGGTCCTTCTTCAGAGAAAACCCCGAACTGGTTCTCAGCTACGTGGAGATGGTGGGGGTGGTTGTCATAGTAGACGATAACGGACAGACACGGATGACTCTTTCTTTCCCTACTGCGGATTGACCATGTGGTTAGACCTAGAGTCCTTTGTTTCTTCCTACCAGGGGCCTAAGCTTCGTCTGTTGTTCACAGGAGCTGGAGCATGGGCCTCTGGTCTTTTAGGCGTTCCTGGCGCGTCTTCTGTCGTGGACAGCTTGCACATACCCTATTCCTACGATGCTGTTCGTTCCTTGCTAGAAAAGTGGCACCCCAACGCAGATACAGTCTTGGAGAATAGTGGAGCCGTATCAGCAGAAATGGCCACCGCTTTGCACTTGTGCAATTGTCATGACTTGGGATCGCTGGTTCCTGTTACTGTTACAGCTGCCATAACTACTTCAAGGTATCGAAAGGGAGACAACCACGCCTATATTGTGGTGGGTCATCCTTCTTCCTTTGATGTCTACCACTTAATCCTAGACAAGCTTTCCGAGCAAGAGCACGTCCAGCCCATGATAACTACAAAGAGATACGTACAAGATAGAGTAATTGGAGAAGTAGCTCTTTCCTTAGCGTGCTCTCTTTCCCACCCACTTTTATCCGAACTCATGGAAGGAGGTTACCTTGTCAGACTTTCCTAAAATGTACCAAGAAGGAAGACTGGGGCCTATATCTCCACGATATAGACTTGGGGAGATGCACGTTCTTTCTGGGTCTTTTAACCCTCTGCATGATGCCCACCGTTGGATGTACGAATCCATTGACGAGGACAACTTCGTTGTTCAGAACTACGGTAGAGAGGGATATGCTGTTGCTGCCACTACCTCAGATAAGTTCTTCGAGATTTCTGTGAGAAGAGTGGGGAAAGAGGATCTAGATTCCTCTGAGCTGTTAAAAAGACTGACTCAATTCAACGGGTACTCTAAGGTCCTGGTCACTGATAGTCCTCTTTTCTCTGATAAATACGAATATCTTCGACCACATGCAGAGAAGGTCATTTTCCACATAGGGTACGATACGTACGCTAGACTTGTTGCCATGAGTAGCCTGCAGGAAGTCGGGGAATTAGGTTGTTTATTCTGTGTTTGGCCACGAGAAGGTCAGTCCTTTACCAAAGGACCTAAAAACTGCTATCCTTCTCCCCTTGAGCTTCCTGCTCATTTGTATGGCATGAGTAGTACAAAAATACGAGCCTCTAGAGGGGAGTGAACCCTGGTCATATTAGAATAGAAGGAGGTCGCCATGCGACAACTAATTCTATTCTTGACTGTTTTCTACAGCTCCTTCGGAGCGGCCCAAACCATTGATCCCTCTGTTGTGGCAGAGGCTCGGGCGTACTTCATTCGTGGTCAGTCTGCTTACGCTGAAGAGCGTTGGGAGGACTGTGCCCGTAATTTTGAACACAGCTTCAGAGCTGTATTCGCTCCGGAGCTTCTCTACAACATTGGTCTGTGCTACGAGAAGGCATCCAATTTGTCTTCTGACGAGGACGCTCTTCCTTTGATGGAGAGGGCTGTCGCTGCCTACACCAGATACCTGAGAGAACTTCCTGAAGCACAGGATGCGGTTCAGGTTCGAGTTTCCCTAGAGGACCTTCGTCTGATGATCTCGCGAGTGAGAAATCAGCAGGAGGCGGAAACACAAGAGGATCCTCCTCCTCTTTCTGAGGAAATCGAAGCGGAGGATTCTCCTCCATACGTCGAAAGCTACCTAGAGCTTCCCGCTCTAGTCGTGTCCGCACCACGCCCTAGCTTTGGATATAAGTTGACCGTTTCTGGTGCTTCTCTTACTGTAGCCTCTTTTGTGGCAGCCCTTGCCACCGGATTGCGCTCCAGGGGTATGTTCCGTGATCTTGCGTCTTCTTGCGGCCAAACTTCTGAGGGTTGTAGCTCTGAGGATATTTCCAGGGTTGCTCGACTTAGGCGTACCTCCAGCATTTTCTACGCAGTATCCGGTGCCTTCATGGCGGCTACGGGCGTAGGATTTGGTCTGGAGTTCAATCGAGAGTCGCGAGAGGTGGGAGCCTTCGTCAATCTGGCTCGGTCTTTTTGACATCCTCTGGCGCTACGAATTCTTCTACAAGAGCCGGAGCGCCAGAAAGCCGGATTCCCCACGCAAGGTGAGCGTCACACACCTTGAAGGAGTCTCCGGACTTGGATGCTTTTAGTTTCCACGACACGCTCATAGAGCACGGAGATCCGTCTTCTTCCTTAAAGAAGCACAGGTCTACCGTTTTCATTCTTCTATGGGGTCTGCGTGCGGGTTTGAGTACAGGCTTTGTCATTTAGGATTTACTCCCTATGTCAGTAGATAACGAGAAGTCTAACATTCGTCACATGGTCAACTCGTTTCGAGGGTGGCCATTCTACAGCTCTGTCTTCAACCCGCTAACTGGACTTATTGTGAGAGAGGTGGAGGAGGTAGACCCTCACGACAGTAGGGGTTACGGCCTGGCGTCTGTCTACTCCAAAACACAGGACCGTAAAGAGTGGGACGCAATAAGAGATGAGTGGAACCTCAAATACGGAACCACTTTAAAGTACGACGATCGTGAGTTTCATCGGGTCTCTTACCTTCGCTCTGACCGAGCGTTTTCTCCAGTTCCTGAGACAATTGATATCAAGGTAAGTGACTGGTGCTCACATGGGTGTAAATACTGCTACATGGACTCCACAAAAAAGGGAGAGCACGCACCTAAGGATTTGCTAGTCAAGATCTTCGAGGGGTTGGATTATCCTCCGTACCAAATCGCTTTTGGTGGAGGCGAGCCAACAGCACACCCTGATTTCCCCTGGTTTCTCAAGTACACACGGGAACAGGGAACTGTTCCAAACTACACCACTGCGGGATTTATCTTCCGAGAGGATGTTATTGACGCCACCAATAAGTATTGCGGTGGGGTGGCTCTTACTTACCACGCCTTTAAAGGCCCTGATTATTTCAAGGAAATTCATGATAAGTGGCGGAAAGCGTTGGCTCCCCGTGTGCAGCTCAACGTGCACGTTCTTTTTGATGACGATGTAGCTAAGTCCATTTGCGACCTTATTCGAGTAGGCCTTCGGGATTTAAACATCGTACTTCTTGCTTACTACCCTGAGGTAGGTAGATCGTCTGTGCAGGGGTCTCCTTCAAAGAAGACTTACGCGGAAGAATTTCCTGCCGTACTGAACGATATGACCAAAGCAAGATACCGTATAGCCTTCTCTGAGGGGCTCCTTCCTTACTTCTTGAGCCACGAGTTTCCAGAGGTGGACGTGAGATTTGCTTCCCAGCAGGAAGGCTTATTTTCGTGTTACGTGGATGACCATGGAAGAGTTTCCCATTCGTCTTTCTCTCCTCCAACAGAGGAAGACCCCTCCATCTACACAACTCGATTTCAAGAGTTGTGGGAAAAACTTCCCTCAACTCCTTACTATAGAACTGCTCCTTCTGTATGCGGAGAATGTAAACACGAACTTCAGTGTAACGTTCCTCATCCAATTCACTTCATGTCGTGCGCTTATGCTAAGCATAACTCGGGCCACTTAGGGAAACTACGACTTCCCTTAGCCTGAACCCTGTACATACTGTAGGTCAGGAGAACTACGATGATTCGATCCTTTTCTAATCTAGACGATCTCTTCTCTGCGATGGATGCTGATCGTGGTCATGCAGATTTGAAGGTTGAGCCCTGGCAAGAAAACCTAAAGCCCGGAGATTTTTTTCTTCGGATCGTAGATGGCGTGTACATCTATGGAGAGGTTCTGGACCCTGCTCTTCCTACCTGGGAGAATGCTTCTGAGGAAGACCTGGAAGAGTTGAGAGAATCGGCGGAGCTGTATAAAGAAGACCACATGAAGCACTTCAGGTTTTGTCGTTGCTTCTCCCGGTACTGTCCAGAGGGCGAGCTGGGAGACGTTCATGTGAGTACTGTCTCCTTGTTTCTGCACTCCGATGACTTTGCTGCAGCCAAGGAAAGTAATTGGTTGTTGTGAGGCACGAAGTGCAGAAGCAGTCGGCGGACGCCCCCACTACTCTTGAAGGCAAGAAAATGGGCCAATCCATCATTTCCAAGCGGGTCGTTAAAATCTTAGCGTCTGTGTTCGGCGGAGGAGTGCTCCTCTTCTTCGCTATGGGCTTGTGGAGGCTTATTCCGTCGTGTGGGGCCTCTTTTGAGAGATCCCGTCGAGCTGAGGTACAAGACGCCGTTGAGGAGTGTGTTGAGGCGTGCGTTGCTCGCAACGGGAAACCTTCGTTCGACCCTATCGCTAAGTACGTCTCAGAGGTTAACTGCCTGTGTGAGATGTTCTGATCAGACGACAGAGACGTAGACTAGGTTCATTGTGAACGACGTCTGATAACTGTAAAGAGATTTAACTTGGCCTACACCATATCTCCTGGATTTTCGTTTGAACTCCCGATCTTTTCACACGGTGAAATCAAGGGGTCCATACTATTGAAGGAGTCCAACGGGCTGTTGTCAGTTGTGGCTACTGTGAAGGAGGATATCTGTCGAGTTGTAGAAAGAGACGGAACAACATCCGTTTGCTTGAAGCTTTCTGCCTATGAGACAAAGCAACTGGCTGCCAGTTTAGACAGTTCCATTGGAAAGATTCTTACCCCAGGTGAACAGCTCGCTGCACTTTTAGACGCTCACCCAAACGATCTAAATCATGTGGCTACTTTGTTGGGCTTGAAGCCTCGTGTAGTTAGCAGAGGGGAAGACATCAATGGCAGTTACTGACAAACTTTCTCAGGAGCAGTTGGATAAGTTGCTTCTTGCGGTCGAGAAGTGGCGCGAGTGGGCAGGCGCGGAGGGTGGTTGTCCGCATCACACCGACTATGCTGCTTACTGTCGTGCCTGCGAGTGGGATGAAAACGTAAATGAGGCGTTGTGGTGGGCCTCTGCTCCACTTGAGAAGCCATCCACGGTAGCATCCACGGTAGCAGGAGACCACAATGGGATGTGACATTCATTGCCACGTTGAAGTTCGTACTGAAGATGGATGGCAGCATGTGTGGCCTCCACTCGTAGCGGAGACGGAGGACGTTGAAGCCTGTCCTGAGGAGTACGTCAATTTTCCTGGGACAATAGTCTCTTCTTACGAGGAGTACCAAAAGGTAGCCGCTCCCTGGGACCACCCTCTACGGATTCGCCGTAACTACAACTTGTTCGCTATCTTTGCTGATGTTAGAAATGGCATCGGGTTTGCTGGGACCAAGACTGGCGAAGGGTTCAACATCATTGCTGAACCGCGTGGTATTCCTGATGATGCTAGTATAGAGACGGCGTGGGACATACAGTACTGGGAGGGGGACGCCCACAGCCATTCTTGGCTTACCCTCAAGGACCTTCTAGACTTCGACTGGGATCAGACTACCAGCCATGTCGGAGTCGTGTCTCCACGGGAGTTCGTTCATTGGAAGGAACATGGAGTTCCGTCTTACTGGTCTGCAGACGTATCGGGGCTCACCGTCCTAGAGATCTCTAATGAAGAAATGGAAGCCCATCTTGCTTCTGGTGGTGGCTCGACCAACGAAGCTGGACTCTTCTTGTACACCACTGTTACGTGGGAATCCAAGTACCGAGACAGTGTAGGGTCTCATTTCTTTGATGTGACGATTCACGCCCTGAAGCAGTTGGGCGACCCCGAAGAAGCAGAAGACGTTCGTCTCGTATTCTTTTTCGACAACTGATATGGACAGTAACGAACGACTTCGTCTCTACAATGCAGTATGGGCGTGGAGACAACTTGCTATTAACAGATATCGACCAGCTCCCAGGTTTGAAAGCATTTTCAGTCCTCCTGGGTCTGGCTACCACGACTCTAGCTACCGTTACGCCGTGGAAGTGGCGTATGGCGACCAGTTCCGTTCAAAACTAAACAGTTAGAGCTGTCCCAGCTTTCGTTCCATATAAGGAAGTCCAAGATCGTCTGCTTTTTGTTTGATGGCACGCAAGATTCCCGTCTTGCCGATGTAAAACACTGCCAGTGTGTGCTGGGACTTCCTCTTCTTTCCTGGAAGGCGTACTCGAACCTCACGAAGGTAGGCATGCCGATATTTGTGATTCTCAGATGCAAACCTTCTGTGTAAGAACTCTTGCATCAGATTGAAATTAGAGAGCCACGACGCGTGCCCTACAACGATCAATCTATGCGTGTGAATTCCGGTACAGTGAACGCAACCATCACCATCAATGAATCCAACTATCAAGGAGAATAGTAGATCATCGGTCAAGCCCGTCAGGTCGCAAGGCTCATAAGTCTTCCTGCTAGAAATGTTGAACTTGGCCCGAAGTTTTCTGACTACATCCACGTTAGTGAGTTTCACTCGGTACTGGTCTTGCTCAAGTTCCTGAATCTTGTTTGTGGATCCCACGAAAGAGAGGAACCTATTCAGGTGGTCAAGGTCCTTTTCTGCCACCCCTAACTGAATCCTTCGGTCGGTGAATCCCCCGTCCGCCATGAGGAAACCCAGCCAATAGTAGGTGACAGGGTTGTCGTGAAGCAGAATAGACAGGTCTGCCTTCTTCTTAGCAAAACTCTCATGCCTCAAACCGAGAACGAACGCCTTCTTTTTTATAGCTTCCCACTTGCGACCTTGTAAGCCTTCTATCATTTCTTTTTCTGGTAGCTTGCCATAATTGGCTCGCAGCCAGTCAAGTTCATCTGACGTCCATTTCAAATATATTCTCTTTGACACAAAGTCTCCTTGAGTGTATATGTACACTACAAAGAGTAGTTCTGTAAACTAGAAAGTGAGAAAAACTCCAATGCCTATGAAGATTGAACTTCTGATAATAGACCCGCAGAAGGACTTCTGTGACCCCAACGGAAGTCTGTTTGTGCCAGGAGCGCAGGAAGACGTTAAGAGGTTGGCCTCTTTGGTTTCCCGTCTAAAGGGAAAGCTCAACGACATTCATGTCACTTTAGATTCTCACCGAAAGGTGGACATCAGTCATCCTATCTGGTGGAAGAATTCGAGCGGGTCTCACCCGTCTCCGTTCACTATGATTACGGCGGCGGACGTTGAGAGCGGCACGTGGACCACATCTCAGCCTAGCGCCTACAAGCGTTCCTTGGCCTATCTGCGTGCCCTGGAAGCCAGCGGTAGGTATCCTCACGTTATTTGGCCTTACCACTGCCTCATCGGTGACGAGGGTCATTCTGTGGCATCCGAACTTTCGGCGGCTATTCATGAGTGGGAAGATCGTTACGCCATGTGTGACTTCGTCACCAAGGGAAGTAACCCCTGGACCGAGCACTTCAGCGCTGTGATGGCTGAGGTTCCTGACCCTGAGGACGAGAGCACTCAGGTCAACGCACGTTTCATCGAAACGTTGGAGTCGGCAGACGTCATTTTGGTTGCGGGCGAAGCCCTTTCGCACTGTCTTGCCAATACCGTGAGAGACATCGTCACTCACTTTTCGGATCCCAAGTACGTAGAGAAGATTCACCTCCTCACGGATGCGTCGTCGAACGTTCCTACGTTCGAGAAGTATGGCGAAGACTTCGTTCGTGACATGGTTGCTAAGGGAATGAAGGTCACCACGACCACAGATTTCTTGGCCTGACGGTTAGGTTGACCCATGAGACCCATTGTTCAAGATAGCTACTTGTCTCGCGATATCTTTCCTATCTTGGAGCAGGAGGTTCCATGGGTAAACAGGTCGTCTCCTAGAGACGAATGTTTTATGGCACTCGAATCTGCTCCTCAGGTGTACAGTTATGGGAACTCCAACGAGCACCGAAAGGCTCTACACACCTACACGGCAGTTCCCATGCATGAAGAGGTTCGTAGGATAGCCGAAAACCTCAATAAAGATTTCGAGTGCTCGTACAACGTTTGCGTGTTGAACTACTACAAGGATCAGCACCAGCATCTAGGATGGCACGCTGACGACTCTCCGGAACAGGACCTAGACCACCCGATTGCAGTGATTGCTTTCGGGGCGTCTAGGTACTTTTGGTGGAAACCTCGTACACAAAAAGGTGAGATACCGGAAGACCAGAAGATTCTTATGAAACCTGGAGACTTGGTAATTATGCCTGGAGGATTTCAGGCTGACCACCTCCACCGCATTCCTAAGCATTCTGAATCTTGTGGCGGAAGAATTTCTCTTACTTTTCGTAAGTTAGTACGATGACAAAATCCATCCCCTATCACGAAGATACGGCATACTCCAGGGCCGTCACCGCAGCGAACCTAGCGGGGTACAAGGAACTCCCCTATAGGTCTTCTGACGGATATACTGCTGTACTGGACGCATTCAAGAAAGAGGCACTTGATTTCGTTCCTTGCCCAGACGGAAAAGACCCCTACGAAGAGGGGTGGGGACATCTTAAGGGCCTCATAGATAGGATTTTCCCACTTCAGCTCGTCGGGGACTGTCTTCGGACCATGAGTAGGTCAGCACACCCTTTTCACGAATCTTATCTGTGGGGTGCTTCTGAAGAAGACGAAGGAGACGAAGTTCCGAACCTGGTTCCGTTGGTAAGGTTTCGTACTCTTCATCACTACGGACATTATGCTTTGTTTAAGCCTAGTGTAGCTGAGGTTCTTGCACAGATACCCTTCGAGTATGTGACCAAGACCGACTTCTTCTACTTAGAAGGTCCTGATACTGCAGACGATCTGAACAAAGAATTGTTGGCATTGGATGCAGGATTTCATGTGGCTATGTGTACTCTTTACTCTGAACCTTCAAAGTGCAGGAATTCCTGATCAATGACTACTAAAGAGGACACTATCGAAGAGATATCAGACATGTTGGATAGCCTATCAACAGCCGAATCGTTGAGGATCTTCCGTAAGCTGAATACAGGAGATCTGCTTACTCTAAGCATTGCTATCCGCAAGTACGGCGATGAGAGAGAACAGACTACTAAGGAACTCCTGCAGGGGGATCACGAGCTATGAGCTACGACATTGAATTAGTAGATCCTGTAAGCAGGTCTGTTTTGAAGTTGGAGCACGCCCACCATATGCACGGGGGAACCTATGCTATGGGAGGGACTAACGAACTTCACTTGAATATAACCTACAACTATTCCAAGCATTTCTATCGTGTGATGGGAGAACTTGGAATTCGGTCTCTCTACGGACTGTCTGGGGCGGACAGCATTCCGCTACTGGAACAAGCAATTGCTAACCTGAAGGACGAGGTCTCAGAAGACTACTGGGAGCCTACAGAAGGGAACGCGAAGAGATCTTTGATTCAACTTCTCACTATGGCTAAGCTGAGACCTGACGGAGTCTGGAGAGGAGACTGACATGATCCGTAAAATTACTCCTCCCGCTTCATCTTACGAAGAAGCACCAGTTTTCCCTACGTGCTCCCAAGTACGAGGAAGATTGGTGACTAGAGTATTTGACTTGGATGAGGACGTTGGGACGGATTGCGAAGCATGGATCCCCGACGGGGACTTCCTGTTCAATTTTGAGATAAAGAATGTTAGAATCGAGCATTCTAAACTGCTGATTTTAGACCCTGTAGACAATCGTCTTTCCTCCTGTTCCATGTGGGATCCTGTGTTTGGAGGAGCTTTTGGCGCTCCCGCCCTAGGAATCAAGGTTCCCTCTGGAATCCTGCATTGGGTCTTCTTTGAGGATACCTCAGTTCAAGGAACAGGTCAGGGTCTTACTGCCAACATTGAAAATGTTCAAGTTGACAACCAGACGTTGGTCCTTCCCTCTGCCTACATGGACAGGCTAGATGAGCTTAAGTACTCCAAGCGTCCTTTTTCTGTATCTTTCTTGGAAGAGCATCTCATTGATTTCATAGACAGGGAAGTAGGATATTCCGAACTACGGAATAAGTTCGTGATCAACCTAAACTTTCATCGAGTTACTGTGCAACTGTTTGAAGGAGACCACAGGGAAGTAGGTCCCTGGCAGTCGTGGAAGTGAGAAGAAAATGGAAGACAACAAGTCAGAGAAGTTCAGCGTAGATATCTCCTTGAACCGAGAGGAGATCCTGGACCAAGTAGTATGTGTTTTGGTCAGGTCCCTTGCGGAAGGTAAGGTAGAACGAAGTAGTGGATACTACGATCCTGACGGAGACTGGGTTGATACCGACATCAAGGTATCTCCTGGAGGTACGTTTGAGCAGACCCTGCGAAACCGCGTGTCCACTATGTTGGACAAAAGGCTGGCGGAGGTTTTGAACGAGAGCCTCAAGTCTCAGTTACGTGATATGGTAAAGTCTCGTCTGGAAGAGATTGCTGAGAAGGGTTTGCCCGAGTTCGACCGATACGGAGAGATGCGCTTCACGCCTTGGTCTAAGGCGGTTGCTGTTGCGCTGGAGGGTCTCACTAAGAAGTCTTCCTCCTACGATGACCCGAAAATCTCTACAATAGCTAAGGATGCCTTCAGGGAAAAGATCACTAAGGTACTGGAAGAAGAGAGTACAAAAATCAAAGCTACTATTCGAGCCGCTGTAGATGAACAGCTTTCTGGTACTGTGATCAAAACGTTGCGCGACGCCATTGGCCTTCGCTGAAAAGTGTAAAGGAGTCTTACCATGCCCATTCTTTCTGACAACGACGATAGTCTTGAGAATCATTCGATCAAGGGTTCCACCTACGGATTCTCTGCGAAGAGAATCGACGACCTTGGCGCTGCCGAGTACACACTGGTAGGTATCGCCGTGGACTCGTCCTCCTCGGTGGTCGACTTCGAATCAGAGATCAACAAGTGCATCCAAGAGATTGTAAAGGCTTGTCGCCTGTCGCCTCGTGCCGACAATCTTATGTTGCGTCTGGTCGAGTTCAATTCGAATCTATCGGAGATTCACGGGTTCAAGCCTCTTACAGAGTGCAATGTGGATGACTACACAGGTGCTGTTCGTCCTTCGGGTATGACCGCTCTCTACGATGCTTCGTGCAACTTGGCTCAGTCCATCACTCAGTACGGAAAAGATCTGTCCGAGAACGACTTCTCTGTAAACGGGATTCTGTTCGTCATCACAGATGGAATGGACAACAGGTCCACTTTCACCCCTTCCTCGGTTGCCTCTGCAATTAAGGACGCTGTTCGAGCAGAAGCTTTGGAGTCCATGGTGACCGTTCTTATTGGCGTCAACATTCAGGACAAGAGCGTCAGTCAGTACCTCCAGTCTTTCAACAAGGACGCTGGATTCACTCAGTACGTGGAGTTGGACAAGGCAGACGCTAAGAGCCTGGCCAAGCTCGCGGCTTTCGTCTCGAAGAGCGTCTCGGCGCAAAGTCAGGCGCTAGGTACGGGCGGTCCGTCTCAATCACTCTCTTTCTGAAGCCCTCAGCCCCAATAATAATCTGTGGAGTACAGTATGAATTCAGACCATGCACCGGATGAAATAGGCTACAGAGCGTCGGACTACAACTCCTTCTGTCTCTCTGTGGGGTATGCAGAGTCTACCTTCTTAAGCTCCCTCACGTTTGTGTATCAAGGTGAGACTACAGAACTTCGACCCACCAAAGTAGAGGCGTGGAACGAGGCTTTTGATTCGCTTGCATCAGTACTTTTGGAATTCTCCGAAAGGAGGTTTGGAGGCAAGCACTCCTGTTGTGTAAGAATGCCTCCAGAGGCTATGTTCTGCTCCTCTTGCGGCGCGAACCTCTCATTCAGAAACGAATCTGAAGACGACTATAGGCACTTTGTGGTGCGTAATGCTTTGGGTTGGCTGTGGACGGCAGAGAACCACGAAACACCTGAAGAGATCGATTTTGACCAGGTGTGGTCTTCTGTGTATAACGAAGACGTGGTTATTCTGCGCTCATTCGTTCAGTATCGAGCTGAAGAATTCGTGGCCTGGTTTACCCACCATCGTAAGCATCTCAATAGATATTGGAACTCAAAGGTAGGGTTCTGGGATAACGTTTTCGTTGAACAGGTTTCTCCTTTTTCTATGGTTGGAGGCTGAATGTCGGAAGATAGATTTTGGGTTGCTTTTCCTACAGATTTGTTTGAGGAGCAGGCTCCTGGGAGTGATGCTTCAGGTCACCCCATCGTTCGTGTGACGGATGAGTTTATTGGACCATTTCAAGACGCTAATGAAGTCATTGCGGCTGTAGAGAGTCTTCCTTATGGTGACATGGCGGTGGTCGCTCAATGTGACGCTAGTGAGGGCATTTTGCCCTTCCTCGTTCTTACCGCAGCCTTTTCTGCCGTGAAAGCTGAGCCTGCCACCCTTCAGATTCGTGTACTTCACCACTTTATCGTGACAGGTAAAGAATTCCCTACTGCAGAGGACACAGGTTACGCAACTAAGACAGTGGCGGAAGAGAAGAAATCTAACACTCGTCGCTCCTTGAGCCGCACAAAGAAGTGAGAGACTCGTACCAGTGGCTGCACGTGATAAGCGCCCCTCTGTGTGGACCTCCGCACGTATCCTCCGTGCTCTGTTGCGTACGGAGGATCTGTTCTCAACAGGGCGGGAACTTACACCAGTTCGTCACAACGAGCACCACACTGTAAACAGTGATGAAGACCTGGTCAGCCACTTGAGATGGATGGTGTTGGCCCTACCTTCTCTAGTAGAGGAGGGTCATAAGGATAAGGCACTTCGTTGGCTGGGCTTCGTACAAGGAGCCCTGTGGGCTAAGGGTCTGGCCACCATATCAGATCTAAAGAGTTGCAACAGGGAAGAAGTACCTGTTGACCTAGAAGTAAACGACTTGGTCATTCTTGCTACGGAGCCTTCTCGCTCCTTTAGAGTGGCTAAGATATCCCACGGGTATGACCCTGGAACAGGACTTGCTCTTTTGCTTACTGAAGCAGAAGGCCACCGTCATGGGTGGGAAGACATACAGCTTCTTCGTAAAAAGTGAACAACCTAAGAGAGAAACAGAAGAGAACATGACCAGCATTCAGACAGATAACAACAGCATCAAGACTCGCTACATTCGTAGTCGCAAGAACCCCGATCAAGTCATGACCCTTGTGACCAAAATCGACGGGGATACTCTTACTTTTGCCGTTGCAATCAATTCCCCGCCTCGTAAGCACGCCCTTGATCGCACAGGTCAGGTGGTGTGGGGCAGGACAGGGGACACTTTCTCTCGCAAGACAGGGTCTTCCATTGCTCTCGGACGTCTAGGCTGTGAGCGATCTCGTCGTGTCGTGAAGTTCAATCAAGACGAACAGCACCCTCTCCAGGTGGCACTCAGTACCCTGTCCTCTCCAGAGGAGCAGAAGAAGAACCCCCTGGCTGCTCGCATCGCTTCGGCCCACATGGCAGACTTGGTCTCTTCGCTTCTTCGCAGCAAAAAGACTCCGAACAAGCCTAATGGCAATTACGAGCATGATCATGCTCTTGTCATTCTTAAGCTGAAGGAGGCAAAGAAGGCAGCCAAGAAGGCCACTCCTGAGAAGACCCCTTCTAAGAAGGTTGCCTCTAAGAAGACTGCTCCTAAGAAGGTCACCAAGGTGAATTCCGAGGAGAAGCGGAAGCTGAACCATGCCCTAACCAAGGCACTCTCCAAGAAGTCCAAGTGACATTTTGAGTCTTAGGGAAAGGGGTGCTTCGGTGCCCCTTTTCTTTTTCCTTCCTGTTGAGGTCCTTATGCACAGCGATAGTTTTTTCACCATCGGGTCTACTCATAGAGTATGTCAAGATTATGCCATGTCGGGCAGGACTCGATGGGGTAAGTCTTTTGCTATTTTGTCGGACGGATGCTCAGGAAGCCCCAATACCGACTTTGGTTCTAGATTTCTGACTAGAGCTGCGTATTGGGCACTCAATCAGTTCAACAACTCCTTTCCTTCTGGCAGTCTTCACATAACGGCCTCGGCCTTTGCCAGCCAGATGGCCTCCTCTTGTAACATCGAGTTTGAATGTCTGGATGCTACCCTGCTCATGGCAGTGGAAGGAACGAGCGGAGAAAAGGAGGGCGTGTGGGCGTTGGTGTTTGGGGATGGCGTGGTGGCAGCACGTCATAGGCACAGCCACAAAATCACTCTGTACGCCATTGAATTTCCCCACGGCTACCCTGCCTATGTAAGCTACCTGTTGGACTTGGAGAGGCTTAAGGGATATGTCAAGCATACACAGGGCCAACCTGCGCTTCTTCACCATTATCGAGAAGGACTGGCAGAGGCCCCCTCTCCTCTCCCCTTCTTTGATCTTTCTTCGAAGGAGTGGTCCATTCCCTTTACCTGTTTCTTTCCGTCAGACGAGTACGACGTAATGGCACTTTTCTCTGACGGCATTGAGTCTTTCAACTGTGCAGAAAAAGACGCGCAAACAGAACTTGGCCTGGCCGATTTAGTAGGTGAGTTTCTGTCCTTTAAGGGTCATGCAGGAGAGTTTGTAGTGCGCCGAGCCAAAAAGGCGATCTCCAAGCTGAAAGAACTAGGATATTCTCACACTGACGACTTTTCCATGGCTGCTATTCACATGGGGTGAGGATGCTCTTCGTCATCGATATGCAGGATGAGTTTCTTCGTGAAGTTTCTTGCCTTGAATCGAAGTGGTCTTTTGTAGGGTCTGTCGCCTCTGTGGTGCGAAAAGCCAACGACAGGGACATTCCTGTAGTATTTGTGGAATATGTAGGCTACGGTAAGACTATTTCCGCTCTACAGGACGCTGCCAGAGGTCAGTTCACTGTGGTCAAAAAGAAAGACGACGATGGGTCTGACGAGATTCTTTCCTACTTGGAAGAAGAAGAGGGCATAGATCTGGACTCGCCCTCAAGTTACCCTAATCTCACCTTTTGCGGAATCAATAGCGACGCCTGTGTTCTCCTTACGGTAGGAGGAGTTCTTCGACAAGGGTTCAACTGTCGCATTGTGCAGAAGGCTACAGCCAACGCATGGGGGAAGATTTCCACCATTAACGATTCTGGCCTTGTTCGTATATGGAGAGACGCCTTCCGGCCCTTGGATCCTCACACAATGGTTAGACCGCCACCTGCTGAGGGGTGGAAGCAGCCTATGAACAGAAGGCTACGTCTTATCAAACGCTTCTGAGCCGAACCCTGGACATAATAAGACCATGTCTCAGCATCTTTCCAGTTACAAAAAGCTGACTCGAATTCGAAGCAAGCACAACACTTCTGAGTCTCAGGATTTTTTGTTTTCGTCTTCGGACGCCCTGCGGATACGTCAACTCATTGCGTATTCTCTTGTGGTATTTTTTGCTAAGTTGTATGGCAAAAAGGTACCTGATATTTCTTCTGTTCCGAAAGAGTTCTTGGAGCAGAAGAGAGTGAGAAAGCAAGCAAGAAAATGATACTGCATCTGGAGGTTTCATGCCTACACTCTTTTCTTTGTGGGTGGATAAGTGTCGTTCTCTTCTCCCTTCTTACTTTTCTCATGGGCCTAGGTCGTACGTCATGACAAAGCAAGAAGCCCATTACCTCCTGTTTCAGGATGCTGTTCTCTCTCGAAAGGAAGAGAACCTGAGCGTCTCCGAATGGGAGGAACGGATTACTGAGGAGCCCTTGTTGAGAGACGCATCTGACTTGGCTGGACAAACTGTCATCGATGCCATTACTTGTTTTGTGTGGGGATGGGATAGGTTCGTATGAAGGTTACCATCAAGGGTAGCAACACAGAAGTTTCCCTAGGTAATTCTGATTTCTTAGCGTCGGGCGGAGAGGGGTCCGTTTACGTGAAGAAGGATATTGCCTTCAAGATCTACAACGACCCAGCCAAGATGATCCCGGCAAGCAAGTTTGCAGAGCTTGCCTCCATTACTAATCCAAACGTAATAAGGCCCAAGGAAATCCTTTGTAATGGCGGGGGAAAACATATTGGCTATACCATGCGCTTTGTTAGAGACACGCTGTCCCTATGTCAGCTGTTTCCAAAGTCTTTTAAGGAGCGCGAAGGCCTGAGTCACTCCAAGGTAGCTTCTCTTGTGCAAAACATGAGAGATACCGTTGCAGACATTCACAAAGCTGGAGTGTTAGTTGTAGACCTCAATGAGCTGAACGTTTTGGTGTCTAAGGACTTTTCCGAGTCCTTTTGGATCGACGTAGACAGCTACCAGACTCCGCACTTCAAGGCTACTGCAATCATGCCGTCAGTGCGAGACCCACTGACTGCGAACCTAGACTTCACACCTCTCAGCGACTGGTACAGCTTTGGCATTCTGGCCTTTCAGTTGTTTGTGGGCATACATCCCTACAAAGGAAAGAGCAGCAAGTTCAAGTCTCTAGAGGACAGAATGAAGCACCACGTGAGTGTGTTTGATTCTTCTGTGTCTATTCCGAAAGTATGCTACTCGTTGGACGTCATTCCTGACGTATATCGTTCTTGGTTTCGCGCTGTGTTTCAGGACGGTAAGCGTCTTCCCCCTCCAGATTCGATGCAGGCTACCGCAGTTCTTGCTTCGATTCTGCGGACGGTAGTTTCTTCGGGTAACTTGGATATTTCGGAGGTGAGTAAGCTAGCTTCCACCATTCGATCGTACCACTACGTCAACAGCTCGAAAGAGTTCTTTCACTGTGGAGGATCTGTAGTCACAGGGACGGGAACTAGTCTTTTCTCTTCTGATAGCAACGTTCACGTAGGAACTACACTAACGGGCGATGTTCCTGTGTTCGCCTTCACTCAGGGGTTGGACGTATCTCTGTGGGCCGAAGGAAAGAACGTACCTCTTGCTATGCACGCAGAAGATTTGTCCTCCTACGACAACAGGCTGTACGTGAAGAACCGCGGGAAGGTATACGAAATTCTTCTGCACTGTGCTCAGAATATGGACGGCACCAACAAGGTGTTGGCCTCCGCCCACTCTCTCGCCTCTGTCCTAGAAAATGCGAGCAAGCTGTTTCAGGGCGGTGTGTATCAAAATATGCTAGGTTCTTGCTTTGTTTCCTTGTTTCCTCGGTCTAAGGCTGCCTATCAGGTGCGTATTCCTGAGCTGGACTCGGTTAAGTTTTTGTCGGCAAAATTCGACCGCGGTGTACTAATGGTCCTAGGTTCGAAAAAGGGAGTCTATTCTCGCTTTATTTTCAGGTTTACGGATGACTTTACGTCATATGACGTAAGAGAAGTAGAGAACGTGACTCCTACCGAGCTGAACTTTGTGACCATGGACTCTGGCGTTTGCGTATCCCTTACGGAGGACGAAAACCTTGAGTTGTTCTCCTCGAAGAAGGGGTCCACTTCCGTAAAGGTGATAGAAGACAGTATGCTAGGCGGAGACATGCTTCTTGTGAAGCGTGGGCCCAAGCTAGGGTTTATCAGAGGAAACTCTGTATTTGAAATGAAGATGAAGTGAGGAAATGACCGATGCTTACTGAAGCTGTGACACAACCAAGACTTGTACTTTTTGCGTCCAAAGATGAGTACGATACGTTGTGTAGAGAAACGGAAAGCACCCGCCAAGATCCATTCACCCTAGGAGCAGCACGTAGACTTGGTGTTCCTTACGATAACGTGACGCCGTGGCAGCGTAGCCTGATGAAGGTCACCTTCATGCACATTCTTTTGACCTCTCACTGATTCAAGGAGACTTACACATGCCTAAGAGAATTTCAGTCAACGTTGGTTTCATCACGAATTCTAGTTCTTGCATCTTCTACTTTCCTAAGGAGGTGCTTGAGGACGAAACCGTGAAGGACTTTATGCAAAAGTACGAGCTTTCCACTGGCTGGGTGGGCTACGACCTGTGGGCCCGAAGTTCTTGTGATTCCTTCCTGGTCACCAGAGAACAAAAGGAAGAGGCTCTCTCCCAGTTGGTAGATGAGTATTATTCGTATGAACATCTCAATGGAGTAATCGATCCAGAGAGTGAAGGAGTCTACATCATCTATGGAGACGAGTACGAGGATACCGTTCACTTTCTCTCTAGAATTTTGGGCTCTGCTCTCAGGAAGCTGCAAGAGGCAAACCCCGACCTTCCTGGCGGCTACATAACCGACTATAATTGATGATCTGCATATTCATTTCTTCGGACAGGTACATTCCTAGTATAAGAGATGACGTACCTGATCACGGAGTAGTGTATGATGAGAAGGCGGAGACCATCACCGTATGTGTACGTGCAGACCTTCCTTCTCTTGCCTTGGTAGACCTGAGGAACTCCTTAGAGTGCTTACAGGGATACGCATGGCATGACAACTACCCCTTGCTAATAAGCAAATTGGTAGAGTCTCACCTACGTAGCCGAGTCCTCTCCGGGTCTTTGCGGTTTGACCGCTACACAAATCAGTGGAGATGGCTTGGCCTTTCTTTAGAAAACACGAGGATAGGATGAGCAGAGTCAAAACCAAGCGTGAGCTTATGGTTCTGGTAGGTAACGCAATAGACCATTGGGAGCAGATGCCCAACGATTTGAAGGGCGAAGTCAACGAGATCACCCCAGCCTTCTACCAGGCTATGGAGGAGTTGTGGCAGGCGGTAGAACCAGTCGGAGAGGAAGATTGAAGGGGACATCAAGGAGTTCGAAAACTGTGTTGACCTAGCCAGCACGCCTTTTCACAAGTCTTATGTTGGCATTTCAGTGTGACATTCGTAAATGGCTAGTATCTTTATAGACACGCTCGACGTCCTAACTCGATTCGAATATGTGACTGTCAGAGCGCGCCAGTTGAACCTAGTTGTTGACGAAACCTTTCTAATCATGGCTCACGAGGTCTTAAAGCCTAGCATGGCGTTCGACCCACTCTTGTTTCGATGGGAGCATCGTCCCCTAGGTAGCAGCATGTATGCAACAGTGTACGAAGACGGGTGTGATGCTGCATTGCAAGGGGAGCAATCTATCAGGATTCTAGCATATCCACAAGGCCGAGTCATCATCATAGGCGGCAGAGTCGTTTCGTGATTTTGAGTTGCATACAGTAACACCATAGGAAAATTGAAATGGACATCAACACAGTTTTTGACCTCATAGTTCAAGCGTATCCGAAGGCAAGAGAGGGCAAGACCCTTGGAAAGAAGCCCAAGTCATCCTTAGCCTGGACCAAGGAGACGGACTCTTCTTATGTGGCTCAGGGTCCGCGTGGAGGAGCGATTAGGATTCGCTATAGCGAGAAGAGCAATAAGATTACCATAGGCTACACTCAGCCATGAGTGCGGACGTGATGGTCGTGGATTCAGTACCTTCTCGCGGCGGGGATCAATGGACTGGTCTTCCTGTTCTATTGGACAAAGAAACCATTGAAGACTACCGAGAAAGACTAATCTCTTGGGTGGCTGAGCAAATAGTTCGTGGAGAATACGGTGTGTCTGATCCTGGTAACATATTCTATTCGGAACGGTCAGACCCCTCAGAGGAATATATTCTCGCCACAGTAATGGTTGAGGGTTTCCCAGACGCGCGCCTCTACGATTATTCAAGGATTCTTCGATGAACGTAGAGGGAGGAGAAACATGTTGGGTTTGTGGTGACGAGGTCTTTCCAGAGGTGTTAGTGGAGGGACAGACTTGGTGCTGCGAAGCCTGCGGAACAGATTATGTAACTTGTCCAGCAATGGTTGATGGCTCCATCGTATGGCAGGTAGCCCCATGAAGACTGCACGGTGCCAAGCGCGAGAGCGTAGAGCTAAAAACAAAGCGAAGCGCAAACGTTACGACTTGTACCTCTCACGCCACAGGAAGAGAGTGTGGACCAGTCGAGAGGTCAACCGTAAACTGAGAGAGCCGTGGTTCTTGAACATGCTGCGAGAATTAGGTATTTCACGCAAGCAGTGGGCCAGAAAACTAAAAGCCTGGGCAGAACACCAGGATGAAATGACAAGATGAATGGAACCAACCCTGGTCATAGTAATTGGCAGCTGATTTAAAGGATTGACCGATGACTCAAAAAGATTCTCTTGGCGACCGAATGAAGTCCTACGAAGCAGTTGTGGACTATACCCTGCCTCCTCGTCTTCCTGTGATTCTGCGTGTGGATGGTAAAGCCTTTCACTCGTACACACGAGGACTAAAGAGACCGTGGGATCCCTCTCTCGTAGAGGTGATGAATACTACTGCCATTAAGCTGTGTGAGGATATCCAAGGGGCTCAGATCGCTTACGTCCAAAGTGACGAGATTTCTATCCTGGTACATGGGTACAAGACATTCAACTCTCAGCCGTACTTCAACGGCCGAGTTCAGAAGACCTGCTCCGTTGTTGCTTCCATTGCTGCGGCTACATTCACCTCTTGGTCGTGGACGCTCTTTGATAAGGAATCTGTGCCTAACAAGGCATCACTGATTCGACCCGCCTATTTCGACTGTCGTGCCTTCGTTCTTCCCGAAGCTGACGTCTGCAACTACTTCTTGTGGCGACAGCAAGACGCCGTCCGCAACAGCGTGCAGTCTCTTGCGCGTTCCTTGTACTCTCACAAAGAGTGCAACAACAAGAACGGTTCCGAGCTACAGGAGATGTGCTTTCAGAAGGGCCAGAACTGGAACGACCTGCCCGTGCAGCAGAAGCGGGGAAGGTGTGTACTGAGAGAAACTTACCCCGTTGAAGGCTCAACTGGAGTTGTCCTCCGAAGCCGTTGGACTGTGGATGAAAACATTCCTACATTCTCTCAGGACAGGGATTACATCAACAGGTTCCTGGCGTTGGAGGAAGAATGAGTCAGCCTGATACTTCTAACAGCGCACCCTTAGATGCTGACGAGCTTGTTGCCCTTAAGGCTTTGCTTACCGAGGCAGGTCTTTCCTTTATGCATGCTCGTGAAGGATCCATTGCAGACGTGCTTAGAGGTCATGGCGAGAAGGCCCTTGCGGGCTTGAACAAGTTGCGAGCCCGGCTTGCTTCTTGTTGACTACAACAGAGAGAAAGAATCATGTCAAACGACAATATAATTCTTGCTTCCATTGGGTGGTGCATCTCCACTCTGGGAGCCGTGAGTATCGCTCTTCAAGTCATGGGTTACTATCCAGACAAGGTAGCCATCTATTCTTGGGTAGCCAACGTATTCATGCTTTTGTTTGGAGTCTGGGCCTTTCTTAGAGAGTTTCACATTGCCAAACGCCACACCCAAAGAACTGCAGACAAGTACATGAAACTCTATAGGGAAAACCGAGAGTTGCGCTCTCTCCTTCGAAAAGCAGAGACGACAGGATCAGACCATGAGTAAGTGTCGGTGCGGGTGGGAAGGAGAAGGCCAACACCCTTGTCACGGCAAGGGATATCAGTGTAAGTCTCCTGCGCTCCCCCGTTTTGTCGCCACTTCTGGCGGTCTATCTGGAAGTCAGATCAAGACAGCTGCCTATCAAACTTGGGCATGCGATTCTTGTTGGGAAGAGTTCAGGGAATTTGCAAAGAAAGAGGGTGAGTGATGGGCTGGTGGTCTTCAGCAGTAATGGGAGGGGATCCCTCTTTCGATTGGTTGATTGATTTTGAGAAGGCTTTAGGCCTGGACCCGGATCACACGAGAGACGAGGCTGAAAACAAGGTTATCGCAAAACAACTGGAGCAGAAGGAATCTGACCTGGTCAGTATTCTTGGTCTTCCCTCTGAATACAAGGACGAGCAGGAGTATAGAGTAGGTTGGCAAGTGCTTGGATACCTCATGTTGAGGTGTGGTGCCTTTTTTACTAAAGAAACGAGAGACCGCATAATCGATGCAGCGATGAAGGACGATTCCTCTTTGTTTCTTCGTCCGCAGCTTCGAAAACTCTTCATGCTAGATCTGATAGAGAAGGTGGCGAATCACTCTCCTGGGCAGTGCACTGAGCTGGCAGGAGACATGGACGACTTTTCAGACAGCACCCCTTCGGTCAGAAGCATTTATACCGCGCTCGTTAAAGAGCGGGATGACGTTGTGGATCGCATGATGAGCGTGGCTCAGTTTCATGGTTACACGTTCGACGCAGATAAGCTGCGCAGGATGCTTCAAAAGGTAGCCCCTTCCAAAGAAAGCTGATTTATGTTCAAGTCTGGGGATAAGGCCCTTCTTCCCACTGGAGAGATTGCTGATGTTGTAGAGGCTGACCCCTCAACAACTGTAGTGGTCACAACTTTGGGGTCCTTCGAGGAGAGCGAACTTCAACAGGGGCACCCTTCGGTTATTGGTGACCGAACCAGGAAGCGAGTTGACATCAAGGAGATCTTGTCTGACCCTGACTTGCGTGAAGACCTGATGGTCTCCACCATTCAGGCGGTCCAATCCGTTGGAGGAGTTGACACAACAAAGGATCAAGCTCTTGACGCCTACAAGGCGGCACTGGACGCGCAGGACGCCTTATCTTCTCTTCTTGACAAACTAGAGATGGATTATGCGGGCCACTGGAGAAGTGGGAGAGACAGTAGCGATCATTTTCTACCTATGGTACTACAGAATCTTTACTGCCACCAATTTTTAGTGCCCAGAGAACAGCTTGATGAACTGTGTCACGCTCTGCGCGAAAAGAAGAGTCTAGGCCGTTGGGTGCCTGTAGCGAAGTGCAACATGGCCACTCTAGGAGGTGGTTGTGGTTACTGTGGGGCAGAGAAGTTCGAGCTTGAAACGGACGGTCTGTCCGTACGATTTAGTGGCGAAAGGTGTCCTCTTCCAGACGGGTTTGAGCCCAACGAGTGGGAGCTTAATGTTCCTAGCGGAAAAATAGCTGTAGCGAATGACTTGCGCAACTGGTTTCCTCTTTCGTTTGGTTCAGAAGACATCCCCAGTGTTAACTCTGTCATTGGGCGCAGAGCAGTAGCACAAGCTTACGCACAGGTGGGCCTTTCTCATGCTTCTGTTGGAAACACCTGTCCTTCTGTGTTCAAGCTGAGCGACTCTTCCTTCAAGATTTCCTGTGGACCTTCGGAGGAGGTCTGGAACGGTGAGGAATGGGTAGACAGAGAAGAACCCATTGAGCCGGAAGGTGAGGAAGTAGCCTTTATTTGTACGGACCTGTGGTGGTATTCTTTGTGCGACTTGGAAGAGCTGGAAAGGCGCTTTGCCAGGTTTGGAAAAGAAGAAGACAAAGATATCACAGTGATTCAGGTTAAACCTGGGGTATACAAATTCCTACACAACGACAGCATTGATGAAAGCGCTGATGAGGTGGTGTTCTCTACCTTTGAGTGGGTTAGAGACCCGGACCCAGTCAGGGATTTCGCAGGAGAGTATGACAGCCTAACTGTAAACCCTCATGCGTTTGTGCAAGCTAAGGTAAAGAGTTGGCCCACTCTTTACGGACACACTGACAGGACTACGAAGACTGTAATCTCGTGGTCTGAGATGACGGAAGAGCAGCGACATCAATCCTGGGCTTCGGTAGCTGACCACGTGTTTCTCGTGATAGGTTCTGGGCAAGAGTGGCACACAAAAGGCTTTCCTGTTACGTATGTAGACTCTTCAATTCCGGATATCGAGCCTCCAGAGTTTCGGTTTCAACATGGTTGGTACCCATTTTCAGAACCCTACGGAGGAATCCACAAACAAAATTTGGATCCGTCTTGGGCTAAGTTGGCCTTCCGAGTATTGGAGTCCATCATTTCTTTTGGAATGTCAGTAAGTACCATCCGAGAAGAGAAGCAAGTGCGCAGTCTTATGCGTCAAGCGGCCCAAAGGTACCTAGAACTAGCTGCTATACATCCTTCTGAGGCAGACACGAACTATGTCAAGTGGCTGTCTCAAGAGGAAAGAGTGAAGGGGTGGGTAGCTCGCTTTAGCTTTCAAAGGAAACACACATGACTTGGTACGCCTTTGCTGCAAAGAAGAAACCTATTGTCACTAGTCCAGATATTGTTCTCTTGTTCTTGCAAAAGAAAGCATCCTCGTGGGACCAGACAGGTCGTGCAGATGACAAGGTATACGTAGGATCTTTTGGAGAAGGGGGCGTACGGCGCATTCTTCAGAGCAAGAAAGAGATAGTGCTTTCTGGGGACGTTTTGGTGTTAGACCAAGCTATTGAAGTAGACGAGAATACAAGAGCCCTTGTAACTCCCTTCCCTAGCTTCTCGGCTCTGCGGGATTCTGTTCTCTGGGCCGAGCAAGAAGATTGCGACTCACCTTGCCTCAAAGAAGCTATCGATCTGTGGGCATATGCCTCACAGTACAAGATATCCTGCAACGACCTTATCTCGGCGTCTCTTGCTCTTGAGTCGATAGCCAAAGGACACTCCTCCATAAAATTCGTGGAGGTAGATGGAGTCACTCTATTCTTAGGTCCCTACGAAGATCTAAAAGATCTCTGGTATACTTTTGGGTTTTTGGGTGTTCTTGGGACAGTGTATGAGAAGTATGCTAACCCTGGCCATACTAACGTGAAAGATTCCTCCTCCTCCACTAAGGATACCTCTATGGAACAATCTCCCACTTCTGAAGAAAAGGTGTTTGAAGCAGTGAAGACCGACCCGATTCAGTTTGCACTCGAACACTCCTTTGGCATCTCTTTGCTGTTTGGTGGTGACCCTCTTGTAGTTTTGCGCACAAAGGAAGCCTCGACCAAGGATTACGACAGGATTTTGAGTCTTCCGTACAAGTTCTTTTGTGCGTTTGAGACCAGTCTCTATGTTCTTCCGTTTGTTCACGGTGGGACTATAGAGTACTCTTTCTTTGTTCACACAAGTGACATTAAGGAAGACCCAGAGTTCTTGACTACAGCGGAATCGTGGATCTCTGGGTTTCTAGAGGGAACGGAAAAGATCTGATTATGTCGTATGCTAGAAAAAGTGACGGAGACGTATACGTATACAGCGACGTACACGACAGAAAGGGAGAGATACGCTGCTGCGATTGTTCTCTTCTGTTTGCTTCTATGCCACAAGGTGGTCGGTGGGAAGGACCGCTTAGCTTCATTGCCGACGGGCCTCAGGAGATGTTGAATCATCTGAGAGAACATCAGGTGGTGGGGCATAGAGTTCCGCAGTATGCCTTCAAGCGTCTGAAGAAAGAGGCGGCTTCATTCAAGCCACCCAAGCATCCTGTACACGTCAGAACTAATCTTCTTCATACGGACAAAGGAGAGAACGTAGATTCGTTTGGGCCTTTCCCGCTGTGTGGGTGGATTTATGGGACCATAGGAAACTACCTAAAACTTCCTTCGGGATTTGCCCACCCCAGAGACACTCTGACGCAGGACCCTAAGCAGGTCACATGTAAGCAGTGTAAGAAGCGAATGAAGGCAGGTCTTACAGCCCTCTACGAACCTATGCCCACTAAGTCGCAAACCAAGAAGACATCAAAGAAGACATCACATGCAGCTTGAGTTCAAACCCTCCGCAGGAGACCTTGTGGAGTGCCTTCATGAGTTCAAGTGGGTTCCTGGACTTGTTCTACGCGTAACAGAACGTTCTGGAGGCTTTGGCATACTCAGCATGATTGACGATTCTCTCGTTGAAGTTGTACTCGATGAGGGGTGTGTATTCATGTTTCCTGCAACTTACGTTAGGTTTAGGAAAGAGGCTCGCCTTGTGATAGAAGAAGCGCAGCAGACGCTGAGCAGGCTAGAAGAGGCTCAGCGTCTTGCCTTTAGGGCCCTTGTGACATGGCGAAAGAAAGTACTTTGGGATGACGCTAAGTCCATCGTGGAGACGCACAAGGAACTAGTAAGACTTACTGACAAGTTCCTCATGGAAGAGGATTTGTTGGAACAGAGTATACAGAGGATCCAATCCCTTATCCGAAGCAAACCCAAGACAGAGGATCTTATTTCAACATGAGCACGAAGAAAGATCGTTCTGCTTGGCTGGCCCGTTCGGCTGAGGGACCTACTCTTCCGCACGGGCTGCTTGCTGTTTCTCCCTCCGAATCTGGAAACGATATGGACAGACACTTCGAATCAATGGATAAGTGGGTTGACACCATCTGCGTGGAGAGGGACGAGGCAGTTTCTGAAAAACAAAGAATCATCACTCTGTTGGAGTCTCTTAGGGACGAATTGATAGCTAAGTATCCTGAAGAAGGTCTTTTGACCGAAGAGCGTCGTCTGCTTAGGGATATTTCTGAACGAATTCACTCCATCGTTTGCTCTTCCAAATGACTCCGCCTCTACAAGAGTTTGTCGATTTGTTAGACGAAATGGAGGACTCCATGACTCTAACAGAATTCGAGCTGGAGCTGGGACTTTACTCAGAGACGAAAAATGACAGTAGAAGCGGAGTACTTTCGGAAGCACGCCACAGTTCTTGTTCTGCGCAAGACAAACCACAAGCTACCTAATCCATCGCAAGAGATTCGGATGGAAAAGAGGTCCTCAGATCTGTGGGCCATTTTCTATTACGGAGTCATGATCAACAGAGTGGGAAATTCCGAGTGGGACTATCTTCCGTCTTCTCGCGATGAAGACCATCTTAGCCTGTCTCGTTTTACTATCGAGGAAGCTAAGGAAATAGGAGACCTATGGCTTCTCGGTTCTCCTTCTTTTCTGGACGAGTGGACAGAGATGGTGAAAGAGTCCGTTCTTAAAGTTACAGGAGGAAAGCGTCTCGTCCTCCCCAAGACGGAAGATACTGTATAGGTTATGTACTGAGTAAGGAAATCATGTTGGTAACCATATTCACAGACGGTTCCTACAACCATCACAATGAAACAGGCGGATGGGCTGCCTATGTGGATACCGACAAGGGTCGTCTGGTACATTATGGTGCGTGTCCCGATTTTGTTTCCTGCTCCAACCATGCAGAGATCTTTGCTATCTACATGGGAATCTCTCTTGCTATCCGAGAGTGGGGAGAAGAGATTCACGCCTTTCGAATACGATCAGACTCGGAGTGCGCTCTTCGTCACGTAAAGAAGGGCCCTCTCCGGTCTAGAGTAAGAGATCGTGAGATGCTGAAGGTTAGGTCGTGGATTCACGACCTTTTTCGTAAGTGCGGAGCCCAGGTCATCACTGAGCATGTAAAGGGTCATCAGGACCCGTCCCTTAGTCATGACTTTGCTATGAACAACAAGGTGGACCGTATGGCCTCTCTTGGTAGAAAGGCAGTCAAAGGAGCTGGCTACCTCAAGGTCTCGGAGGCCATGGAGATAGGCCAAGAAGAATGAGTACCTGCTATGTGCAGTGTCATGGAAACGACTGGCTGAACGATACCTGTTACTCTGTAGCTAAGGGTCTATTTCTTAGAAAGCATGAAGTAATAGGGTTTCGTATTGACCAGTTAAAAGACCTTCCTCTTACCAAGAACACCGTAGTCTTTGGGGAGGCAAAAGCCGTTCGTGAGGCTCTTAAGTTGATAGGTGCTCGTCTTCCCTATCCTGAGAGTTATCCTAATCCGCTTCGACGTTACATGGATCGATCTCCCTCGGAGCCGTTTCTATCTGACATCCGAGCAGAACTGCACGCACCTGGGTTCCGACCTGTGTTTGTAAAGCCTAGTAGGGACCCTGGGTTGTTCGAGGGTCGAGTCATCTCCATGATGGACGATTTTCTTCCCCTGGCCCACTTGCCCCCTAAGACTCTGGTTTGGAGAATACCTGCGATATCTTTTGTTTCTGAGTTTCGAGTTTTTGTTCATCATGGAGATATCGTAGGAGTCAAGCATTATGCAGGAGACCCACTTGTGTTTCCTGACCCGCCGACAGTAAAAAGGGTGGTCACAGCCTCCAAGAGTCTTGGTTACGTTTCATACGGAATTGACATAGGCGTAGCCATTTTTCCGGAACGTCCAGAACTTGTGCGCACTCCCACCTTGGTAGTGAAATTCAACGACTCTCATTCTCTCGAATCTTACGGACTAGACCCTTACGTCTTCGCCTCTATGGTGGAAGACAGATGGAATCAAATGGTAGGCTTATGAACGAAGTTAGGACCTCCATGACTACAGCCAATGACTTGTTGCTCGATGACTTCCGCGGCAAAGCTGTGGTTGTATCCTCACGCTTTTCCACGGACAGGATAGAGCAAATCAGGGAAGACATCCGACATCACGCAATTCAGCAGGATGATGGAACCTACCTAGTTTTGGGGTTCGCTCTTGGACGAGTGGTGGACCAGTCTGTACATGGATTTTACTGGGTGGAGTTTGACTGGAGTCCCTCTCCGGTAATTGTCCGTAAGGACATTATACTCAGGTTTCTTCTTGATGATGAGCCAGAGCCCGATACCTGGGATAATTTGCCTAGGCTCATGTGATGCGATCCAGGGTAAACGACCACATTCTATTCTATTCTACCAAGGGTCCATACGGTTGTTTCTCTAACTTCTCCACTCACTCCATCCTGGTGAAGGGAAAGAGATACAAGACGTGTGAACACTTCTACCAGTCTTCTAAGTTCAACCCCACAGACCTTCTCTACGCCCATAAGATTGCCAGCGCTAAGACTCCTAAGGAGGCTGCCTTGCTGGGAAGGGATAAAAAGAGAAAGCTCTTACGTCCAGACTGGGAAGAAGTAAAGCTAGATGTGATGAGATCGGCTCTGCGGCATAAGGTAGAGCAACATGAAGACGTCAAGCATACTCTTCTTAGAACCGAATACAGGAAAATCATAGAAGACTCTCCTCACGATTCTTTTTGGGGCTGGGGACCTGATCAGAAAGGGGAGAACTGGCTTGGAAGATTGTGGATGGAGATCCGTGCCGAACTGAGGGGAGAAACAGAGGAGACCGAGGAAGAATTCCTTGACGCATTTTTCTCTGATAGAACTCCCAAGAGTCTCATTCCTCGTGTGTGGAATAAGAGGAGTGGGCACCCTCAACCGCCTAAAGGCATTCCCTCTGTCTACGTAGGACGTCCCTCCAAATGGGGAAATCCGTTCAAGCTAGACCGTGAAGAAGATAGAGAGGAAGTTCTGAGACAGTATGAGGAGTGGCTCCTCTCTCAGCCTCGTCTGGTGCGAGCAGTGAAACGAGAACTCAAGGGAAAGCACCTAATTTGTTGGTGTGCTCCGAAAATCTGCCATGCCGATGTACTTTTAAGAGTAGCGAACGAAGAGGACCACATGCAGTCTGACATGAAAAACGAAGACTGAAGGAGATCAGGTATGCCGTGCAGTTATTACCTTCCAGGCGAGAGAGAAGCCATTGATCGGGCCGAGGCAGAAGCCAAACTGAAGGAGTGCAAAGATCAGTTAGACAGGGCTACTGCTTTGCTGTGCGACATCTCCAACATACCCGAAGTTGCGTCTATAGTGAGAAGTAGACTTCCTGCTTTTTCTGGCTGGGAATCTGCCCATAGACGTATGGATGAGGAGAGATTGGCAGCAGAGGACGCCAAGAAGAGAAAGGAAGACCAGGCTAACCTGAAATTGGTGGAGCCGCTGGTGAAAAGGCAGCAGGCGCTCAAAAAGCTTAGCTCTGATGAGGCTAAGGCTCTTGGTGTACGAAAGCTGACACCGGAGGAATTGAAGCTAATCAAGAAGTACAAGCACCTTCTTCCCAAGAAGGTCTGATGTTATGTGGGGCCGAATCGTCAAGTTCGCCAGAGAATCTCTTCTTCCGTCCTTCTCTGGGTCTCTACTGTCCATCCCTGACAAAAGTGGAGTAGGCTACCTGGCTCGATTGGAGTGGTGGCGCAATGAAGTTCCTGAACTTGGGTTTGTTATTCGTGTACCTTCTACACACCGAGAGGCCATACTGGAGGCTTACTTCTTGTGGGTGGGGGCTCACCTGTGGGCAGCCAAGGTAAACCCTTCCGTACACAAGCTTCTTAGAAAGATGGTGGGAGTACCTGACTACGCCTTGGGCCTAGCTTCTACTCCGTTCGATGATTACGAGGCTTCCGTTCGTGTCTCCCGCATAGAGGGAGACCCCTTTGTGCTCTTATGGAAGTGGGGTCAGCCTGTCTATGAGAAACAGAGTGACGAGCTACCCCATCACTTTAGCTGGTCATTTTCTGACTGGTACACCAAGTACCAAGGAGAAGAGGAGCTTCATTACCGGGATGTGGTCATACACCTTCCAGAAGGTCCCTATTACTGGACGCAAACGACCTACTCTCATGTGTGGAAGACCCGTCTTGGTTTTGTTGGCAGAACGTTTGAGGTAGTTCTTGACGCCGAGCAGGGAGAAGAGATACCTGTTCCTAGTACAAGCAAGGACCCATTGCTGAGTGAGCCTTCTTTCATTCACACACACTCTGTGGATTTCGACACAGAGGAGGTGTACCCTGCAACGATCTATTCCTTGCTAGGAAAGGTTCTGTACATGAGGGGAGCAGCACCCGCGTATACCGGTGCAGGTAAATATTCCAAACCTATGAATCAAGCGTGACCACGATGATGAAAACTTACGAAGTATCTTCTGAGCCTTATGAAGAATGCGTGGAGTGGAGTGACGGCCATCCCCGATATGAAACAACCGCATTCTACGAGATCATAGAAGCAGAGAGTAGAAGTAAGGCGAGGTACAAGGCATTGAAGAAATTGGGTATATCTGACTTTAGAGATGCCCCTAAGCTTTCTGTTCGCTTGTACAAAGAAGACGCAAGTGAACACATAGAAGAAGAGCACGGCGAAGAAGATCTAGATGCTGCGCAACGCTTCTTTCGTCGGTGGAATGAACTGGAGGATTCCCGACCCAGAACAATACATAGTTTGTTGGAAGAAGAGGTGAGAAATCTTACCAATGAACTTGCGACGTATAAGCACAAGGCAAGTTACTACGAACACAAATATCTCTCTTTGTCTTCGAGGCTGACAAAATTGATTCCTTATCGTATGGTAAGAGAAATGCTTGGGCTGGCATGAGACAAGCATCTTGTGTTGTGGTTGTAGACAAGAATAGTGGATATGTCTTGTCCATATCTAGAAAAGACAACGCGAATGATCTTGGTCTTCCCGGAGGAAAGCTAGACGAAGGGGAGACTCCTGAACACGCGTGCGTTCGAGAAGTTGAAGAAGAAACTGGACTTTTAGTAAAAGACCTCGTCCTGCTATACCAAGGGGTGTGCCTTTCTCCTCAGGGCGAGCCTTTTTGGACCTACTGCTTTTTGGCTCTTCGTCATTCAAACGAATTAGTACAGAAGGAGGGGGAAGGAATCATTCAGTGGGTTCCTTGGACACGTCTTCTTCATACATCTATGACGTTCGCAGAGTACAACTCACAGGTTTACTCTCAATACCGCAAGTACAAAGAAGAGCAAATTCAATCATATTGGACCCAAGCTTCTATTGAGTGGAGGCAGGCGAAAGAGATGGCCTCCTACGGGAAGCGTGGCATGTCGAGGATGCACGATAACATCGCACGCACCCTACGAGAACTTTTGAACGCATGGAGATACTAAGCAGGGGAAATTCCTGACGCCTTACTCTTATCTAGAGTGGTGAAACGTTTCGCTCCAGACCTTGACGACTTGCCTACTCTGGAGATTCCCGATCTCAGAAGAAAAGCTCAATCTTTACTACACCTTCTTGTCTCTGCTGACATTACCCCAGAAGAGTACGTAGAGAAGTTGGACATCATTCAGGGTGTGCTCAAAGAGGTGTATCAAGAAGCGGTGACTTTGGCCTCAATACAGCATGAGTGGAAATATTCTGGCATAAAAGAAAAGATGGAACGAGCCACTCAACGTCCTCCGCCAGATCCTGCTCCCGATGAAACAATTACGGTACAGGACTTAGATATAGACTGGAGTGACTTTGACGACATAAAGGATTAGTTATGGCAGAGCCAGATAACAAGATTATCCCCCTTCTAGAGTTCATGGTTAAAAGGGGCATGATAGACGCACAGGACGGCGCTGCCCTCGTGTTCTGGGCGATGAAGGGAAAATCACCCTCACCAGAGTCCATTTTGAAATACGTTGACAACGGAACACTTGAGTTTGTGGAGACAAAGGGTCCTCAAGATTTTTCTTGGTTGGCTGAGCTGCTGACAAGCGGAGACCTAGAGCTGGCTACTCTAGCGAAAGACCAAGATCAATTGCTTTCCATGGTGAACGTGAAGCTGCTTGCTAAGATATTCTTGGAGGCAGAATCCGACATCGATCCCAGCGCCTCATTCCCCGAAAACCAAAGGGACCACATTGAGTCGCTAAAGTCGATGTCCCAAGAAGAATTGGCGCTTCGTGCCTTGGATGAGATTTATGATCCTGACGTTCTTCTGTCCACAGTAAATTTGTCTCAGGTGTACAAGGTAGGTCTTTCTCGAAATATATTCACCGCGCCCTTGTCTTTTGCTGGTAAGACCTGGATTGCGGTGAGAAAGTCGTAGGTTATGGGCCACAAGCTTGACTGGTGGAAAGGTCTTTTGACAATGTTCAAGAAGAACGAATCTTCCCCTCTCACTGAGGAGGAACAGTTTTCTAAGTACGTTGAAGAAACAGAGCACCAGATCAAAGTCCTCCGATCTACGGCTGACGTTCGTTGGGCAAGGGGAGACAAGAAAGGATCTGCCGAGCTTCATGACAAGGCAAGAGAACTGGGAAGGGAACTATTGAACGCTGTTCGCTCTCGCATTAAGGGACAGAATAATGAAATCTAAGATAAAGCTGCGCCACGTAAAGAACCCTCCGTCTTTTAACACGGAGGGTTCTTTGTCAGGTGCCGTGGCCTCTTTGGTGAGGTTCTTCAGTACTTCACTCGTCCGTGTGTCCTTGTCTAAGGAAAGTACACCAGAAGACCCTGTACATGTTGGAGAAAAGTCTGAAAAATAGCTACTTGGAAGCACTTCTTTTTCTTTCTCTGTACCTCTTGTTTCTTTCTCTTGACTTCTCTCTTTCCCTTTCTCTCTGCCCCTCGCTCATTTTATTTCTCCAATTTCTCTTGTATGTAGAGTCCCTCTCAATTTCATCCTTAGTTCTAGACATTCTCCTACTTCGTGCGTCCTCGTTTACACATGTCTTACACAACTTGCCCGCAGTTTTTTCATGTCCCCTGTAACAGGTAGAAAATAATATATCTTTGTCCTCCACCTTATGAGGAACAATCCCTGCACTGGCTTCTGCGTACACTGAGGCTCTTTCCAGCCAAGCCTTGTCGTCTATCCCTGCAAGCAGAGTATTACATCTTCTACATAATAGTCCACGAATAACGCCATCATCATGTCTGTGGTCTATCATAGTAGGCTCTCTGTCACACAACGCACACGTTCCTTTTTGTTTTTGTAGAAGATCCTCCCACTGCTTTACGCCTATCCCATAAGTAACAGCACGCGCCCTCCATCCTGAAGTCGGTACACATTCACAACACCATTTATGGTTTGCCGCTCTAGGAGAAAATTCTGTATCGCACAAATGGCACACCCTTTTTTCGTGGAAGTTGTGCTTTCCGCCACTCATCAGTACCCTCCAACTCCATTGGGGTCCCACTGAATCGGTAGAGGTTTTCCATCGCGACGCGTCTCCTGCGGGCGAGTCTTCAGACCAAGAACCGGAACCGCGTAATCAATGACTACGGCCTTCCACAGGGCCTCTCCTGGGTCGGACGGCTTGTCTCCATTTGTTTGCCTGTGTGCGTACGCCCATTCAATTGGCGCACCCATGGCCCTAGCTTCCTCCACCACTCTTTTTGTCAGGTCTCGGTAGCATTTAATAGCTACCTCTGTCAATGGGGTGGGTTCCTGTCTTTTCCAGGTAGTACGAATATCTTCACGTACCGGCGTTGTTGGGTCATCTAGTATGCCACTAAAGTGACCCTCAAATTCCAGTCCTAGTGTGTCTTCGTTGAACTCATTTCCGTGATACACATACCAGGATAGTGGACAAGGTAGAACAGCCGTTCCATCCAGGAACCCTACTCCATGACACGGAATACTGAGGGCTCGCCTGTACTTAGAGTCAGGATCCTTCTTGTTAGGAGTTCCGAATACACAGGCTGTCTGATGGAAGCATATGCCTGTAATCAGGCTCATGTCTCTCTCAAACACCTTTCGGTTCTTTCCCTTTTTGCACAAGTTATAGGTTACTTTTTTTCCTCCTCGTTGTACTACCTTCGGAGGAATGGGGTTTTTCTGCTGATTTCTCAGGTCGATGAATCTGGTCATGACCTTCATATAAGGAGTATATCATGAGCGTTGAAAAGGCATTTTTAGTGGAGGAAGAGCCGGTGGACCTAGGCAGGGATTCCGGTAGAGATCCTCGTCCCAATAAAATGCTTGTGGCCAGTGTTGACGGAGATTTTAAAGTTCTTTACCTGCAAGGAAATGGACTAGCTGTAGCTGAGGAACTTGGAGGTATTCATAACTATATGGGTTCTCTTCCTCCTCCGGATGGGCTTCTCGTGTGGGAAGGAGAGTGGTCGTGGGAGGAAGACCCTGAAGAGAGCCTGCTGACAGGAACTTGGCGCCCAGTTACAAAAGAGGAGTGGGTGTCCTACCTGAAGGGAGAATATGTTTGGGATGTGTGGGAAAAAGAGGAGCACGTAAAGCTAGGTTCTGAAAATCTTGACAAAGTAGCAAGCGAAGCAACCTTCTTAGATGACCACCAAGAAGACAACTCTTCTGACTCAAGTTTGTACTTGTATGCGGTGACTGTCATTGTTCCTGGAAGTTCCCTGTTGGAATGTGTGTGCACATCCTTTGAACGCGCAAAGGAAATAATCACCACCAACGAAGGGGACCTGCAAGAACGCTGGGCCAGTTTTGCCATTATAGAAAAATTTCCTGCCAATTCTCTTTACTCTTTTCCATTTCAATTTTGGTACGTTTGGGTGGAAAATGATTGGAAGAGCCAAAACGTGAAGCCTACCAAGTATGGGGATTTCAAGCCCATAAAGACTCCTGAGGAATTCCGGAGTGACATTGTGTCGTCCATCTTTTGACCTGAGCATACGATGAAAGAACAAAAAGACCCTAAGGTTCCGGTGACCATTCCTGCCGGAAAACCTCTTCAACCAGGTTTGGGCGGGCTGATTTATGCCTTTCAGATGTTGGCAGAGGCTGGCTATTCAAAGGAAGAGCAGCTCACTATCGTAGAGGACATCTGTAGCGGCAAAGAGGTTACGCTGATGGTTCCTGAACATATGGTTGGATGAACCCTGGCCATAGTAATAGACTTGCTGTCGTGAGACGGCCCTTACCTTCCTTTGACTTGTAAGCCAAGGAAAGAAGAAAATGAAGGAAGACGCAGTACAAAATCCTTTACGTGATTTTGTGGACAAAATCACTCGCAGGGATTCAGATACGGTGGAGAAGGTTCTTCTACACATCTTGGACACCTCTCGACGAAGGTGGAACGAAAAAGCCTCTGACCTTCTTCATCAAATCAGGGATGCTAGGGGGATGGACCCTGAGACCCTGGAGTCGTTAAAGAAGGAGTACAGGGACGCGTTCAACCACGTTCATCGCCTCTCTCAAATGCGCTATGGAGTGACCCGGCGCAAAATCCGTTCTTGAAGCAACAACTATCCAATAGGTACTGACAATGGGAAGAGAAATCAAGCGAGTTGCCCTGGACTTCGACTGGCCTTTGGACACCCGTTGGCGCGGGTTTCTTCCTCCGGATGATGGCACAGAAGAGTGCCCAGACTGTCGTGTTGGCTATGGGTATTCTGTGGGATACAATCGTCTAGGGCGCATACTTTATTCATTGGCACACTACGATGTCAACCCCGCCCTGTTTCCCAATACTGAGGCTCTCACTGACTTCGACAAGTTGTTTCTGCAAAAGCTGGCCGAAAAGAAGTGCCCGGAGAAGCTTAAGAAGGGCAACAACGTCCCCTTTCAGATTGGTGGCATCAGCACTGTCATTGACAGTCGCCTAGTTATGTATCATCTCATGCACTTCATTGCTGAGAGCCTGGGTCTTCCTGAAGACTCGTTCCTTTGCGAAACCTGTAAGGGAGAGGGACGAGTCGTAGTTGACGAATACCTTAACCGTCTCCGTAAAGAGTGGAAGCGGGAAGAGCCTCCTGCAGGGGAGGGATGGCAGGTTTGGGAAACTGTTTCGGAAGGAAGCCCCATTACTCCCGTTTTCGCTACAGCGGAAGAATTGGTGGACCATCTGTGCACCGTAGGAACAGTGTGGGACCAAAAGACAATGAGGGAATCTTGGGGGCGGCGAGACCATCGTCTTCCGTCCAGAGAAGCAGCAGAGGCCTTCGTCATGGACGGGTGGGCACCTTCTATGGTCATTGTAGACGGCAAGTCTTACACTGGTATCGAATCCGCATCTATCCTCTCTACTGAGAAATGATGGACGGAACTCCTTACTACAAACTAGAGCATGGGACTTACTACTTTGTAAGGCCCACTCAACGTACTATGGTGTGTCCTAACGGAGAGCAACTTCTTTACGCCTGCGACCAAGTTGCCATGATGTTCGACTCTGAAACAGGGACTCTATACAAGCATGGAGACCCTGTCAGAGTAAATGAGCAAGCAAGGCACATCTTGACAAGCTCTTTTGGCGAATCGGTTCGGACAGTGGTCTTTCCACTAGAGTATCCAACAGAAGAGATCAATAAGTGTTTGTCTCATAGCGGGTACATTAAGCTTCTAGCAGCTAACCTAGGACTGTTATGACTGACACCTCTAAAGTTAAGGCTCTCATCACCGTCAATGCGTATGAGGACCAAGGTGTTTGGATACTTTACGTAGAGTCCGACCGAACATTTCATTCATGGGCTGACACGCAAGAAGAGATCTCCACAATAGCCCAAGAACTCGCAGAACTTTACCACGAAGAAAACTCTTTGCTTGGATGGCCCGAGGCAGTTGTGGTCCGTCTCTCCAAGAAACCCGAGGAATTATGAGTCACTTTTCTGTTTCTGTAGTCACGGTATCGGATGATCAAGCGGAGGTAGCAAGGGCACTTCAACCTTTTCATGAGTACGAGTGCACCGGCGTAAAAGATGAGTTTGTTGTCGAAGTCGACGTGACTTTTAAAAAGCAATCAGAATACCAGTCGGCTCCTAGTTACCTTGTGGATGGACCGGGTGGAAGGCTGCTCAAGAGGTATGACAACTTCTTCTACCGGACTCCCACTCCAGAAGAATCCAAAAAAATCGGACCCTATGCAGGTACAGGTGGCGGATATGGAATGTCCTGGGCCTCTCGCGATTGGAACGACGGAAAGGGATACTCCACTCGTATTCACGAGATTCCTGAGGGATGGACAGAAAGGCTAGATTTTGCCAAGAAATACATGTCCTTCACTGAGTGGGTAGAAGAGCGAAAGGACTCTTGGTCCTGCCAAATTACCTACAAGGAAGATGGCACCGTAGACAAGATCGTTGACCTTACGAATCCCAATGCCAAGTGGGATTGGTATTCTATCGGAGGCCGCTGGAACAATCTATTTGGCGGCAAAAACACCTGTACAGTGGCCGAGCTTCTGGACCTGAGCGTTAGTACCTTTGCCGTCCTACTTCCTGGCGGGGCGTGGGTCTCTCGGGGAGACATGGGG